ATTGGATAAAATTTATGAATATAATAATAATGATATTCACCATCTGAATCTGAATTTTCTTTATTAAATTTTCTGTTGAATCCATTTTCTACTAACATTGAAAGGTCATCATAGTTTAATTCATTTAGTTCGATTGATGTTTTGTTAGGGATATTGTTATCATCTGGCAATACATTGTCCTCCTTTCCTGTTTCTAATGTTGGATTATTTATATCAAGATCATCTTGTTTAGAATTGATCTCGAAAACTATTGAATTTTTATCAGACGGTTCTGTTAAATATAAAATTGCTAATCCTGTAAAATCAAATTTAATTGGACATCGCCCATTCATCATGCTTCCGTCTTCATTTACAGACCCATTTAAATAACCGATTTTCTTTTCTTTCCCTTTGCCATTTATCTCAATTGAACCATAAACCTTATTACTAGAAACTTCTTCTTTTAACCACTTTACGAATAATGGATATCTTTGACTATATAAAAACCCCTCTGTCATAAAAAGTTTTTTTGTTATTCCATCAATCTCAACATCTTCTATAAAACAATTTTGAACAGATCCTACAGAAACGCCATCGAATTCTGCATAACCATCTTCACTAAACGACATAGTTCCATGATCACTAGGAATTTGATTTTCTTCGTCAAGCCAAGATACGACATATGGCATTCCAATAGCAGACTTTAAATTATCATTTATATATTCCTCAAGCCATGAAATTCCATTGGAATTGTAACGTGAATTATCTGGAACAATTTCTAAAGCTGACATTTTTATTTTTACTCTTCCTGCAACATCTTCTTCTGACATTTCACAAATTTCTATATACGTATTATTGGGAATTATTGTTGACTCATTCACAAAACATATCACCTCCTTTCATTACAAAATTATTTATTTATTTAGTTGATGGTTTTACTTGATTGTTGCTATTTGTATTGCGAGTTACTTTTCCTCCGACACTTAAATCTTTCTCTTTTTTCAAAGGTGCTCCACCTTTAATATCACTAGAACTCATTGTGTTTGCAGATTGATGAACAGGATATTTTTCTTCGTATCCCAATTCAATCTCTTCATCTAAACAGCTAAAGTAGTCCTCTACATCGAGTCCTGCACAAGCTACTAAATATCTTCTACTTCCTCCAATTAGTGTATATAAAGATTGTGCTTTTTCAAACATATCATCTTTATTTAACCAAGAAATTGGCAAATACTTAATGTCAATATAATCTTGTGGTTTAATGCCCAATAATTCATTAATAACTCTAGTATACTCTCTAGCTATCTCATTAACACACTGAAATACTTGAGAAGATACTAAATCTAAATTTACAGCTAAATTAGCATAAGAACTTCCACCACTTGATTCGGCATTTAAAGCAGAACTAGCAAAACCTAAACTTGTAGATATTTTCTTCATATTTTCATCACTTAAAGTATTTTCAACTAAAGAAGAATCTTTACTTAACCTATCTATTTTTGTCCCAGGAGCTAAACTAAGCGTTGAAATTTTAGCAGAATCTCCACTTGTGTTAATTTTTACAGCACCTTTAAAAGCCTCAATAACTTCTTTTTGCTGAGTTGAGTTAAGACTGCAAGACCCCGCTTTTTCCCCTTCTGGTAAGATCATAAAATATATACTGCTTGCTAATTCACTGACTAGTTGATATTGACTATCATTATAATCACTACTTGATTTCATATCAGTAAATGCAGAAAGTCCTAAAGGTCTTCCATACGGTTCATCTTCTTTTGATTTAAATTTTAATGCAATAGTTTTTCTATAATCTAATATAAACCATCTTTTACTAGCGTCTTTTTTATAATCCATATATGCTTTCATAAATTCTTTTGGAAAATTTTTGATTTCATTTACTAGTCCACCATATTTGAATTGGTCAAAATACATCATATCAAAAGCAGCAATAGATATATTATTTTGGAATCCTATTATTTTACAATAATCTAAATCTAATGGTTGAATCATAAAGTTATCATCTAATGATAATCCTTCAATTCTATCTATTGATTCCACTGTCATTGATCCAGTATCGAGATTTTTATTATTTGCAGAAGTTTCTCTTAATGTACCTATATATGTACCATAAATATATTCATTTCTTAATATATCTCTAGTTGTTCGATCATGATTTAATAATTTTAATATTAAATTAAACTTTTTCTTTTTCTCTTTTAACTCAGGTGTTTTGTTTCTCATAGTTGTTATATGAGATAAAATTGGTATCGCAATCATATAATCACATATGTTACTATAAATGCCCTGCAAACCATAAGCTTGTTCCGATATAGTTCTTAATATTTCATTATATATCATAGGATATTTTACATATTGTTTTAAATCGCTCATGGGGATATTGTCAGTATCTAATCTTCCTGTTGATATGGAATAGGAATTGTAAGATAATGAGTTTGTTTCAACTTCATTTGAGAATTGAGTAGAAGTAGGAGAGTCTGATTGGGAAATTTCTGATGAGATTGGTTGAGTTTTTTTTGTCAAATTGGATATGCCTCCTTTCTTTAGGTAGTTATGTTATTATGAATATGAGAATACAAAATCGTGGTCTGAGTCATCTGTGTTAATTATATCCCCTCTTCTTTTTTCATATAAATAATGAGCTAAAAGTAATAATGTATAAAACTTATCATCATACATAATTCTTTCTTTGTCTTTTGGTAGTATATATCTTACGCTTGTTTTTTCAGCATTAGATACTCTATGAATATTAATTGTTTCAGTTTTCATAATGTCAATATTAATTAGTGATAATTCTTCCTCAAATGAAAGATTATAATTCTTTAAATTTCTTTCACTTCCATCATCAGAAGCTAATGTTACAAATCCTTTACCAGAATACTCATATGGAAATTTAATTAAATCTAATTGCAATAACTCCTGTAATTCTTCACACATTTTATTTCTATATTTATTAGGAGATATTAATGCTAACTTATCCCATGCATTAGGATAATTATAAATTTCAGTTTCATAAATATCAGAAACTTTATCAATAAATCCTTTATGTTTTATACCTTTATCATCAAACCAATCATCTAATAAATTATCTGCATAAGCTGAAACTCCTGCTCCTCCTGCTCCAGCGTCGATCAAAAATGCTTCAATATTTTCATAATCAGGATTATTATTACCATTATAGTCTAATATTGTTTGCTTTAAGAATTTTATTTGGTCTGGGGTTTTCATTTTAATCTTTCTTTTACTAGCTAAGTCAATCATATTTGTACAATTTATAATTTTTCCATAGTAACCAATATTATCATCTTTTAAGATTTGCATCACAGAAACAATACTTCCATCTCCTGCTCTTGCAGGGTCAAAAGCAATCGCAAATTTTTCTTTTCCAGTTTCATTTGAAAATTTAGGTAAAGAGAATGTGCTATTTCTTGTTATCATAGCACGTTTATATATTTGTGTTTCTCCACCATCCGAATCGAATTTGTTATAATATTCTCTTAATGCTTTATCTCTATTTGATGTCATAGCGGTTTCTACTTTAGATTTTTGTAAAAGCGGAGGATGCTCTATCCCATCCATCATTGGATTAATAGGAATATTGCAAGGAATATCACAACAAAAATAATCTCTATTTCCCATCATCATTTTCATTGCAAAATCTTTGTATTTTCTAAAGAATGTGGTATCAACTGAGGATGCAGAAGAAGCGTAAATTAATTGTGTAGGAACATTTCTTCTTGATGCTTTAACATCGAAATCTTTTTGAACTGATGTGGCAAAATCACTATCTTGTGTTGCAAATGCTGCCATAGCTTCCAATAATTCTTCACCGGAATACCCCGCTTCATCAAAAAATACAAGTGATGCGCGCTTGCTCCTGTTATTGTCAGGATTTCCATTAAGTGTAAATATTTCACTGTTATTATATGTTGATACATGAAACGATACAGGATTATGTGAAAACCCAGTCTTACAAGATGGACTTTGTACGATCTCATTTCTAAATATATCTTTTAATGATTTAATTGAATTAATTCTATCTAAAGCAATGTCTTCAATCTTGGTAAAACATTCTTGTGCTTGACTTCCGACATTACTTACTATATAAATATCTTGATCTTCGTATAGAATTGATTTTAAACCCATTAATACTGCTGCTTCAAAACTTTTTCCTGCGTTTCGACTTTCACACCACAGTACGTAAGGAGTATTCCAACTCATTTGAAGAACCCATTTTTGAAAATCCAATAATCTTATACTAACCGAACAAATCTTCAGCCGCGATAATTGGATTACGTCTCCAAAACTTTATAATCTTAGAGTTTGCATCATACATTTCGATTTTTCTTGTTGTTAGTAATTTCTTATCACGGTTAAGATTTGCCATTTAAAATATTCACCACCTTAATCATCTTCTGATTTTATTTTAATTCTTAATTTTCTATTTTCTTCCAATGAATCGTCAAGTTCATTTTGTAAACTTTGAATCAATGTTCTTTGTTCTTTAACTATATTATCTAAATCATTTTCATCAAATCTAAGTTGTTCTAATATACTACTATTTGAAATATCAGCAGCATGTTTCATTCCTATACCCTTTAATTGATCATAATAATCAACTTCTGCATCTTCAAATCCAATTTCTCTATAATTTTTCATCATATAAGTCAAAGTAGATTTTCCAGCTTTTTTATCTCCTCTATTTTTTACAGATATTGAATTTTCTTTTGCAATTTTATCTGTACTTCCTACTATTTGACTTTTAGTGGAAGACAAAGATTTTATTTCTCCTTGATTGGATATTAATGTTTTAGTATCGTTACTTAAAGTGGCAATTACTAAATCTATTTTTCTTATTTGATTATTATTATTAACCAATTGTAAAATTTGAGATAACTTAAACGCATCATCCAATAAATCCTCATCCAGATAAGTAATTAATTCATTATATAAAAACTTTTGATCAAAATTTGAATATCCAGCAAATGGGTCATATCCAATAAGTCTAATTACATCGTCTTTTACTTGTAAATCTTTTTCAGTTAATTGTATATTAAAATCCAAATCTTTTGCTTCAATCTCAAATGAATTAGTTATAAGGTCTTTCCCGGTTTCTTTGTCAAACAAGAATTTTGGGTCAAAACCAGCTAGTGCGTTATTAAAATTACCTAATGAATTAAGTTTTGTCATATAAATTTTTAATGGATGCGCAGTTGGTTTATTAGTGCATTGCTTCATTGCACCATCAAAATCACCCTCATTAAATGGAATATCAAACTTCATACAAGTTATAAGAATTGATTTCTTAATATCTTTTAAAATATTGTAATAAGTGTCATACGTATTACATATACATTCCTTACAGAATACCATTCTCGATTCATTAGGATGATCAATATTTATCCCTAGATATAGAGGAGATAAACTTTTATAAAAATTTGATCTTACTTTTGGTTCGTCTGTACACATTGGACATTTTATTTTACTTTCTTCATCTTTTGATTTTACTATTGGTTGTTTTACTGTTTTCCCAACTCTAGGCAATTAACTCCTTCTCCTTTTAAAGAAGAAGTTAATATTAATTAACTAACTTCTTCTAAAATACTTTTAAATTCTCCTAATTCATATCTTAATTTAAACTCATAAAAATCTTCAATACTAGCATTCTTAGAATATAACTGATGAAAAAGTATATGTATATTATTGGAAATACATATCCCGATTGGGTATTTATTATGTAACTCAATAACTTTATCTCTTATCTTAATAAATTCATCACCATTATACTTTTGTTTTATTTCATAACTCAATATATCTAACGCTTCAGTTATTATTTCATTGAAAGCTTTAAGATGATGAATATCATATTGTTTATTTCCTGTAAAAATACATTCATTATTGCCATTTAATTTACTTTGTTTTCTCCATGAATTTATACTACTCCTTAATCTTCTGTTTAGATTCTTTAAACTTTCTTCCGCTCTACATAGTTCACATGGTTGTTTAGTATTCATTAGACTATGATATGTAACTTTTTGAATTGTACCTAAATGATTAGGACATTCAAATTCTATATGAGTATGAACTCCTCCATATAACTGATTTTCACAAACTTTCAACCCTCTATTTTTAAAGTAATCAAAAATGAAAGATTTTTCATGCCTTAATTGACTTGCTGTAAACTCATACGCACAATAATTACATTTATGGTCTGAATCTAATAATTTAACATAACTTCTATGCTGAACACCTTTATCTAAATGTTCTGGGCAAATAAAAGGTAACATTTGAATATTTTTTCTATATTCTTCTGGTTCAAATTTAGGTATCAACCCCTTATCTACAAATGCTTTATATACTTCGTTCCCATCATTTCTCGTTGATTCTGCGGATAATTCATATTTTCCATAAAAACAACATCCTTTATTATTAAGAAACGTTTCTGCATTTGTTTCCTGTATATCATATTCTAAATGAGCTAAACATATAAATTTTATTCTACTTTTTTTATTTTCATATTCATATCTTTTTGTAATTAATATTAAGTTTTTATTTATAGCTTGATTTATCATTAATTGAAATGGTTTTTGCTGTCTTTCCCGTGATGCGATTTTGTACTCATCTAATTTTTGAATATTATCAACGCCATATGTATTCATCATAATATCTTTAGTTTTATATGCTCCACATTTTTTATTTGTACAGCAATTACCTAATCCATTTTCTTCATCTTCAGTATATTGTCTATACGGTTTTTCATGTATTCCTTTGCACCCATCTTTTTTATAATCGCAATCTACTAATACTTTTGCGGTTGATCCTGGAGGCAAATCTTCTACTCTACATTCAAAATAATCACCTTGTTTAATTTTAGAATAACCTTTTTCTAAATACCATTTTGTTGTGAATCCATTCCATCTAACCATTACTGTTTTACTAGTCATCATTTTTATCACTTCCTATTTTCTCTCCCACTAAAATATTAATAGGGAAGGAGTGTGTAGGAGAACACCATCTCAGGCTCATGACTTCCTGATTACCTTCCCATATGAACAAATTATGCTCACATAAAAACCTCACAAATTAATGTGAGGCATAATCTAAACACAATTAAATTACAACAAACCAGTCCCTTAAAATTTCAAATTCGAAGGATAATTTAATCCTCCAAAAACTCTCTCATTTCTTCCTTACATTCCTCATAACCCTCTTCGTATCCTTCATAATTTCCCTTATCATAAATATCTCCAAGCAATTCAAATACATGTTTAGGACATAATTCATTCTCAAACATAAACTTAACTGCTTCTGCAAGATAAATCATTTTACGATTTTCCTGACAATCTGGACAGGTGCAATCTTCATCATGTTCTTCTTCTGGATAAGCAATTACTCCTTCTTCATTGTCATGAACTTCATTTTCTAATTCCATTGCATATGTTTCTACGTCTACTTCCTGTCCATCAATCATTAGAATTTGAATCCACTTTTGTTCATCTTTATCCCATGCTGATTCTGTATTAAATACTCTCATTAATAATTTCCTGCCTTTATTATTTTATCTTAATTATTGTTTGTGTTTAATGTAAATAATTAAACAATTTCATCAATAAATCCATATGTATCCCTAGCTACTTCTGCTAAACAATATGTTTCATTCCTTCTGATTTTCTTTAATTCTTCAGGAGTAATTTTAGTTCTCCTAATAATTAAATCATCAAAAATCTTACCAACATCATCTTTATAGAAAGCGATTATGTCTTCTGCTTCCGCGAAATTTGTATTTCCTAAAGAAATTGAGCCTTTATGAAGTAATAGAATTGAGTTAATACTTCCTACCCTATGTTTACAACTCATTAATACATATAAACCTGCACTTGCAGCAACAGATAAAACTCTTCCATGAATAGGAATACGAGATTTCTCAATGACATCTACAAGAAATGCACATACATCAGCAGAACCACCATATGAAGAAATCCATATCGTAATAGGTTTTAATTTTTCTATTGGTATATCAATCTCTAATTCATTTTGCAAAAGAATTGGCGTAGCTATCATATCGATACAATTTTCGTCTATTTCTGCATTTAGGTAAAGAACTCGTTTTTCTTCCCATAATTTCTTGTATATTTCTTCGTAAATTGAACCTGTTTTAAATCCTGATAATATATTCATAAATTTATCCTCACAATATATTTTATTTTTTATTTATTTAAGTTTACAGTCATAAACACAAATTACTCTATCATCACCAATAATACTAACTGTCTGACTTGGCTCTCCTATTACTCTGATCCCAGTACAATACGAATCGTTAACACAAAAGCTTCCAGACATAATTGTTTTTACTTTCTGAATTGTATCAACGCTAAAGTGATGGGAATGACCAAAATACACTAACTTTGGTATTTCTCCAATCATTAGTGTTAATTTTTCTACTATCCTACTAGGCGTATCTTTATCTCCATGCGTAAAGAAACAAGTATTATCCTTAACTTTACCAATAGCAATTGTATTATCTAAAATAGAATCATGAAACATAATATTTTTATGATTAGACATTCTTGCTTTTAAATACCAAATAATAAAATTCTCATATCTTTCGCTATCAAGAGATTCTTTCTTGTCCTGAAAATTTCTCGCATGATTTCCAGTTACAAAGTAAATATTAATATTCTCAAAGTGCTGACTTAATTTATCTAAAAATTTAACCATATATTCAGAGAAATTTTGCACTTGACTTACAACATTTTCTTGATTAGAATATCTTATAATGTTCATATGTACTCCTGATATCAAATCGCCTAAAAACGCTATATGACAAGTATTTATCTTATGTATCTTTTTAATCTCTAATATTTGCATTGTATAATTTGCCAATCTCTCAAGAAAAACATCTGTGTTGTATTTTTCAAACTCATTATCGATAGTTAAAGCATAATGTGAATCAGAAATTGGAATTATCATTTCATTATCTTCACCATATTTATGTTCTGGAACAATAAATTCAAAATTATTAAACTGTCCATTTTTAATAGATGATTCTAATAATTCTTTTAAACCTTCACTTCTAGCAGATTGTCTTATTAAGGTATTTAATTTACTTCTTTGGTCGCCAAGGCGTATTCTTTCCTTCTTTAACTCTATTTCTTTTAAATCCAAATCATTAAGTTTCTTATCCATAATCTCATCTTTAACATTTTCCATAATAGAATTTAACTTCTTTAATGTCCCATCTCTATCTTGTCTCTTTTTGATAAACTGCCTAAAATGTTCTCCAGACTTAAAATAACTTCCATTATGCTTGTTTAAATCATTCCATGAAGGTGTTTTAGTATTAAGTATTACTTTATATTTATCTCTATTATTTTTGAAGTCTACGCCTATAATGTAAAGTTCATTTTTATCTTTAGACATTAATAACCTCAATCTTTATTTATTTTCAATTTTAACAACCACAAATCGACCATGTGATTTTATATTACCGTAAAATGTCCACAATCTTGACAATATAATATTGTTTTTCCACCATAAAATTTTAAATAGAACCTATTTTTACCACAAGTAAGACTTGGGCAAGTTGTATCTGCATTTTCTATGTCATAAGTTAATTCATAATTCATACATTTTTAATCCTCCTTATAGAGAATACAGTGGTAATATCATACATACAAAATCAAATGAGAAGCCCTACAAGCGAGTTGTAAGCTTCTCTAAACAAATACACAAACATAGTGTAGGACTCAAAAAATAGCACGCTATGAAGATAATTAAATCTCGATTGCGTTATGAACAAAACTCATCCTACTCAGTTTTTCTAAGTGATATGAAATTATAATTAAATTGTATTATAAACACAGTTTTTATTTAGGTTGTACTGTGCAAAACCTATTTAGTATTTTTGTAACACTCATTTTGGGTGGATGAACAACCACTAGCGTATGCAATATGTAAATTTGACTCCCTATTTGTATAAAGTAAAATAAAAATTAGTATGATTATCGGATGGGCGGTGTATCCATCATCTCAGGTACTCTTTCGAGTGCGTCGGGAACCATTTCCGATCCTCGATAATCAACATAATCACTATATTCACTTCTTATAACCAAAATATTGATCTCTTAATTCTTCCACTATGTAGTCTTCTAGTAAGTTTAGAATTTTGGATTTCATGCATTGTAGAAACATATAAATAATTTTCATCGGAATTTAACTTAATTCCAATTAAGATATTTTTATTTAGTATTTTGATTAATTCTATGGTATCTCCATCTTCGTTTGGATTTATCCCAACATAATCAGGATTTTTTATAATATCAGAAATACTATCTATATGCTTTAAACAATTAAAGTGTTTCCTATTTATTAAATGGGCAGGAAACCCTTTTGAACGATAAATTTTCTGTAATGGCATGTTTGAACCAATTACATCATTTAATTCTTGATAAAAATCCCCAACTTCAATAAACTTTTCTTCATCCATTTAATCTCCTCCAATCTATCAAATTGACAGAAAAGAGGTAAGCTTGGATTTAGAAATGATTACATATATTATATAATCATTTCTTGTAATCTGAGTATTAGAAATTATATAACTATTTTAAATCTCATAAAAACTCAAATATTATGTTTTGTTTTACATGCATTACCTCAAATTTAAAACTTTATTAAGTTTTGAAACTTATATTTATCATAATCTAATATATGAAAATAAATTATTGTTTATTAGTATTTACTCATCATCTTCAGTTTCTCCGTCTTCCATTACATCTTCAACTTCCTCTTCTGTAAAAGAAAATTTAACATATTTTCCTGAGAAATTTTTAAGTAGTTCATGAAGAGTTTTAACACCTTCATCTGGGATCGAAACCACAATTAGATTATTATCACCAATTGTCAATTCACCTTCAGATGCTAATTTATGTGTAATTTTCTTTGTTTCAGTGAGTTTTGATTTTGCCATTGTTGATTTATTCCACCTTTTAATTTATTTTATTAATGTAATTATTAAATTTTTATATGGAGCCACTGATAGGACTTGAACCTACAACAAACTGATTACAGGTCAGTTGCTCTACCATTGAGCTACAGTGGCATGTAATGTGCTACTTTTGCCTTATACTCAATGATATCTATTGAATATAAGGACTTACTGTAGTAGCACAAATATTGTTATGTTATTTTATTCTACAATACCCTTAATTTTATTATCAAACCCTTTGCCAGCTTTAAAGGAAACCCTAAATGAATCCTCAGAAGTCCATTTTTCTCCTTTGCGATCACCAAATTGGATAGTTCCCTCAGTTCCCTTAGTTGGTTTCTTTTCAAAGTTGCCAAAATTAACAATTTTTACAGGTTCTCCAGATGCTACAGTTTCTTCAATTACATCTAATACTGTTTGGATTGCTTGCTCTGCTTGCTTCTTGGACATTTCGCCTTTGATTGCTACTGCTGCGATTAATTCAAATTTATTCATGTTTTAATATATCCCCTTTTTATTTTAAATTTTTTATTTTTGTTATTACTTTTGACTACTAATATATTATTTTAATCTGAAACCTTATGAGTGTCAGATTATGTGTCTAATATTGGTGCATTGTACTTTTTTATTAAGTACAAAGACCTATCTTCAATAGTTTGTTTTTAATTATGGTCAATACATTACTTAAATCTTCCCTCCTTAAATTTAATTAAAGAGGCAACAGTTATACATACTGTCCCTAACTCCGTACAGATAAACATTCTGAGGGAGAAAATTGATTTGATTTAAAATGTGTTCTAGATATTTAATCCAGATTTTAATATTTTATCAACCGCATTATAACTTAATAGTAATGTTTTACAAATTTCTTTAACCATACAACCATTATTGCGTAATTCTAAAACTTTATCGCTTATTTGTTTGGTAATTTTTGTTCTTTTTCTTTGTTTCGATTTTAATAATATATTGTATTGATTAAGAATAGAAGACCATATTTTTAATCTTTTAATATCCTTAATATAACTTTCCGTCACATTAAATAAATCACAGATGTCTTTTGGTTTCATATCCATTAATACAGCAATTTTAACTTTATATGCAATTTCTTTAGGATATAAATATGCGTTAGGAGTCATTAATTTCTTAGTTCCTATTGCCTTATCACTCATTAATTTTTTAGTTTCTTCTGTATGCTTTTTACCAATCATGGCATTTCTCATTTTCAGTAAAGATTCTTTTGAATGCTTATATCCTAAATTACCTGACTTCCCTCCTAAATTCATATTGTACCCATTTGTAAATGAGTCATATTGATCAATATAGAGCATTTCTAGTTTATCAATTTTATCATTATCTTCATTTATTTCAACGATGTCAAATATAAAATTTTCTTTTCCGTATTTATTCCATGACCTTTGTAGATGTAAATTATTATGAATATTCTTATTTAATTCATTTTTATGTTCTTTCCATCTTTTTTCAATATCACGTTTTGTTTGACCAATATAAACTTTATTTGTTATAATGTTGACTATTTTATATATGCCTTTCAAAAAGAAACACCTGTCTTTCTAAGGTATCTACTCAAATTAGGTAGTACCGAACAAATAACTAATTTTTATTTCTTCTCAAACAAATCTGAAAATATACTTGAAGCAACACTTCTTACATCTTCTTCTAAATAAACACATCCAAATTCTTTTTTGCCTTTTAGTTCATTACACATCTGTACCAAAGCATTATTTTCTGACGAGTCAATACAAGATTGTTTATAATCACCTGCAAAATATATTTTGGATTTATCTCCTAATCTAGTACCGACAAGTTTCAATTGTTTTTGTGAAAAATCAGAACTTTCATCAACCACGATTACAGTCTCATCGTAAGTAGTTCCTTTTAGATAAAAGGGAATATTAGATTCTAGCACTCCACGGGATAGAAGGACTTCTAATTCTCTTTCTCCTCCTTCTAAAGAATGAACAATTGGTTTAAAAAACATAGAAGTCTTTTCTTCAAAAGTTCCTTTTAAATATCCTACTTCTTTACCTTCCCCAATTGCTTCTCTAATAGCTAGAAGTTTATTAAAATCACCTTTATCAACCGTTTGATGCAAACCCATTCTTACACATAAATAAGTTTTCCCTGAACCAACTTTCCCGTTTATAGCACAGATTGGTATTTCTTTATTGTTTAATAAATCTAAAGCACATCTTTGTAAACTATTTTTACCTTTTATTATTTTAGAATCTGGAAGTTTTAATCCTATGAACTTTTTTCCATTGAATCTATATTCATCTGTCTTTTTTGCATCAGAGTTATACATAATAAGATATTCATTAATTACAAAACCATATTTATTGATTCCATTATCAATATCTAAAAAGAAATCATTAATAAACTTTGTGTCTCCGCTTAATTCCTGATACCCTTTGTAAATTTGACCATAAGATTCATTCCCGAATTTCTCACAAGGAATGTTGAGTGATTTACACTTAGCTCTAAACAATAAATCATTACTTATAGAATAAAATCCATCATCTTTATCATGTAACTCTTTCAAGAGTGCAATTATTTTGTTGTCCATAACGTCTTTATCAAAATATGACGGAAGATTATTATAATCTGTTTCATCAATTATGTAAGTGATTTTATCCTTGTATTTCTCGATATCTCTGGTGGCTCGTCTAGCCTGAAATTTAACTTCTTCTGTTTTTCCATTTTTTTTCAGATTATCTAATTCACCAAGAACATATCCAAATAAATGAATATTATCAAGTGATTCAAAAACTTCTTTAGAATAAGGCAATAATATGTTGGTATCTAAACATGGTTTAGATTTATCTGAATCTAAACATGGTTTATTGGGCAATATAAACCAATCCTCTACTATTTATTTTACTGCTCATTATGAGACACATTCACTATTATTACTGTTACTACCAAACAAATATCTCTGATTTTCTTTTATATCATTAATATTCTGTTTATCCTTATCACTTTGCTTTAATCTAATAAGGTAATTATATAATGGATCTGTGATATATCTCTGTTTTCTCAAACCACTACTGAACTTACCTATTACTACTAGATTATCTCCGTAATTTCCATGTGTCTGTTTTAGAATGTTTCGACTGATTAAGTAAGACGTATCTTGTTTTGATATTTTTTCCAATGTTTTACAAGGACTCCTTTGGAGTTATTTGTTTTATTGTTGACATTATTATATATTTAAACTGCAATCGACCAATACAGTTTAATAGCAATTTTAGTAGGGAAGAGTAAGTAATAAATTTAAAACTTACTCCTTTACCCTCTATTTAGTTCGATATGCTGTGGTCTAGCACATGCCCTCACTACTGTAAGTCGTAGGTTTTGGCATTTTTTTTCATGTGCTAACAGCATATTTGTCTCCTATTTTCATCCGACCAAAGACTACTCATATTTGACGTTTAGTTTATTATGTGAGAAACTAAGATGTCAGATGTGTATTATCTATAACCCTTACTTTGATAATACTCTATACTAGATTATCCGAACAGTCCTATTGGCAAAACTTACAGATAATTTCGCAAAGTTTTCTACTAACATAGCCAATTGTGTTGAATCTCGTTAGTAAGGAAATTGGAATTATTTAAAGTGCTATCAGACAAAACACTTATATACCATATACAAGGAATTAAGCATCTTTTTCAAACCCTACTGTAGCAATGGTTTCAGAGGTTTTATAAATTTATATAATTGTGAAACACCTTATTTTACAATGTTTTATATATTTATATCTTCCTTTTTAACTTTCTGATATTTGTTACCAAAAATATTAAAATCATAATTGTCTTTTATCTTAATTAATATCTCACATGAATCTAAATCTTTTTTCTTGAAACATTTTAATACTTGTATTTTTTTTGCTATAAATAATAAATTTAAAGTCAATATACTATATTTTTTAAACTCAAATTTATCACCCTTTATTTCGGTTAAGCATTTTTTTAAAACTGTTAATATTGTAGAATCATTTGGTTCAAGTTTTTTAAGTTTTTCAATTGTTTCTTTTTTTGATTTTCTTTCGACAGTCTTTTTAGCTTTGTCATTTAAATTACAACTCTTTGATCTCAAACCATTTATTCTTTTACCACATTCTTCAATTAGAATAAAAATTGCTTTAGCACTATCTTCTTGATAAATGCCATTTAATTCCTTTGATTGAACCAATAAATCAACAAAATCCTTATTATTGCTTTTTGATCTTTTTCCCCCTTCAAATACCAATACATCTTGTAATATATCCAAAGGAGTATTAAATTTCTCAAAAATTCTATAATCGTTAGACTTAGATATCATACTAAAGAAATGAGGAACTACCATCTTGTCTACCATTTCTCCAAACTTATCTTCCTCTTGAATATATCTTATAGATTCAATTTTACGTATTTTACTTAATTCTTTACTCATACTTATATTATCAAATACTTTTTTACTTTTATCTATTTCAATCTGACTCATACTAGACAATCTGCTACTTGCTTGATATAGTTCATCTGTTATTTTCTTTGATTTTCCTTTTGAAATTGCATCGTTTAAATATGAATTAACTATCTGGCTCATATTGACTATACGACCAATATAGTTATCACTTAAAATTACATCTAACTTTTGTAATTCAACCATATTGTTTTTTCTTGGTTTAGAACTACCTTTAATTCTATTTATAGGAGTGGGAAAATTAATTTCACAATATTTTGCTTTTGCTGATAAAATATTTGTCGGAATAAGTAATAATGTGTCGGAATCAGTGTCACATCCCTGTAAACGGTCTGGGGCATCATTGTCAAAGAAATTTATTATACATATATTTTTAGTGAAATTAAACCAAGTATTATATTCTTTATGATATTTATTTTTAGTATACATTACATTACCAGAATTGATGTGAGGATTACGTGTTGCACAAAATTCTTGACCATCTTTATAATATTTACAATATATTTCTCTTCCTTTCATAATTGATTTATTTTCATATTTTCCAACTGTAGCCAAAAGCATTTCATAGGGATTAGATATCAATGTTACATATTTAGTATCCTTTAATCTTATCTTGCCTTCTTTAAGATGTTTTATATAATTAGCAATCAAATCACTCTTCATCTTCTTGAATTTTTTAGTATATTGTATATCTGAATTAACTAATAATAAAGCATTCATTAAATCTATATTTTCATATTCACTTATATTTTCTTCTTCTAAAGATTTCTCAAATTTTATATTTTCCTCTGCATCTGCACATAAATAATTTCTAAATACAGCATTGTCATTTTTTAACAACATTACATAATCTCTTTCTATTTTTGTTATTTCCATCAAGTCATCATATGATAGGTTAGGAATACTATTTAATAACTGATAAGTAGTTCTATTATAATTACCAAAGTTTCCTTGTTTATCACATTTTACTACTCCAAATACACTATCAATATTATCTACCCAATATTTATGACATTCTTTCTTGTTATCATCTCCTAATTTATAAGCAAATTTTAAAAATTTTAATGAATTAGGGGTAGTAACTAATTTAATTTTACAGGTTTCATAATCATTTCCAAACATATCTTTTACTACTTTTACCTGATTAAATTCAAACCACTTTTGAAGTTTAGTATTAAACGCACAACATTTAAACATATCGCTTCTTAATAACATAAATCCCTTATCTTTTTTTTCATATTCTTCAAAAATTGATTCGTCTAAAAGTCCTTGTCCATCAGTCAGACAGTTTTGTAATTTTAATGTTTCATTTTTAGTAGTAATTTCTTTATTTTCTTCTCTTGTAACGCTTGCTAAACTATTAAATTCCAAACCATATATATCATCTATTAATAAAATTTCCGTCTTAGGATCTAATTCAATAGTAAACTCTATTCCAGAAGAAATTAATGATTCATAGGCTAATAATGAGGTTAAATCCAATTCTTCATCTTCTTCAAAATCTAATCCCAATCTACTTCTACTCAATAAATCTTTTTTCATATTTTCCTGAATAAAAAGCGCATAACCGTTTTTTGCTTTTCCAGAACCTCTTTTGTAAAAAACATAATGTTCATTATCCATAGTAAATCCGTTTATGTATAAATATTTTCTAATCTTTTTACTATTAGCAATAGTTATTCTTTTACCATCTATTATATCTCCTTCTTTATCTTGCCATTGTTTTTCTGTATCCCAAACAGAATAATTTTTGTCAAAGGTTACATTAATTATTGCTTTTGTATACTGTTTACTATGTACTTCATAAAAAGTTTTTGGAAACATTTTATCCATTCTAATTGTTTCTAAACTGTAAGGAATGGTGGCAGAGAATAGTTTTGCTAGGTCTCTGCCCTTACATGTAATTTTCTTATTGTCTAATGTATCTTTATATATGTAACAAGCTTCTAGATTCATAATATATGCACTTTCTTTTTTCAAGTGGTTATTCCTCCTAATTTATTTATTTCCAACTTCCTTCTAGATATTAAATTTCCATGATTTACAGCAGATTGAATAGCTCCTTTTGTTGTATCTAAACTATTAGCGATTTCTTCATAAGTCAAGGATGTATTTATTATTAACTTTTGTGCATCCTCAAATTGCCATTTTCTTTTTTCTCTACTACTCACCAACCTACATTCATCTACTGCCGAAGCAATTGTTGAAAATGGAACATCTACTTCTTTAGCAATTTCTTTATATGTCATATTTGTAGTATCTAATAAACTTTGTGCTTTTTCTACATCCCACTTAATTTTTAATCTATTGTTAATTAATGATCCATTGTGTACGGTGCTTGATATAATATTACTATTAATACCCATTTTGTCTGCTATTTCACCATATGTTAATTCTGTATTATCTAAATACCATTGAACCTTTTCTAAGTCCCAATTTCTTTTAACACCTTCAAAAAATTTTATGTATTCTGGAATTTCTTTTATATGTGGGAAAAATACCTGTATTGCGTCTAAAATGTTTTTATAATCTCTATGATCTATTTCTACAAAATTATATTTATGTTCAATTGCATAAGTCTTTTTAATTATATCCTTTTTCTTCTGTGCCTCATTGTCATGATATTCACTTTGACACTCTATTATTAAATTCAATGTCGGAACATAAATATCATATGGTAAATTATTTTTATATTTAGCACCTAAGTTTGCTTCCCATATAGTATCAGGATATTCATGCCTAAATACTTGTTTTAGTGCCGATGCCATTTTTGACTCAACTTGTAACATTACACAGTCATTACAAAACACACCTTCATTTCTAATATGACTTAACCCCTTTAGAAAACTCTCACCACAATTTTCACAAATAAAGTAATATTCTTGTGAAGTTTTAGAATATGTATTTTCAGGTGTTCTTTCCTTATTATTTATATAATCCCATTGTTTTGACCAATTATATTTATCATTATTAATAAAATTTTTATTTTCATTAGGGAATGTTTTTATTATGTTCCTATTTTTATCTCCGCAACTAATACATCTCATACCTTCTCCTTTTGTGGTAATGGTAGATAAACTTATAAAATTCTCTTTATCTTTTCCACAATCTATACAAGTTGTTCTTACCATAAGACTTGTTTTTGTACGCTTTATTTCTAATAATTTAATTCCAATTGGTTTTAATCTTTCAATAATTTCATCATCTAATATTTTAGAATTACGTCTAGCATATATAATCCCACACTCTTTGCATCTAACTTTATTCTTTTTTAGATTAGATAATGAAATCCATTTCTTCTTACCACAATCTATACATCCTATTTCTAAAAACCATCTTTTATTTTCGTATTTTGTATTATGTAACTCCACTTTTTTCTGCATTACTACATTTAATAAATCATCATGTGTTATCTCTTTTCTAGGCAATTAATTATTCCTCCATCTTTTATTTTATTATAATAGGCATAAGGAGAGCATAAAACTCCCCTATACCATATAATACACCAACACCAAACCCCTAACAATCCTCTTATTCCCCATAAATCAAAGCACAAATTCTCTCAACAATATATTCTTTATCACATTTTACATGATACATTGCCAATAAATCATAAGCATCTCTTAACTCTAATTCATAAAACACTTGTGGAGATTCATTTAAATCTATTAGAAAATAACTTTCGTCATCACCTTTTACTCCATCTAGTAGTCTATATCCAAATAAATCAAATAATGTTCTTGCACCATTTTGTGCTTTATCTAAGTAAATTTTATCTGTAATTTTATTAATCATTTTAATTTTCCTTCTTTCTATTTTTATATTACCTGTAGTTTTTTGAATCAGAACTCATACAGTGCAAAAATATCTTCTTTGTATACCAATACACATTCATTTAGTACATGGTTATATCCCGTTGCTAAATCTACAACATTATATGAAATAGAATTCTTTCCATCTGAATAAAAATATACGTTCTCAACACTTATTATCCCAATAGGTGACAATGAATCAGTTTTATTCCAAAATAATTTATCACCAATGTTAAACTTTGTGTCAAATTCTATATGCATAAAATCACATTCCTTTCCTATTAATATTTTCCAACCAACGCACCAAAAACAGCATTTAGTCGCGTTGGTTGGTTTTATCAAATAAAATCAAATAAAACTCACCATTTATAGGACATTATTTTATAATTCTATAAACAACTCTTTAAATATCTCTTCTAATACATTAACAACTATACTATTACCTGCCATCTTATAAATCTGGCTATTAGAAATCCCATTCTCTTTTAATATGTAATAGTCTTCATCATCAAAACCCATTAGACGAAGGCATTCCAAAGGGGTTAATTTACGGATTCTATATGTATTTTCTAAATATAATCCTGTATTACTTCCTAATCCTCCTCCATTAGTTTTTTGACAACATGCTATTCCCTCACTGTCATAAACTCTATAACCTTCTTTATAATTTCTACTAAAATCTTTTTCATTATCAATCCATTTATTTGTAGTGTCAATTCCACAGATAAATTTTAATTCATTTTCTATAAGTATTTTATTACCTTCTCCTTTGTTGGTTGTTACAGTTGGAGCCAAACCATTTTCACTATAAACACAACCATTCATTCCATTGCCCGAAGGATTAGTATTGCCAACTTTAACTACTTTTGCTTGACTATTTTCATTAATAATTAATATTCCATGTTTATCCTGTGTGTTTAGTGTAAAACTTGGTTCTCCGTCTTCTTTAAATCTCCTACCATTTTGTCTTTTTTCTACTCTATCAGGAGTTAAACATGGTCTGACTTCTACTACAGCATTTTGATCTTGATTTCTGTTTAATCCTCGCCAATCGCTTGCATTTAAGCTATGAGCATTATCAATTTCATTTTTTATCCCATCTTTACGGTTAAAAGTTACTACTTTTTTCGGCTCTTTAAAGTCATTAGTGAGAAGAGTTGGGCATATTCCTTCATAAGTTTTAACCCCACCAAACCCATTTTTAGCATCTAAAATCATATTATTCTTTAGACCTTTTTTAACTTGTTCTTCATTAAATTTTTCTAATAGTTTTTCTGTTTTCTCTTGACTTATGTAATATTTTTCATCTACATCTGACTCTAATAAATCCTTTAACCTAATACCATTATCAAATCCTTCTGGAAATTTAAAACTACAATCATCTATATCTTTTCTTATACTTATCACAAAAACTCGTTCCCTGTTTTGAGGTATACCATAATCTTTTGCATTCAACACTTTCCAATATATATTATATCCATATTCTTTTAATTCTTCTATAATCTTATCAAAACTTGGTTTAAATTGTTTACCAACAAGACCTTTAACGTTTTCCATAAGTAAATATTTTGGGTTTTTGTATCTAATAATTCTTAATGCTTCTACTACTAAACTTGATCTTGTCTTATTAATGTTTTTATTGTTACAATTGGGGCAACTATCTCGTTTACTATAATGGACATCTAATGGATTCCATTCATGACCACAATCCTTACAATTCCACGTAGCACCTTTCTGTTTACCAGCTATACTGAAATCCTGACATGGACTACCGAATGTATATAAGTCTAAATCTGGGAGTTTTGTTTCATCTATTAAACAAATATCTCCATAATTAAGTTTTTCTTTTATATTGTGTATTAATCCAAAAGATTTAATTGCATACTTATCAATCTCTGAAAACCCTACTAGCTCATGAGGTATATCTAATCTCTCTATCGCTTTGCTAACAGCACCTAGACCTGCAAATCCCTCAAATATTTTTATTGTTTCCAATATTGTATTTCCTACTTTCTATTATTTATTTATATATTATTATTAATGATTCACCTTTTATTCCTCAGCAACCATTTCACTCTTCTCATGCCATAAAAATCTCTTAACCTCACCTTCAAACCATATTTGATTAATAAATGGTTTATCAGATAATTTAGCACAATAATGATAATAATGATTATCTTTTAAATCCAACCAATAAAAGTGAGGCCATTTACATTTAAATATTTCTAACCATGAACCTCTTTTATGTATTATTGTTTTAGTTGGGTTTAGTATGAATTGTTTCCACGCTCCTAATAGACAATTACTATACATTTGTCTCTCCTTTCTTAATATATTTCCTTACACTTTACTACATCAATATTATGATATTTTGCACAATCTTTGCAATAATATAAATCATCTTCTTTTCCTACAAAGATATCTTCCACTCTAATTAATTCTTCTTTGCAATAATGGCAATTTTCAGAAATATAATCTAGTTCATCCTCTACAATATTATGATTCAATACTTTTTGCATCTTCATTACGAATCGTTGCCTCCGCAATTTCAAAGCTAGTATAATCTTCAATCACTAGTTCACAAAAATTATCTACATTCTTAAATAACCAATTCTCTAATTGCATAGAGCCGATACAATATCCTTCGATTTTGTGTGATTTATCTCTACACATATGTAAATTACCCATACCATTGAATGATTCTGTACTATTGTATACTCTTCCTACCACCCTAACTAATTTACTTATTGATGAATCCCTATTAAATATTTCTTCTAAAATTGATGTAATGTTGGTTTTTTCTTGAGTCACTTTATCAATTATAATGTAATCCATTTTATTGTTTTTTGTATCATCTAATATAAGTTGACCATTTAAATATATTGATTTCATTTTATTTTTCCTTCTTTCTTATTGTAAATTTATTTTTATATTTATATTTATATTTATATTTATTAAACTTTTACTAGATACATGTCTCTCGCTGTAATAATTATCCTAATATTTACCAGCTCTACAACCCTAGTGTAGCAAGGGTTTGAAATACACATTTTTAGAGAATTAAAATATTTGAGTCTAGAATCAATTAGATTATCCTTTGTGAATACTTGTTAGTATGCAAATATTGAACGTCTTAGATAGTCAAATATTTGTGATTTTATGTATTTGTAATATTATTTTTCTGTTCTTTGAGTTTTAACTTTTCTTCTTTTAATTTTTCTTTCAGTTTCCATTCTTTAAGTTGCTGGTTGCTTCCTTTGGTTAATATTCTTACTATTTTATGTATTTCATGTAAATCACATTCATTAAAATGAAGAATTGCCTCTTCACAGATATCACCACTAATATGTTCCCATACTTTAATTCCTGCTGATTCAAACTTTGGCATTAGATTGTTTACTGTACTTGAACCAGACGGTAGTAACATTGCAAGAATGTCAGGATTATCTGAGTATCTGTATATTTGATTGTTTTTAAATTTTAGATAATTATCGTCTTTGTTCTTTGATAGTTTTCCGTCTGTATTGGTTTCAAAAAATATGGTGTACAAACCTAAATACTTTGTTATTTTTAGCAACTCCTCTCTATATAATACGTATACTTAATCGCAATAAGACCATAAAAGTTTTTCGTTTGTTATAGGGTGTTTTCCTGCGAAATCCAACTTATTGTTACAACAAGCAGATATGTTATTTACATTATATTCTCTACTTGCCTCTGCTAGAGAATTAAAAACTTCACCTGTTGTTAAACATACTACTTTTTTACTTCCTTGTCCCCCTTGTAAAATACCATTCGCTTTTTGCTTTTCTTTTGGGTTATAATTACACCATCCCAAAATAACTCCTTGCTTTAAATAATTTGTAACAGTACCTCTGTTTAATTTTAGTTCATTTGCTATTCCTAATGTGCTTGTAATTCCTGAAGACCATAGGTCGCAAGATTTTTTTACAAAACTAGAACATGCAAATTCATGACATTTTAACCAATCAATATCATCTTCTTTGAAGTTTAATAATATAGGCAATTTACTGTTCATAATACTATTTTTAATCCATTTCATTTCCGATTTTCTACAATCTAATATTATGTAATTTTTAATACCATTTACTTTAGCAAGTTGTTCTTTACTTTTATCATTTTTCTGTGTTTCATTTAAAGAGGTTATCCAATTTTTGTTTTCCTTATAGTGTTGTAATCCGTGAGTTTCGACAATTCCATTTATTTTAGTGATATAATTATCATATTTATAATCTCCACACCATTCAAATGTTATTTTGCTTAATTGTGTTTTAAATTCCAAGTTCAATTGTTCAAACACACTAAACAAAAACTTTTCTGAGTAAAATCCATCTGAGCATTTAGGACAAGAAAGTCCACTTTTTATAAATCGTCTAGGAGTTATTGGTTTTTCATATCCACAATCAGGGCATTTCATAAGAAGTTTTTCTGCTGTACCAACTGAATAATTTAATGCATCTTCTTTATTTACTAGATGTTTTACTAATTCTGGATTTGTTACTGCAATTGCATTACATTGATAGCAATCAATATTTCCATTCTTCCTAACAACAAAATTAGCTATATTTTTCCTCTCTGAAATATGTTCAGGATTGTCCAAACATTTAAACCAATACCCCTTAAAATTTTCCCCTTGTGATCTATAACTTATTTCACTTGGTTTTAATTTATTTAAATCATAATCCCATCTATCTAATACATCTTGTCTATTATTTTCAATACACCATTGATAAAATGATTTAGATTTATCTAACCTAATTTTTGTTATTTTTTCTTTTCCAAATAATTCGTAAGCACATCTATTACAATAATATTTTTCATCTTCTTTAACGTATCTTTTATAATTGGCCCAAGTTATATTTTTTAATATTTCACCACATCCATCACATTGAACATCAATTAAGATACGTGACCAATCTTGTAAATCTTCAACTCTAACTTCAAATTCTTCTTTCCATTTTGTAAAAATATATTTCTTATCTTCGTACCATTTTTTATTTTTCGGATTCCATTGCGTAAATACTGTTTTTGTTAAAATCATATTTTTCATCTCCTTTACATTATATTTACATAGTATGTACCAATATATTTTAGAATTACTTTTCACCTCCTCTTCCTGTAATCATTATACCATATTACTTATTGAATTGCAAATAATTATTTTACTATTTACAAAACAAAAATCATACTCCTTTTACATCGTACAATTATACAAATCCTTCATCTCATCTTTTAAAGATCCATATCCATATTTATAATCTAATCTAGGAAATATAGTAACTGAGCGTTTCCAATCCATATGCTCTATAGTTAGAATAATTTCATGCCCTATACTGTGTCCTTCATTATCAAGTTTGTCATATTGACTGACTATGAATTTAGGAGGAGAATCTGTATCATTTTTGTATTCTTGTTTGCATATTTTATCTACTGCAAATTGAATGGAATCAATAATGTTTATGTATTCTAATTTCATTTGTTATTTCACTTCCTTTATACATCAAATTCAACTTCGTATTCATAATTACATTGTGGACATTGTACCTCATAATTATCTCCACCATGCAAATAACGTGGTTTAAAATTACATTTAGGACAATTAAATTCATCAGGTAGATGTTGATGTTTTATAATCAATTTGTTTACAAATGGTGACAACCAATCATTATCCATATTTTCACCTCCTTTTATTGTTAGATTTTGAGGTAAGGGGTTTACATATTTAATTGCAAAGTTTTAATATGTAAACATACGCCCCGTACCTCTATATACAGTATATCATTTAGTCAATGTTATGTCAAATAAATTTATTTATTAATTTAAAAACTATTTAGAAAAAACATTATGTAATTCATGACCATTTGTTTTATGTCTAAGCAATAAATATCTCTTAATAGTATCACTTAATTCAATCTTATTACTCGCTCTTGAAATCCCGACATATACAATCGCCATCTCTTCAAATAGGTTGTTATTAACTTTCTTTTTATCTGGATCAACTTCAATAAACTTATTATAATATTCACTTTCAATATCAAAATGATCATCACTAATATATACAGGTATTGAATAAGTTTGGCCTTTACTGCGGTGAATGGTGGAAAATATAATATTTGCATTTTCTTTTTTAGTTACTGCATTATTTTTAATTCCATTTACAATATCAATAATTCTTGAACCATATTTCTTTACCATTCTAATTAGTGAAAGAAGTTCTAAATCAACTGTTTTTTCTGAGTATTCTTCTAAGTCTTGATAATTCTTAAATTTTGATAATATTTTATTTTTGGTTTGTTTTCCTATACTGAAATAATAGCAGTCAGAAATATTTTCAAAGTTATAAGATTTATATGTTCCTTCGAAGAAAAACTTTTTATTATTATCTAAATATAAAGCTTCTGCAATCTCAGCAAATATATATGCATTAGTTCTACACAGACACACATAGGGCTTTGATTTATCAATTTTATCTACTATAGTTTGTTTTGTATTGAATCCTTTCATTTGAATATCATTATCTGACATATCTCCAATAATTAAATTTGCAATATGGGCTATATTTTGTGATACTCTAAATGAAGTTGTTAGAAAATATTCTTTTGCTTCAAATAATGGCATAATATTAATTGCATTACGCCAAGAGTACAAAGCTTGGAAGCGATCTCCACAAATACATATACCTTTAACATTAGAATTTTCAATAATATCAAACATCATCTTACTGCTGTCCTGTGCCTCATCCAAAAGGATAATATCATATTTATTAGATAAATCTTGCTGACTTAATTGAAATAATTTTAAATAAAAATCATGCGTAACCTTTATGTTATTTTTATATGATTTCATCATAGTCCATAATTTTTCACATAGGGATATTATTTGTCCTCTCATTTTATCATTTATGAATAACTCTAAATCATTAAATGTTTGGACATCCGACAACATATATTGTTTCATCATTTCATTAATTTTTACTGCCAATTCCATATCATTATGCCAATTAAGATTAAGATCCTTAATAATATCCACAGTTCCATAATTAAATGTAAGTTTATCTTTATAGAATCTTCCGACATGTCCAAAAGCCAATCCGTGTACGGTTTTTACGTCAACAAAGTTAAGTTTTCCAAAACTTCCATTTTGTGCCTCGGTTTTCATTGCTGTATTATATACCAAATACAATATCTTTTTGAATGGTCTTGCTTTCGAGTAATAGTAGAGGGTGCTTGATTTGGCACTTCCTGCTAAAGCTGATATTTTTATTCTATCTTCTGTAGAATTTATAATATCTTTTTGTTCATTTGTAAGAGCAAAACCATCATCAGACATATAATCAGACATTTCAATAGTAATATTATCAAACTGTTTGTTATAAAATTCATTAGATAATATATTAGATTCAGATTCTTGTAATATTAAACTCTCTTCTTTTAATATCAATTTCATTTTCAATTCGCATTCTTCACCTAGTCCTTTGGGATGAGCATAATATTGTTTTTGAGCACCAAATTTTCTTGTAAGATTCTCTCCACATACTGAACAATGATATGTATTTTCGGAAACTGACTCTATGATATCTACCATTTTATTATTTTGATCTAAAGCTTTTTTCATTTAATTAATTCCTCTTCTCTTTTGTTTCTTTCATTCAATTCATCCTCAATCTGTTGCAAAACATCAATAGGTATTTGTGAGCGATTTAAATCTTCTATTTCTTGAAGTGATTTCTGTTCTTCAATTGTAAGTTCAATATTCCAGTAATTATCATTATCCTCAAATGGATCTTCAAATATATCTGGTTCATCTTCATTATCATATATTTTTGGTAGAGGTAAAGGTTTTCTGTTCTGAAGTCCTATTCCTTTAGGCTTTATTTCTACAGGTTCATTTTCTTTAACTAGTTCTTTCTCTTTGTATTGTAATTCTTCATACTGTTTAAGTTTTTCCTCCAATTCTTTAATCTTAATATCTTTTTCACTTAAAATATTATTTATCTTTTGTTTAACACTTCTTTTTACATTGGATTTTACTTTATCTGTATATATTAACCCTTTCGAACTTACTTCTATCTGTAATTGGTAATTAAAATTCACCTCATCGTCCCAATTACCTATAAATGTAGTACAATAATGTTTATCTGGTGTCAAGTAACTATTATTAAATCTAATCAGATGCAAATCATCTTGCAATATCTTATTATATCTCTGAATGGTTCTTGAATCAGTAATTAACTTCTTTAATTTACCTTGAGTTAAATATCCAAAATTACTATCATTATGAGAAACTCTTTTACAAGCAATAAAATATCTGATTATATTAAACTTGCTAATATTCTCACCATGTAATTGATTAAATATATGTATTATATCTTTATCATAAAGTTTAAAGAAATGATCTTCTGGTGGTCTGATTAATTCAATCTGAAATAATGAATCTTTACTTGATGTTGCCTCTTCAAAAGTTATCTCTTCATCACTTAAATCATAAAATTTAATTATATAATTTTATCAGTTAAACCTTTCATAGATTCCTTTATTTTTAATACCATACCTCTATTGTTAGATGTATCAATTTTCATCATACTTGCTATTGCTTGAATTGAACATAGTCCAATTGATTTACTTAATTGATAATGTTTATACATCAACACGAATACCGTAACTTCTTCATTAGAAATACTTAAATCATCATATATACTATTTGGCAACATAATAAAATTTCCTTTTGGATCATCATTCATAATTTAATCAATCTCCTCAATCATATTAATTATTTTATTTAAGACTATTATAGAACTCAGTTAATGCTGTGAATAATTCTTCTGTCTTTGTAAATTTATAAGTTCTTATTATATTGTCTCTTTTAATGAATATTGGCTTAATACCTTTAGTGGATAAATAGTCTACCTCTACACTCCATTGTGTAGCATATTCTTTATCAAATTTCATTTCAAAATCAACCACCTTTATTGATATTTTATTATGTACCTATGTAATGTGTACGCAAAATTGTACTAAGATTACATAGGTGACTGCCTCACGAATTACCGTACACATTACATAGCACCTTGTAATCTTTACGCAAAACCGTGAGGCAATACACGTAATGTTTACGCCAGAGCGTGAGGCAGTCGTTGTAAAGTATATAGTTAATTTGTACTAAGATCACAGTGAATAAAGATAGATATAAGTATAAAGAAATAAAGAAGTAATAAAGAGAAAAATATAATAAAGAGATATATTCATTTGCTAAAGCAAAATGAGATTTGTTTTCTCTAATTTATTTTATTAACTTTTATTATTCACTTAACAATGAATAGCAAATTACATCATTTTTAGATATTAAATTAATATTATTTACTTCAGATATTTCTTCAAGATGAAAAACTCCTTCATTAAATAATTCAACTAAGTATTTTTTTATAGTTCTTGAGTCTTTTATCCCAAGTTTATGTAATATTATATTAATAGTAGTATATCTGCAATTATTATAAACTACCTCTTTATTTAGAATGTCAATAATTCTATTTTTAGTACTTTCTTTTCTTTCTTTATTATGTATATAAGGTTTAATAGTTAAGATATTTTTATTAATATCATAATTCATTATTTCTACATTTTTTATATTTTGTAAACCAAAATATATATGATTTTCATATTCTGGAGCTATAGTTATCATCCGATTTGGTTCATTAAAACATGTTGGATAATATGAAGATTACCAAATAATATCTTTACAATCAGTAACTATTTTAAGTTCTATTATACATAGTGTATTGTTTTTATCTCTTGCTAATATATCTATAATTCCATTTTCAATTTTAATTTGGTTACCTATAAAAGTCATACCCTCTTCGATTACTGAAATGTCATTAATTATTAACTGTTCTAAATCCGTCTCTTTTTCAAACAATTTATACTCTCTCCTATTCATTCAAAGTTTATTGTGAATCCTTCTGTGCCTATTTGTTTAAATATGCTTACTCCTATCTCTTCACCGATTTCATTCTTTTCTATTGTAAATAGAGAGTTAGGGATTTTAATAAATGTTTTGTTTATTATTTTATTTGTGTTTTCACTCATGTTTGGTTATTAATCTCCTTTTGATATTTATAATTTGATTTATTGGATAAGATAGGGAACTAAAATTAAAATACCATTCCGCATAGCTACATTAGTATTTTAATTTTATGCTACGCAAAACTAATTATATTTATTTTCTACTTTATGTAAAACCAATAATATCAATTTGTATCATCAATATATTTATCTCCTTTCTGAATTTATTATAGTTTCTCCCCTCCTACTAAGTATACCACATTATATTAGTCCGTGTCAAATATTTATTTTAATATTTGTAAAAGAATTTATAGTAAGTTAATCACCAATATCATTATAAATCCAATCAAATACTCAATATATTTTTCCATCTCACTTTTAACTGCTAATCTAACTTGATCAATTCCATGTCCTAATTCTATATGAGATATTTCTGTATATATTTTTCTTCTGAATGATTCTGGAATTGTTGAACTGATTTCCCTCCATTTAGTTTTACCTTTATGGAAGGAATGTGTGCAGAATATGTTGTTTAGGATGTAATCAAAATCTTGAGCAATGGAAAAGAGATTGGATATTGATTTTAGTTGTGATTTATAGTTAGAGAATTGATTGAGATTGTTTTGTTTAGATTTTTTATTCATATGTTTTTGTTACTCCTTTCTAGGTACTGATTTTTTATTGGATTTGTACCTGTGATAATTGTAACATATTATAGGTGATTAAGTCAAGTATTTATTTTAGTATTTATTATAGAAGAATTAGAATCAATTTTTCAAAATTAAGTTATATAATTTCTCAAGATCCAAATGATGAATATTCACAAAAATATTTTCATCAAATTTTAGAGAGTCGTATATGGGAGATAATTGTATCGAACTCAAATGTAAACTATACGCCCCCTATAGTAGAAGCAATATGATATAATAGATAAAAGTGTTGTCAGAGTAGGGATTAGAGGATTATTTTGTTATTGAGATTTATTGATGGATAATTATGCAGTTTATTAATTTTAGATGTGATAATTTTGTTCGATGGAATTGTAAGTGATTTATTGATTTGGATTTTTAGATGAGAATTTAAGATTGATTATTGGAGATCATAGAGTATATTTTGTGGAATGTTTATGCCAGAGAATTGTTGTTGGAGTAGGGTTTTAAGGTGATTTTAGTATTATGGATTTATTGAGAGTATTATATAAAATAGATATATTTTATTAAAATTTTATGAATAATTTATTAAATTTATTTGACTTTTGGGTGGATTTATGAATGATATTTTGATAGTTGGGTGGTTAGAAATTGTTGTGTTGATTATGTTTTTGCGAAGAAAATACGAATGGGATTTTGAGATGGAATTTGAGATCAATGAAAATAATTTTAGATTTATTATATTTTAATATTGACATTTTTACGAAAGTGTGATTTGTTATTTTATTTTAGATTGGAAGAAATTTATTTAAAATTATTTTATGAAAACCCTGTATCGCAGTCGTAGCTTGGGTTTTGTGTCGAAGTTGATGTACTGTGTCGAATACTGTCGAATAAAAGGAGATAATGTTTGTAATCCATGCCCCACCTATCTATTATAGTTGGCATGGAAATTGAAAGTAAAGTCTTACAATGATTTTAGGTATATGTTTTACTTATGACAAACTGAAAACATCATGGGCCGATGCTACCACAAACGCTACAACCTGCCTATAGGTTGATTCTTCCCATTTTTTGAATGTAACAAAAGAGGGATGTGTTACATTCGATGAGAAATGAGGGTTAGTTTACTATGCAAAATGATTTTGAAGAGCTTAGAAGGACTGTTTTGTGGATGAAATGAAAAGAAGAACCAGAAGAGGATAATGTCCTGGCATTGATACCTGCTGCACTTGATAATGATTTGTCGAATTGAATTTGATCGGCTGAAATGGATATGAATGAAGGAAAATGAGTTGATCATTGGGTCTTGATTGCATTGTGCGTTATAACGCTCAAACTGTCGGATCTTATAACATGCACGAAATCTTTGAAGTATTAATAAATTACATGCTATCACATTGCTACCATTACACTACCAAATCAATAGTTGTTTACTATCAACACAATACCACTATAATAACATCACACTATTATCATGCTATCTATGCACTATCCAAACGCTACCAACATGATACCAAAATAATACCGTTATACTATCAATTAACTATCATAATGATACCAATATATTTTATGAATTCTAACACCTAATACTCCATATACCATGTTCCACAAATACAAAAATAATGTTCTACGTGGAACATATCAAAAATAATCCTCTATGTTCCACACTATTTTCCACAATCCCTTCCGGTAAATCCTCTTACCCTTCACCCATACAAATACACCAATACTACATTCCAACTCAATACAGACCATTCTAGAGCCTCTAATCACAATACAGTGCAATCATTTCCATGTACTAAATTTATCCCACTATGATGAATCGATAAATAAATTTATTTTATAAATCCCTTGAAAACCTATGTACATTACCCATGAATTTTGCTATAATAAGATAAGAAATAAAAACATTGAAGGAGTTGCTTAAACATGATTTTTGCAGGAGTAAGAGAAACCACTCAACTGACCATTATTGACGGATACAGCAACAATAAAACAGTCAATGGAGCACTGAAAGACCTTGCTAAAGAAGTTGAAAAATACAGCAAAATTGAAGCAGAAGCACTCAAGGATATGATCAAAGACAAATCAATTTCCAATATTCTAAACATAGACAATGGGAATGACTGCTATTACATAGAATGTATCGAAGTTTCCCAAGCAGCGAGAATGATAAACGATGAAGAAAACGAATACAAAGACGCAAACTTTTACATAATGATAAGATTCATTAAGGACTGAGAAGTCCTTTTTCTTTTTCCAATTAATCCATAACAAAATCATTATAACAGACCACACTGTATAACAGATTGATTATAACAGTATAACAATAACAGACTATTAAGCAGGGAACAGTCTATTTTACTTATCCTTAAACATTATACCTCTCACAAATCAAAACCTCTTATAATGCCCTTCTAGGGCTTATAAACGCTACATATCACACTAATTACATGTACTATTTTAACCCTATATAGTAGAAGCAATAAAATCACACCTATAAAAATAAATATTAACTAACATGGTTTTTCCTATTGTTTCTGTGCTATAATATACATAGTAGATCAAATAAATTAAACAAAGGAGTTGCTTACATATGACTGCTACAGCTAACCTCTTGGGCTACACTGGTAAAGTAAATATCCTAGAAGAAACCACTACAGGTTACGAACTCGAACTTCTCCAAGGTGATCTAAAAGGAAAGAGAACATTCATTTCTAAAAATTCCAAAAATGAAACACTAACCATTTCAAACCAAAAATTCACTTCTAAAATCTCTTACATAGTAGACAAAGAATATAACGAGGACACCAAAACAGAGCAAGTATACACCAGAAATTTTGAACTAACCATAACGGCATCAAGTGAAGAGATAGCAGGAGAAATTTGGGATAACTGCTTCAAATACTTAGTAAAAAATTCTGACATAAATCTTGGTTGGGTAGGATGTCCTGGAACAGAGGATTTAGAAAATGGAAAATTTAGCTACACTGATTGCATAACAATATTTGACAAATCAGAATATGAAGAACTTAAGGATATATACAAAGAATGGAAGAAGTTGGGTAAGATATAAAAGTCTTACCTTTTTCTTTGTCAATTCTTCCATAACAAAACTATTATAACAGCATAACAATATACTTATAACAAATCAACTTAATTCTACAATATTAAAATAATTATAATTATTTGACATATATCATAAAATTTGATAACATAGAATAAATTATACAAATCTAGAGAAAGGAGAATTAAATTTGAATATTTTAGATTGTTTAGGTTGTAAATATATTGTAATTGAAGGTTATTGTTTTGAAATGCAAATAGAAATATACAAACTAAAAACCAAATGTCCTAAATGCACTAGGCAATAAGGAGGAATTTTGAACTATGTATAAAACTATTACAACTTATGATAAAAATGGAGATTGGAATCATAAATATGTAATTGATAAAGAAGACGACAAATATTATTATTTTATTGATGGATTTCAAGGCGACGAATTAAGATTAGATAAAGAATTGGAAATTCTCCAGTATAATGGTAACAACAATTCATGGATAACTTTTAAAAATTGGTTAGATGTAAAAGAAAAACCAACATTTAAAGTAGAGTTTAAAATGGTAAATGAAGATATAGAAGACATGCAAGAAAGAATTATATTAAAAAGTTACGAAAGAAAATATTATCACATTAAATTTGAATCTGAAAAACTTCGAGAAGTTATGCTAAAATTAACTGAAAAAATTAATGAACTAAGCGACGAGCTAGACATAGTTGGAGAAATGTTTGAAAATAGTTTAAAATTTAATGAACAATAAACAAATTAGAGGCTCTAACGAGTCTCTTTTCTATTCCCATATAATCACACCACTTCCCACATTAAACCTCTTACAATCAATCCTGAAGCATCTAATGCTATCATATAACTCTTATTACCTTTGCCTTATTGCCCTTATTATTTATCTATCCTCTGCTATCACTCACAAATTAACCAAAAACAAATCATAAAATAAAATTTGACAATCCATCCTATAAATGTTATACTTATTGCCTAGAATAATTATATTTATTCTAAATAAATTGAAAGGAGAAAACATGCTAATAATGATTTATATCTATTCGTCCGGCTATGTGTAGCACTCTATTTATCTATTATCATTCAGCCACCAAACCACTGCAATAAACATAAAAATAAATTAAAATGAAAGAGGTAAAATTAAAATGATTAAATTACCCATAGCACTAGATTTAAATGCTAATCAATTAACCCATATTACCAACGTAAATAAAGACAATAAAGAATCTTTTAACTTTGTTTGCCCACAATGTAAAACTACTTTAATGGTTAAAATAGGAGACATAAACGTCCATCATTTCGCTCATAAAAATCAATGTGATATTAATTCAGAAACAATAATACATATATTGGCTAAAAAAGTGATAGCAGAAAATAATGAAATAGTTTTACCTATTTATAATCCAATTAGTCTTAAATGGCAACATGTTAAAAAAGATTATACATTAAGCGCAGTAGAATCTAGTTATGAGGATATTATTCCAGATGTTATAATAAATATAGACGATAGGCCCATATTTATTGAAGTTGCTTATAGTCACTTTATTGATAATGATAAACTTGAGAAGTTAAAAAGAATAAATATTGAAACATGGGAAATTGATTTGCGTAAAATAGATTTATTTGATTATGATAGCTTTAAAAATATACTATTAAACGAGATATATAATAAGCAATCTATAATAATTGATTATAAAAATTATGGCAAAGAATTAATGAATGAATTAAAGATACTTAAAAAATCAAATATATTTTACAATGAATTATTAAATCAATATAAGCAAATTAAAAATGAAGTATTTATAAAAACTAAAAAATTCACCTTATTAAATGGTGATAATTATCTAAGATTAGTTGATATGAAAGATAATAAAGAATATTGGTTAGTTATTAATGCATTACATAGAGATATGTTATCATATGCATTTGTTGGTGCTTATAGTTTTTCAGATAAAAATATGAAATACAATAATTCTATTCATTATTCAATTGGCAAAAATAAATATTATTATCAATCTGGATCAATTAAAGCAGAAGGACTTGGAAGTTTACACTGGGAATTAGAAAAACTATTGAATGGAAATAGAGTTAATTTAAAAAGCAATATTAAAAATGATAAATTTATGTTATTCAGTACAATTCAAATAATTAAACCATTAAAGGAAGTAAAATAAATGAATATATTAAAATTAAGAGAATATGTCCTAACATCTAATTCAATCAAAAATTATAAAATCCTTTGTGGTATCTTAGATATACCAGTTAAGGCCAGCACAAACAGTAAACAAGCACAATATAAGGAAATGGATAGATACTTTAAATATCATAAAGAGGGAAATAAATTTATTATTGATGAAATATACAATGAAATATTGCCTAAAGTTGATAATAGAGGTGGCGCACATAATGTCACAGAATACACTAAATATATAGAAAACTTAATACTAGATTTATTAGTACAAGGAGGAAACAATAAGCAAGGATTCGGGAGAGTTTTCCTAAGTAAAAATCAACTCTTCAAAGAATTTAATATGATTAATGATAATTATGTTTTTTGTAAACGCAGAATATTAAAATTATCTAAATTTATGAATATTAATAAAGAAACTGTAGAAGAGTGGTATGATCTAAATGATGATATGCTTGAAAGAAATTTAAACCAAGCATTGAATAGTTTGGAAAATCAATCTTTAATAACGTGGGAAAAGGAGTTAACTGTGGCTAAAGCAATGCCTCTAGCAGAAATTAAAAAAGATGGTACAGAAGTAGTTAAAAGAAAATATATAGACAAATATGATGAGGAGCAAATTGATTATAAGTATCGCGCAGATGATGAAATACAATTAAATTATAGGGAAGGCACTGATAAGGAAAAAGCATTTATAATAAAGACAGAAAAGGAAATTTTTAAAGAATTAGGTTGCGATAGCAAACAAAAGGTTATTAAATTTGGTTTATGGGAAACATTTAAAAATAAAGTAGATGATATAGTATTGAAAGAATTAAATATTGCTTTCTACTATAAATCATATAAAATCTTATTTAATGAAGAACACATATCAGAAGCAATTGATGATATTTATGGCAAATGTGAATTAACTGAAGAAGAGAAACATGATAGTAAATATCTTATTAATAATGATGTAATAGACAGAACCATCACAAATGCAGAAAATAGACATGAGAAGGCAGTAAAAGAAAAATCTAAAATCATTGGCAGAATGAAAAATGATAAAGAAGGTAAAAGAACTAAAAGAAGGGCTGAGGAAAATTATATAGATGATAATATTGAATTAGGAAATAGTTTAATATTTATAAATGCTACTAATATTAAGGATAAAGTAAAGAAAACTAAATTAGATGTTATTGTTGATATAGATATGGATGAAATATTAGATAAATTATTAAATGAAGATGAAATAGAGTAAGAAATAAAATCGACCAATTTGAAGTGTCCATTATATTATAGTATATAAAGGGGATGTCTAATTGGTCGATTCTTATAATTTTATTATTATTAATCAATCAATCAAAGAGAACCCAACGAAAGCAGGTGTAGCGGTTGAAGCGTCAACCTTGCTAAATATTCGCTATCGCTCATATTTAGGATTATTCTTTGCTTATCATTTTTCTTCTTTCTCTATTTAGAAACATAAAATAATAATTGCCATACGTTAAATATTTTGATATACTATCAATATCCACTAATTCCACTAATTAAATATCAAAAGGAGGTTTCCCAATGGCAAAACGAAGAACCAACCAAGACATGCAAAAAGCAGCAAACACTTGTCGCTTATTTCTCTTAGCAGACAATAATCCTCATACAGCTTATGAGCAATACATAAAAGATCATATGCTTTCCGGTCAACCAATGCCTTATTATATCCAAGGTATTAAGGATTTTATCACAGCGTCAAAAATGCTACAACAAGATATCCTGGCAATCAGAAAAGAAAAAGAACGCTCAGAAAATCAATTAAATGAAAAGCAAACAGACTTAGAACTTATCAAATCCTTAGATATTAAATTAGTAATGCAAGCTTATAAAACATCATCGGGAACCGCTAAACTAGAATTATGTAATTTAGCAAATATGATACACGCTAAAGACTTTACTGGTATTACGCAATCAGAAATCTATACTGCAAAGGAATTTCAATTAATTTAAAAAGAAAGAAGGCCACCAAAATGTTGGCATAGGTTTTTTTATTAAATTAATCAAATACATATTAGGAGGTTGTTTAAATGTTTATACATCCAGAACTTAAAACCACTGCAAAGGTTACATACAACATTGAATATACTGAAAAGGATGAAGATTTCAAAGATGATTTTTCCAACGTAAAAAAAATCAATTGCAAGGACTTAGAGGAAATGACTAAGTATATGTTCCAACTCAGACAACGCAATATGTACAATATTAATCTTTATACATTAGTCGAAAATAATGGTCAATGGATTATGGAAGATCATGCACAACAATGTGAATTTTATAAAGATACTTTACAAGCTGAAAAGACTCACAAATATAACCGAGAATTAACTGAAAATATGGAGGAAATGCAGAAAGAAATAGACTTATATAAAAAATTCATTGCTCAGTATAATGCCACAAAAGAATTCGAAAAATGGAAGAAGGAACAAACTGCTTTTACTTATTATTATAGACTGAGACCTCCCAGTATTGGTTGTCAACCAACAAAAGGAATGTTAGAAATGAATGGCGAAAAGATAATTCACAATGACAGAGAGTATTGGGGATCTTGCAATTATGATAGAGAATTGACTGATAAAGAACTTTATGAATATGACTTAGATAAATAAAATATATTAGAGAACTAAATTAATTATTAGTTCTCTTTTCTTTTGTCTATGTTCTTACCCTCATATAATCCCTTCAGACCTTCCACGATGTCATATAAGCTCTTATAAATCAAATCTGATATAATCCCACAACAAAAAGATAATAAGGCCACAAACAACGCTAATATAATTATTTATGTTTTGCTATTGTATTTATGTTACAAACGATTATAATTATAGGTAATTACATATAAAATTTAAAGGAGCTGGCACAACATGGACAACAAAGCATTAGACACCAGAAACGAGTTAAATTTTATCAAGGATTTTACAAGATCAACTCTTACCGGATTAGAAGTAAATAATAGCATAGAGGATTATGCAATAAAAAATTACATCAAAGAAGTTGAAAGAAGTATCGCGCTAATCAAAAAAGCAAATAATCTATAAGTCGGAAACGGCTTATTTTTTTTGCGCTTATATCCGGCATTTATGACGCAATCAATACTTTCAAACTCTTGTTTTAATGGGATAATTAATAAGTGTAAAATAATTGTTGACTAATTAGCATTCAGTGTGATAGAATACATTAACGGATTAAATAAGGAAATGAAAGAGGTTATAACTTATGAGAATGCATATAAACCGTGACAAGGAAATCGAGGAAAGAATTAATAATGAAATTGATGCTTGCAAAATGGCCTATAAAATTCAGGACAATGAAGGTAATAGATTTGTTTTTGGCGGTATAGAAAATGGTTTTCCTTGGTATCGAACAAGAGGAGGAAGTAAACATATTTTTGATTTAAATGGGTACGAAGTGTTAGAACAATATTGTAAATTATAATTAAGACTCTCAGGAGTCTTTTTTCTTTTCCTTAAACATCATACCCAATACTAATTAAAACCTCTCTAATGGCCTATTCTATAGCTCTGATAGTATCCGGGAATCCCTTGTGTATGTTTATTCTGTATCCCATAAACCGAAAATAAATATTCAAAAGTCATATACAAATATGTAAAAATTATGATACAATGAATTGAACGCTAATTTTAATTTATTGATATAGTGAATATAAATATAATTGTTGACGTTCAATAATAGAAATGCTATAATGCATTATCAGGTTATTTTAAGGAGGTTCATTACATATGAAGTCAATGTCTAAACCACAACAACGACGATATCTATCTTATCAACGTGATAACCGCACTGAAAAAGATTCTTACTACTCAAGTTCAGATATAGTGATTTTCAGACAATATGATAAAAGACTTAGTATACTAAAAAGTGATAATGTTTTTGTATTTGAGAATATAATGAAAGAATATTTTTTAGGGAATTACATTTATGACATTGATACATTTTGTGCTTACTTACTTTTAAACTATAAAAAGACACAAACAGGACTAGTAAAAGTTATGGAAGAAATGAATGTATCAAAATATCATAGAGAAAAATTAGAGAGTTATTGCTTGGGGTTACAAGTAAGGTATAGATACGAAGTTATAACCGCATCATTTACTAATGATTTGGATACAATCAATATTAAAATCTAAGAGCCTCTAAACAGGTTCTTTTTTTCTTTTCCGGTACTAATTGACCATGAACAAATTTAAACCTCTTAAAGCGTCCATTCTGACTCTCTGAAACTAGCCTATAGCCTCATTCTACATTTCAATTTATAGAACCAAATGCCCATTTCATGGGTTGAGTATAAAGGGAAAATAATTATTTTTATTAACATGGTTTTTCTTATTGTTTCTATGCTATAATAAGGCATAAGCAAAAAGAAAGAAGGTTATTGTATGAAAAAGGTTACACGTAGTTACTTCACTATTCGCCAAGTTGACATGGGCCACGGTTGGGTATCTTATGAAAAACAATTCTTAGGAGATATGAAGTTTATCAATATCTCATACGTTGACTATGATCAAGATGATAATGAAGTTGGTTCTGGTAATGAAGACTTTAGCCTTGAAAGATACTTAAAAGTTATGGAAATCAATCTTAATGAATTAGTCAGAAACAATGCACCAGTTAAACCAGAAGTTACCCAAACAACCTTTGTACAATACATAAATGCAAATAGATACAATCAAGTATTCACTTCTGACATAGAAAAGTTTAGTTCTGAATTATTATCCATCATGATAGCTAAAGAAGGAGAAGTCAGAAGAACTGGGCAGGATTTCGGCGGCTGGAATTATGAAGTAATAAACAATAGAATTCTAGTCCTCGAACTTGGTGCTTGGAGATATGGACAAAAAATTAAGTGGGATATGGAGAAAAATTGCATAGCTGATAGTAGAAAGAAAGAGTATAGAGAATTAATTAAGAAGTAGAAATACTTCTTTTTCTTTGTCCCTGCTCCTATAATCCCAATACCCATGAATCCTATATTTGGTCTGGTTAAATTAGAGTAAAAAAATTAATTATTTTTACATTATATTCTATCTATGTTATAATCTCTAAAAGGAGGTGAAAAATAAAATGGACAATGATAAATTAATTGATGTACTCTATTCCATCACGGCAAGCCTAGAAAGATTAAATTTAGAAATTGCACGAATAAATGAAAAAATCGAATTGAATTATGAAGAGCGCAACCTATCAAAAGAAATTGAAAATATAAACAAAGTAATAAAAGAAATCAGTAAATAAGAGTCTTACATAGACTCTTCTCTTTTTTATAGGGTAGCTCATACCTACCGGATCACAAATAAATATAAAATAATTTATAAAAACTTAACACAAATTAATAAATCTGTGTTATAATAAATCAAGTTCAAAAATACATAAAAAGAAAGTAGGTAATATATATGGTAGTTTTTATTCCAACTACTGAGGAATCCCCAATTTATAGTTATATTTTTGAAAATCCAAATGTTTATGAGGAATTTTTAGCACCTACTATTTGCCGGATCATGAAAGGGAGAGAAAAATATCCACATTATGACCGGAATCGGCAATATAACACATTTTACAAAGTAGCAAAACAAATAGTTGAATACTACATGGCGAAACATGGTGAAATTCATGACATTAAAACTTTAGCTTGGGATCTAAACAATTACTGCCATGAAATATATGTTTAAAATAAATTATGTGTAAAGGTTAGATAGATAATATCTAACCTTTATTTTTTGTCTAAAAAATGTCTCCCCGGTAGCAGCAGAGCAATTTTTAAAAATCTTGTGGGGTTGGCACTTGTCATCAAATTACCTTTTAAGCCTTAAAATAACCCTTAGAAGCCACAAATGGCACTCTAAGGGCTTTATACTCTATACCATAGATAATCGAACCACTAGCAAAAACACAACCCCTTTAAACTTTATTAAAATATAAAATAATTATTCAATACCTATATACAAATGTCTAAAAATCGTTATAAAACATTTGTTAATGGTTTTGGTGAAGCAACAAAAAGAAATATAACTTGTTCTGGATATGAAAGAGCAGAAAAACGTAATAGCAAAGCAATGTTATTGTTTGTAGGAGGTAAAAATTAAAGGGCTGAAAAGCTCTTTTTTCTTTGCTATCAATTCAAATATAATTATTGACCATTTTATATATTCTATGTTATAATTCATTAACGTCAAATTTAAGAAATCGAAGGAGTGCTACATATGAAATATGAAGTAACAAGATTATTCACTAAGGGGATATTCAAAGGAAAGACCCACACGGAAATTACCTCAGTAAAATTCGAGGTAGGATTCATTTGCAAGAACGCCATCGGTGGTAGCGACTATAAAATAATTTCCTGCAATCCAGTGTAAACATAAGGAAGGGTAAAACCTTCCTTTAATAATTTTAAGGAGTGGTAAACATGTTTAAACCAGTTACCAAAAAGCAAACTAATAAATTTCAAGAAAACTATGGTAAATTCATTTCTTCTCTTTTTGGCGTTGAAGTTGTTGGAGATACCAAAAAAGAAGCTGAGGAATATTTAGCAAATTTCATTCAATGGAATATGGAACCATTTCAGAAAATTTATCAATTTCAGAATCATCTTGCTATTCTAAAGCGCAGTAAGAATGCTGTAAATCAATACGAATATTCCAGAATAGAAAATGGTTTAGCACAGGGATCTACAATATTTAGTGCTGTAAGTGACAGAGCAGCAGAAACAAAAGGCAATGACTATTTCAGTCAATACTTAGATTGTATCAATTAAGGGCTAAATAAAATTTAGCTCTTTTTCTTTGTCCTGCTATAGTTTTACCCTAAACATATTCTGAAGCCTTAGAAGTGCTATTATGGGCCTTAAAATGCAAAATAATAATAGTTGACATAGTACCATTCAATCCTTATAATACTAAGTAATTACATATTAATTTTTAGGAGGTCGAAACCATGAACGAACTAAAAGAACTTGCTAAAAGTGCCATTGACCGCGAAGACTGGCAAGAACTTGAAAGACTAGTATTAAGGTTAAAAGATGAACAAAAAACACCTGAAATAAAATATGTCATTGCGGGGATCTACTCAGCCAGAACGACACCTAAAATTCACATAGCAAAATATGAAAATGGACATTATACTAAGTGCCAATGCCGATGTCAGGGAACACAAGGACTTCAAAAATGGGAATTAGAAGAATTTTTACTAAAAGGCAAACTTGAAAATTATAGATTTGGATTGACTGATATTACCATAGAAAAATGCAAAAAATGTTTTAAGTAAGAGCTAGTTGATAGCTCTTTTTTCTTTGCTTATGCTATAGTTTTACCCTAGATACATTTAAACCATTTAGAAGTACCATTATGGGCCTTAAAATCTAATATAATTAATATTTGACGTTTGTATAATTACTATGGTATTATGTATCAGTAATAAATAAAATTGGAGGTTATAAAATATGAAAGCATTTGACTTTGTAAAAATCCAGAATATCGGCGTAGGTAAAATTCAAAGTATATACGATGGTTATGGGGCAACCATTAATATTTGTTATACAAATTATTATAGGGATCTATCAGAAGATACAGACATCGAACCATCTACAGAAAAAGAATACATAGAATTTATCAAATTTATGGTTAAAGAGTTAACCGCGAAATCTAAAAATAAAAGGAGCGAGGCAGCACAATATAATAAAGATGTTGAAGGAGAAGCCACCAGGAGAAAAGGTAAGGTTAGTATAATTAATGGCAACTATGCTTTTGGGCTTTGTGAAAATTCAATATCTAGCTATCATAGAGGATTACTGTCCGATGCTAAAAAAGCAAAGGAACTAAAAGAAAAATTGAAAAAGGAAATAGCATGGTATAAACACAGAGATAAATTAATTAAAGAGGCTGAGAAGGAAAGAAAGAATAAGGCAAAAAATGCAGGGTAAACCTCTAAAGACTAGAAATAAAATTCTAGTCTTTTTTATGTTCATTCAGCCGGATCAACTCATTTCCCCATTTCAATCATTCACAAACTAAAAATACACGCACAGAAACAGCCATTCTTGCCTTTAGAATCAATTGCCCTTTATAATCTTACCTTAATACATTTTAAACGTCTCAGAATCAAAATAGGGTTATTTGTAGCTATAGATCCCATGTAAATATAAAAATAATATTAAATAAATAGCTATACTGCGTATATGGTAGCAATCAATAGATAATACCATATAATCAACTGTAAACAGGTTAAAACATGATTATTTGAGAATGTACAATATTATTTTGAATATGTTATACTTAAGAGTACCATAAATACATAAATAATTTGAAAGGAGATAAAAGAGATTTTTATTAATATTTTCGGTTATACATAAATAGGTTATTATTGATAAAGGGTTATAAAATAAATTAATTACAAAAAAGAAAGTAGGATGAAAAATATAAGTATTTCAATTAAAAATCATATTGGAGAAACAAATACCACGGGCTACGGCTCACTAATGACTGTTATTAATTATATAGATTATAGAAATATTATTGTAAGATTTGATAAATCGGATTATGAAAAAAATACAAGTTACGAACAATTCAAAGATGGTAGAGTTAAAAGTCCATATTGCAAATCGGTACATGGTGTAGGATTTTTAGGGGAAGGTAATTATACAAGTAGAATGGGTGAAGAAAAGGCTCCTCAGTATGTAGCGTGGAATAATATGTTACAAAGATGTTATTCCGCTAAATTCCAAGCAACAAGACCAACATACATAGGGTGTACAGTTTGTGAAGAGTGGTTAAATTATCAGAATTTCGCAAAATGGTATGACGAGAATTATTATGAGGTAGAAAGTAAAAGTCAGCGCGGAATGAATCTCGATAAAGATATATTAAAGAAAAATAATAAAGTATATTGTCCTGAATTTTGCGTTTATGTTCCAGACAGAATTAATTTATTGTTTTTAAAGAAAGATGCAAATCGAGGTAATTTGCCAATAGGTGTAACAACAGAAGGTAAAAAATATTCTTCTCATAGTGTTATTGATGGTAAAATTGAGCATTTTGGAAATTTTAAAACTCCAGAATTAGCTTTCAATGCTTATAAAAAGTTCAAAGAAAAATATATAAAACAGGTTGCCGATGAATATAAAAATAAAATACCAAAAATATTATATGATGCATTGTACAGATATAAAGTAGAAATCACGGATTAAACAATTAAGAGGGTTTTCAGCCCTCTTTCCCTATATTCAACTAACCCCAATTAAATTCCATTCTAAGGTCACAAAACATAATCACACGTAGTCCTATACCTTTATAGATCCAAACGTCTTAAACTCTATCTGGTGTCCTTAAAATCAATTACACGGCATCTTCTATAATTTCATTTATAAGATTCCTTTCCTAAATATAAATATAAAATTTATTTTTATAAATGCCTAAAATGCTATTGCAATTACTGTCAAGATGCTTTAAAATGAGTACATAAGAGGGAACAAAGAAAACCTCTTGAAGAACTAGTCAAAGTCAATTATTCATTTGAATCTAAAAATAATTATACATAAAGGAGGGCAATAACCACAAAGTATCTTGTGGCGTGACTAGGAAAACAACCTAGCACGAATTCTGTAAAAAGAGTTGAGACGATCTTTGAAAACTGAATTAAGAGACTAGCCAGCCAACACTTGTCAAATAACATACATTAGAGTATTCTTTTAGAATATCCTCTGAGGGTTAGAATCAAGAAAGTGGTAAAAAATTCGAGTGCGATATGGGCTAGTATAAGCAAAAAAGAGAGAATTAACCAAAAACATTCTACTAAATCCCTTTAGTTTATCATTATTACAATTTAACTATAACAATTGCATTAAACATGCATAACAAAATTAAAATGTAGGTTGATTGTAATTTAATGTTAGATTAATTATACTTAGAACTAAAGGGATTAATTTTCCGCAAGGTGTGAGCTTATGACAAATGAGTTTAGACCTTGTGAAAAAATTTAAGAATGAAAGAGGTTATAATTATGAAAAATTGTAAAACTGTTAACGGACTTGTAAACACGATCAAAAAAGGAGAAGTTGCATTATTGAAGGTGTGGGACATAATGGATGGTATTGGCGCAGAAGGAAAAGGAGCATACTTAAATTTAGGTGAAGGGAAATTCAGAGGAAAATTGGTTATTAATTAGGGAATGGGTTGTAGATCAAGATGGTATATGGTGCAGTGAAGACACAAAATACTCTAGATTTTATCAATAACCTATCCCAATCAAAAAGACATTTCTTGGGAGTGTCTTTTCTCTATTGTATTAAAATCTGATATGATAGAGGAAGGACATTTAAAGTCCTCAAAAAAGGAGAGTATTTTTAATGAACAAGACATCAAATTATTATGAGCAAGTCGGAGACAATCTAAAAGGTGGAGAGGCCACAAGAGCATACCGACAAGCGCAAAATCAACTAAACCCTTCTGAACCAAATTATTTAGAAAATGTCAAACGAATCCAAAACAAAATTATCAAGTCACTATCTTAAAGTTTATTGGTCATTAGCAACAACAAAACATAAATAACAGCATAACAATTTTGTTGCTAGTGTCGAATCAATTTAAAGGAGTGGTAAAAATGTCTGAAGAAAAAGAAATTACCTACACCACTGAAAAACGAGATATTGGAACATTAGTGGAGCATATCGAAAAGCAATACTACACCGTGGGCAAACATCTTCAAAATTTTCTAGCCGACAAAAAGGAAGCTGAAGGCAAAGAACTAAAAACCCTTCGTGAATTTATGGAATCTCAACGTGGTTATGTTTGGGAAACTTGGAGAGCATCAAATTTAATTCAGACTGTCTTGCTTAAAAATCCTATCCCTGAAATAACAGTTTACAGAGCCGATGATAAATCACAGTTTCGCAAAACAGTCGATGGGCAACAAAGACTAACGTCAATTTACCTTTTCATTAATGATGGATTTAAGCTTGACATGAGTAAAACCATGTTTCCTAAATTCACAATTGAAGGTGAGCAATTCAACGCTACTGAAACTCTTCAAGGCAAAACATTTTCCCAATTACCTGAACTATGGCAAGACGTTATTCGCGGTTATCAACTACGAATAACAACTATGAACAATTGTAGCGAGGAAGATGCTGAAAAAGCATTCGTTCAAATGAATAGCGGTGCTAAAGGGCTGAAAGCTTCAGAAATTCGCAAAGCAGCAATGGGAACTAGTACACGAAAATTCTTTAGATCAATATTGGATTCTGATTGGGTATTACACGCACTGACCGCACTATCAGCAAAGGGCAACGCTGGAGACGAAATATTATCACAAGTCATAACATTAGTACATAACAATTGCCCTGTTGAGTTGTCAAAAGACAATATTGACAAGGTTATATATGGGTTCAGGGAATTAGGACTACCGGAAACCCTTGAGGATGACATGATAAATATCTCCAATTTTCTCAGCCAAGCAACAAATATCTGGATTGAGAACAAGAAGAAAGAAGATGCAAAAGAGGGATCTAAGAAAGGAAAGCAGGTTAAAAATTATTCGACTTATCGCTTTACATGGTTAAATAAAACCAATACTGTGATGTTAGTGTATTCTGCTTATCAAGCAGTAAGAAATAATGTTGAAGTCGAAGAGTTCTCTGCATGGGCATACAACTTCTTTCAATTTCCTACAAAGGAGTATAAGGAGGGTTTACAGGACAAAGCGATTGATTTAAAACGTGTTGAAATGCGTATGAGTGCAATTAATGTAGAATTGGGGAAACTAGGTTCTTTTGAACAAGTTCAAGAGGTTGAGGAAATCATTGAAGAACAATGGGAACAACCTCTGCAAGCTGAAAACCTCAAACCTGTCATAACACCAGACCAAGAAGAGTTGGGCGAAAGCGCAGAAAACAAAGAAGAAGCAAAACTAATTCTAAGTATTGCAAATAATACTAATGTTGCCTGAATTGTAAAATAATTATTTTGGGAATTAGTCTTAATTCCCTTCTAAGTTCATACTAAATGTGATAAACTATATATCATAAGAGTATGAGTTTAGAAGGCAGTTGTGGTTAATACCTATAACAATTGACCTATAACAATTGAAGGAGCGTGTTGAAAATGAGTATTACAATTATTAAATTAACCCATAATCTAGAAGAAATTAAGCCAGAATTTAAAAACTGGAATTATTTATCCCAAACTCAAAGAAATTTCCTTGAATCTTACAATGAATTCAGAATAACAAATCATGGTCAGGAAATGCTAATTTATCAAGGAAGGTTAATTGTTGCTAGTTGTTCAATATCAATGACTTATCATGATAAAATAGTTATTGATAGTATATGGACAAAGGAAGGAGAAATAAAATGAACATAAAAGAGGTAGCTCAAGCAATGCAGGAAATTGAATTTGTCTTATTTAGTGTTAAAAATGGTGACAGATTACATGCCGGAGAAGTTGAGCGAGCACACAAAAAGGCTCAAGAAATCATGGAAAGACATTTAAAACCTATGGGAGCATTTGAATAAAGGTCGAAACTAGTATAACAAATTAGTTGTACTAGTCCAAGGGTTAAGCCCTTACTGACGATGACCAAATATATTAAGAAAGAGGTTTTTGAAATGACTAAAACATTATCAACTAAAACATTAGTATTCGAGGGTGCAGGATGGGACGGAGCAGAAGTTAGTACCAAGTCTGGCGTAGGAAATTGCAGAATCAGAACTCGTATTCGTAATATTGAAGGTAGACTTATTTATCTAGAATTGGGTGGCACTCAATTTTCAGGTAAACACATTCCAACATATGCAAAAGGTTTGAATTATGCTTCACACATTGACCATGTTTTTTATGATGATTCTAAATGGGACTCAAAAAGAAATTCTTCTGGAGCATTGTCACATATTCGGAATATCCATTTTGAGTATAACAAATCATCAATACTCAATTTTGTCAATAAAAATCTTAATTGCTCATTTAATGACATAGAAATAATTAACAAAGGTTTACATGTCCATGATACTGAAGAACCTCTCTGTGATTGCAGTCGAGAAGGTTACATACCATTTAAACAGATAGAAATAAATATTTCTATCTTAGACGGAGTTAAACCTATGCAGGATTATAGTGATCGGAGATTAGGCCAATATAAAATCAATTATGATTTTGTCAAAGATTTACCTGTCATTGATAAATGGATTAAAGACAGAACAGAGCGAGAACAGCAGGGTTTCCCGAATTATACTTATTATTTCAGTATTAGATGGGATCAAAATGGAATCATTAATAGTCTTGAGTTGTCTGCTAGACAAGGTTTTTGTACAATGGGTTTTAGTGCTGAAGACTTGGAAAATGTAATTAATTTTATCAAATTATCAAATGCTAAAATCACATTATCTGCATAACAATTCACAAATACCAGTTTAATTATTCTCTGTACCGCGCTATACTGTGTTAAATCCAAATATAATATAGTGCGGTACGGAGAGCATTTAAGCTCTAATAAAATTCTAGGAGGTTTATTATTATGACAGTTAAAGCATTTGTAAAAGATTGTAAAAACAATAGTTGGAATGAGGTAAAAATTATTGATACTGAAACAGGAGAATTCACCCAATATAATACTAATAAAAGTATTGGGTTTCCTTTCGGCAATCCGTATACTACCACAGTTTTTCAAATGGGGTATAAATCAGTTGATGAGTGTTTAAAATCTCTTAAAAAAAATAATTATCTAGGGGATGAGATAGGCTATAAGAAGCAAAAAGAATCGGAAAGAATAGGTTATATTAAGCTAGGAATGGAAAGAATTAAGCGAGCAGGGAGAGTCAATACTACAGACTTTGAGGACATTTGCAACAAATTAAATAAATATGGTATGGGTTTCTGTGATGCTCAGAATTCAATTATCGAATGTCATTTGCAATGTATAAACTAAAAGGAGTGATTAACATGTTAATAGGTAAAAAAGTTAAAATTATTCCACACGAAAATTTAAGTGATGATTATTTTAACTTAAATGGTACTATTGTCAATTATCAAGAAGAGGAAGAAATTAAACGAAATCCAGAACATAACAATAACACAGAGCCTGCAGGAAAAATTATTTCTATGTATCAAATCGAATTTTACCAATTACCAAGGAAAGAAATGTGCAAAAAATTATGGGTATTTGATGATATGTTTAAAATTATCTGATTTTAAGTTTATTGGTCATAAGGTAGCAAAATTATATAACAGATTGTCTGCTACCTTGCGTCGAATTAATTTAAAAGGAGCGTGTTAACTATGAATATAAAAACTGATGGCGTTTGGGTATGGACTGCTAAAGCTGAACAGGTCGCTAAAGAATTGAATCTAGAAGAAAGGAAAGAAAATATCCCTGCATGGTTAGGTTATGAATTACTAGGCCAATATGCACCTCAAAAATGGGTTGAACTTGTATATGTTAAGGAATCAAAATGTCAAGTATTAATCCATAATTCAAAAACTAAAGAATCAGAATGGATCAATGGAATTATAACAGGGACTTCAGCCGGAGACGTTGGAGAAGACTTCGAGCGAATTAATGTAGTAGAAAATGGAAATAATTATATTGGTTGTCATCCTAATTGTGTCAGGTACATATAATTATTTTGCTGTATAACCAATAACAGCAAGCCCTATAGGGTTCGATGGTATTCCTATAAAATACCCTTCAATATTTTAAAAGGTGGTTAGATTATGTATATTGACTATGATTATAAAGGTTCTACTGCTTATAACTCAGTTATGGGAGCATCTAAACAAGGTTTAACTAATAGAATCCCATACACCAAAAACGCTATTAAATTCCATACGGAAAATAACAATCAAGGACAAATAAAGTTTTTTTACTGGTGAACTTCAATTGATTAATAAAAGGTTGAAGTCTTTGAGTTATTAAATAATTATTTTCAAATTTACTCTATCTGACGTTTTCAAGTCTGTGATGATATGATACAATAAGTCATGGACTTGAAGCAACAAATAATTATTTTGGTAATGCCTAAGCACCTGCAATCTATATAACAGACCATAACAATAGGTTGCAGGTGTTTGGAGTTTATCAAGGTATAAAGATGTGATAGACTAAAGAGGAAGAATTAAGGAGGAATACATAATGTTAGAATTAAAGTATGGTGCAATTGTCAAGCATAATGACCAATTAGGGGAATTAGTCACAGAAGATGGTAAATTTTATTTTCATCCTGTCAAGTATGGCAATTATTATTGCTCAGACCTAACTGAAGCAACTGAAGAAAATATTCAAGAAACTTCCCACGATGAAAAGATTGAATATCTCAAACAAGAGTTCCCATGGGGAGAAATTATCAAAGTTCATAACATTGGTGAATATGTTATTTTTGAGTATATTAATGGATATGACCTTAGAAACGAAGAAAAAACAACTATTATGTTCCATACTTATATGGATTACAAGAATATTGCTAGGTCATATCATTCTCTAGATTCTTGCTTAATCGGCACATTAGCGCACAAATATGATGGAGCCAATAGTCAGGCAGCTACATTTTTTAGGCGTATGGTTAAAATGTAAATCCCACGAAATACGAATTTCGAAGTATTTTAAATTAGAAAGGAGTTTTAAAAATGTTTGAATGGATTGTAGAAAATACTAGAACTGTAGAGGGGATTATAAACTTATCAAAACAAGATTTATATTATGCTTGGAAATATCTTGAAGAGGACAGAATTGAAATGTCAAGCGAAGTTGTTAGTGAATTAGCTACTCAAATGTGTTTTAATTATTAGGGCAGTCAGTGCCCTTTAAAACCTCCAAATCTGTATAATAATCATAACAGCACACTTACATAGGTTGGAGCGTTTAAAGGATATTGAAATCCTAAATAAAATTAAGGGAGTTGTATTTAATGGAATTTGATATTAAAAAATCTTATTGGTGTGAAACTGGAAAATTTCAAGAGGAGATAGATAAACTTAATGATTTAATGCCGGACTATGGATATACAACTAACGATTATATGAATTTATTTGTTGCAATTTCAAAAGTTTATTATCGTAAATATAACGATGGTGATTCAATTTTTGAATTTGAAAGGATAGTGGAAAAATATATTGAACCTTTTACAGAGCAAATTAACTTCAATTCTAATAAGGATTATGAAGGGCATGATCTTGAAAATTTAGTTGATAGGGTAGTCGAATTTATCAAGGATAAAGATTTAAGGTATGAAAGCATTGAATCTTAGGGCAATCAAAGCCCTTCTAAACCCTTCTGAACTCTCATATCAGCCATAACAGCCAACACATTATAACACCACGACTATGAGCGTTCAGGAAAGTATTAAAACCTTAAAATAAATAAAGGAGGAACGCATCAATGAGCAAATTAAAATTACTCCAAGAATTCAAAGTAATCTGTGATACTCATCAAATTCCATTCACTTTTGAAAACTTCGAAAAGCTTATCGCTCATATTTCTAAATAATCTTACATATGCTATATTAAAAAATAAATCCAAAAATAAATTATGAAAGAAGGAATTCCAATGCAAAAGTTTGAGAACTCTCAAAACTTAACCCTGAATGCTTCAATTCTTAATTCCTTATATCTAGGTAAAAAATTAGTGTATAGATTCTTCAAAGGAGAAATTATAAATATTGCTTATTATTCAGACCTTGAACCTGTTCCATATGCTGAAGTGAGACTAACACTATGGAATAACCGGACAGTCACTAAGATTATGAAGTTATCTGATGTGGTTATTGTTGCTTCCAGTAAAGTTAAGAAGGAAAAGAAATCAAAGAAATCCAAGGTAGCAGCATAATTTGTGTAATTTAATAGGCATTGCATAAAGCGTAAAATAATTATAACAATTGTCATTCATACGCTCGCTCATGCAATGCAATTTTAAAATACATTGGTTAGAATGTATTAGTCGTTTTAACTATAACAAAAGCATTAAGGAGGTCGCCCAACTACTATGTCAAACATAAATGTATTAAAATCTAATTATGATATCATTCTTAGAGAAGCAAGTCAAAAAGGATTTACTTATACTGGAGATAATTTATTATCCTATATTCAGTGGAAATCAAAAGGATATATGATCACAAGAGACCAGAAGGCGTTCATTATGGTTTATCTCTGGAATAAAGGTGAGAACAGAAGGAAAGTATTAACTGGACTCTTTACATCAGAGCAAGTTAAGAAAACTCGATGCAATCAATTTAGTATGGTATAATCTTGTAAATGGCATTTATGCTATAACAGTTTGAGTTCTGATATTCAGAGATTATTTGAATAAATTACTAGGAGGTTTTAACATGATGCAAGATGAATATAAAAATGATTTTTTCAGTCAAAAGTTTTGTTGGGTATTAGATAGCAGAACATTCTTTCAACATCAAAGTGCAAAGGAATATTTGATTAGGATGCAAAAACGATCAGAACAATTTGTTGTAGGTTATTTGGTATTACTGAAAGAAGAATATTATAGACTAAAGGATCAGAAAGAGCAGACAAATCAATTAGAGGAATTATTAAAGGATACTATATAAGTCCTTTAGCGTTGATATCTACGCCATTTTAGCAATAACAGAACACTCAAAATGGTTGCAGGTATTTATGCTAAAGTCCTTGTAATGGGCTAATAAATAAGAAAGGAGAAGAAATTTAGGTCTATAAATAACAAAATAAATAAAAAGAAAGAAGGTATAAATAAAAAAGAATGACAAGAGAAGAACGCAAACAAATAAGTTATAATTTAGTTCATAGAATAAATAATGATGGAGTAGAAGAAAAGTATTGTAATAATTGTAAGACATGGAAAATAATGAACCTAGATAACTTTTACAAATGGAAAAGTAGTAAAAATGATGGACTTCATCCACAATGTAAAGAGTGTGTTAAAAAGAATGCAATAATTAACAAAAGCAATAATAAAGAAAGATATTCTGAATATGATAGACAATATCGCGGAAGAGATAACAATAAAGAAATTATGAATGAAAGAAGTAGACAGTGGATGGTAGATAATCGTGAATATGCTAAAAATTATATTAAATTGTGGCAACAATCCGAAGGAGGTAAACAATACTTTAATACTTATTGGCATGAAAAAGGAAAACAACATCAACATGATATATCAGAAAAAGAATGGGAAGCATGTAAAAAATATTTTAATTATAAGTGTGCTTATTGTGGAATGCCATTAGAATTACATAAAGAGATAGTAGGTCAAGATTTACATAGAGAGCATAAAGACCATAATGGATCAAATGGTCTATCTAATTGTGTTCCTTCCTGTAGATTATGTAATAGCACAAAACACGATAAATTATTTGATGATTGGTATAATAAATCTAATCAAAATTATACGAAGTCAAGACATAATAAGATAATTAGATGGACTACAGAAGGATATAAGGATTATGTAGAAGAAAAACAGCCTTATAGAATTGTTAAAAAGAAAAATGAGAATGATAATAAATTCCATTGGCAATTATGGTTAGTAGATGAAAAAAGAAACATGACAAAATGTATTGAAGTTAAAGTTAAAAAGAAAGAAATAATTAAAGATATAGAAGGAGGGATTCTAGATGAAATATCAATACATGAAGTAGCAAAATAATATTAATTGTAACACCTAGACTACTCATGTAAACTGTGATAGTCTAGGTATACCTTTTAGGATATTACATTGGATGGTAGCGAAAGGAGTGATTATAAATGACAAATCATGATAAGTTTTATAATTGGTTAAAGAAAAATCAAAATCAAAATAAACCTGTAGAGATTTCAGTACATGCTTATGAATTTGGATATTATGCAACATGGAAGAATGGATTTTCTGTTCAAGTTGGAGATGCTATTCGAGACAATGTAACAGGCAATGTAATTAACTTATTACTTGATGCTGAAGATTATGACTTAACTTTTGATCCTGATGTAATGAGTGTTATTCCTGAAGGAGATTGTGAAGCAGGTACAGAACATTTTTCAATAGGTTTTAAATTGATCTAAATAATCTGTGCTAACGATTTAATCCCATAGACTACATAACAGAAATAACTTATAACAGCAGGGCATATGGGTTTGTGGGATTATATCATAGCATTGGTTGCTAAATTAAATCTAAAGGAGAGTGAATCAATGAACGGATGGTTATCTCCAGAAGGTAAATTCTACAGCACTTTCAATTTACTATCTCATTATAAAAAGGCTGAAGAAATTGCAGATTGGAATGAGATTAGTTTTAATATTATTGATCCTTTGACTAATACTCATCCTTGGTGTGCAGAAAGATTATTAGAGGTTTTAGGTTGGTTTAAAATTGGAAGCGATGAAAGGATTATAGATTTAGATGTTGATGCTTTAACAGATAAGCAAATTAAGTTTTTGTTGAAGCATAAATTAGTGTAATTATATATTTGTCAATATTTGTATAACAGCCGACCATATTTATTGCATGGACTTTTTAATAAAAATTATTAGGAGGAATATATTATGAAAATACCAAAAGACAATCAATTTACTTATAAAACAAGTGATGGAATGATTAAAGGATATTTCAATATTTATCAAGGAAAAGATGGTAGAATATATTTACTTATGGGCGAATCAGTAACTCCTTTATCCATGAAACAAATTCAAGAATTACGCATAGATTGCTATTCTCTTATTGATTTTGATCATGAATTGTATATGAAATCTTACTTAGTCAATTAAAATGTTATTTTTATTTGGTGGAATTTGTATTTAATAAATTAAAGGATGTGATGCAATTTGATTGTAAATATTGATTAAATGATAATAAATAAAGAAAAGAAGGAGAATATACATATGGTTTTAAAATCAATTAAAAAATCAAGTCGAGTTGACGGAATTATAAATATTCCTAAGAATGAAGAAATAATTAACAAAGAAGTATTCGATATAATGTTAAAACAAATGGAAGATGATATGAAAGTTGGTATTAATACAACAACTTTTGAATACGTTTATTCACTGGTTCAAAATATTAGGTATAATCGTTCAATATTATTAAATTCTCCAACGGTGAGGCATGTTTATAATTTTCTAAAAGTATTATATGAAAATAGTGGTGATAATAAATATCATTATTTTGCCCAAGATGTATTTCAAGATTATGTTGATCTAAAAAAGATGGAAGTTGACTATCCTGAAAGAAAAATAAAAGAGTATATTATAGAAAATTTTAATGAAATATTTTTTAATTACAAATTCATAAAATCAGAATACCATATTAATAATGAAAACTTTATAGACATTTTAGCTGAAAATAAATTAACTAAACATAAAGTAATCATTGAAATTAAAAAATCTAAGAATAACCCAAATCCACAACTTATTAGATATGGTAAACATTTTGAAAATCCTGAATTGGTCGCAATATCAGAAGAACCAATAAAAACTCAATTAGACAATGTACAATATTATTTAGTAGAATATATTATTAAAAAAGAATAAGCAATCACCAATTAATTAAAACCCTAACCACTATAACAATAACAGTGGTTAGGTTGGGCAGTTTCAAAGCATGAAAAATTCCATTGCTCCGACTGTATGGTAAACATATAATAAATTTTAGGAGGTTAAAAATTATGAAACACGATTGTTGGACTTGTTTACACTTAATTTGTGACAGAATTGAAGAAACATCTTGTAACAAAGGTAATAATTTATTCCCTATTTTCATAGAAAACAAATGTCAAGACTGGAATGAATAGATCAATAATCTAAAAATCCTAAAATACAATACTATTTACAAAAATTAAAAATAAATTTGTTGATGGTATTGTATTTTTATACTAATGGATATATAATGTAAGTAAGAAATAAAATATTAGAAAGAAGGAGTACATAATGTTAAAAAGAAAAATTGGTGATAAAGTATTCATAAATCCATATTCAGATGTTACAGGTGTAATCATAGATTCTAAGGAAGCAAATTCAGAATTTAATCCAAATTGGGATTACAAAGTTAAGTTTGACAATCCAGTAAGTTATGGTTTCGGGCCAGTAGAATCAGAGTATTTCAACGATGTTGAACTGGATAAACTTTTAAGTAACTGGAATGTGATTAAAGGAATTAAATAAAGGAGTGATACATAATGAGCAACGATGAAAAAATCAAGAACAGCATCAAGATTGAATTTGTGGATTATAATGGAGATAAGCATATGTTTTATAATGAAGAAGCTCCGTCCAATCAAGTTGAGTTTGTTGGTAAAAGTCTAGCAAAATTCTTTAAATCTATTGGATGGTCAGAAACTGTTATAGATGATGCTTTAGAGAGCCTACAATTTGAGTTAAATTGTTTGAAATAATCCCAAGAAAGGCAGAATTTATGGTATGTGAAAGGAAGTTTGATTACATGTCAAAAAATATAAAAGAATATAAAGTTATTAGTGGATATTACGAAGGTAAAACTCTTATTGCTTCTGACGATGCATTATGGCAAAGACATCCTGCATGGCCTTGTGATCATTGGATTTGTGACGAAGATTCCGATTATACTAAAGAGCATTGTAAATTAATTGAATTTGAAAGGATGAGTAAAATGGAAAATTACACCCCTGAAAAACATGGGATAGTAACAGCAATTAGACTTTTCTATGAAAATGACAGGCAACCAATGGCGGAATTAGCTTTTTGTTTTGGTGGTACAGATATTATTGAGTGGACAAATGTTAGTCAAAGAGAAAAATATAGTAAGGGAATTAACGGTTATACATTTTTCTTTGATGAAAGACAGAGAAATGATTTTGAAAGTTTTAAGAAAATAACGGAGAATCTATGCAAATATGCCTGAATTAATTATGGAGATAAAGGATAAGTTATTATTAAGTTTAATTAAAAAAGAAAGAAAGAAGGAATTTATAATGAGTCATTTTACTGTTGCTGTATTTACTGATGGAAACAAAACTGTTGAGGAATTATTAGCTCCATATCAAGAAAATAATATGGGAAATTGCCCAGAAGAATATATGGAGTTTAATGATGTTACTGAGGAATATCTAAAAGAGTATGAAAATGATGGTAATGAAATGGTTAAAACTCATGAAGGTGAATTATTGTATAAATGGGATGATAAATTTAGAAAACCAAAGACTATTGGTACTGGTTTGGATACTCACGAAATCCCTGAAAACAAAGGATATGAAATAGTATATGTAAAACACAATGAAAGATATAAAACCTTTGATGAATTTATCCAAGATTATTGTGGTTATGAAAAAGACGAAAAGACAGGTAAATATGGAAATTGGGAAAATCCTAATGCTAAATGGGATTGGTATCAAGAAGGTGGAAGATGGTCTGGATTGCTAAAGTTAAAATCTAAATTATATTTAACGAGCAATAATACATTCAATACTCTTGGATTTAATCAAAATGAATTTTTGAATTTTGTTAATTGGTATAAAAATGATAAAGACAAGTTCGATTCAATTATTAATAAATACAAAGGCGTAGAACAAAAGATCATAGATGAAGTAAAAATGTATATAGGTATGATGGAAAGTCCAGTGAAAAAAGTAAATTCTGCAAAAATTAAAGATATTGATTTTTCTTTAGATGCTAATGAATATAACAAAGCTATTAGATTTTGGGAATTAATTGTTGAAGGAGATACGCCTAAAAACAAAGAAGAGGAAGATATAGTTGGGTGGTGTTTCTACAAACCAGAGTACTATAGTAGTAGATACAAAAATAAAGAACAATATGCACAATTAACTGCCGAATTTGGCACATATGCAGTAATTACTCCAGATGGTATATGGCATTCAAAAGGTGATATGGGTTGGTTTGGTTTTAGTTCTGAATCTAGTGAAGAAGCAAATAATTGGATCATTAGTTTTAAAGAAAAGTTTATTAATAACTCTGATCCAGAATGGACTTTAACAGTTGTAGATTGTCATATTTAAATAAATGTCCTTGTGTGGTGGACAAATTAAACCTTAAATAGAAGTAAATCCACCATACAAAGACATCATATCCGATAAATTGTAACATTTAATTGAAATTATTATAAATAATAAGGAGTGATTAAAAATGGACACTACAACATGTATCTCCGAAATAAGAAACAAAATTGAGAAAGCAAGAATTAATGTGGCACAAGGAATGGATGAATATGAAGCTTTTAATGCGGTTTATGATTATATGTCTTTCTCACAGAAATGTGGTCTATTAGAAAAGGAAGCTTTAAATATATTGTGGAGAGAGTTGCAAGAAGCAACAAATATTATTTAAAAATAGAAAGGAGAATTTTAATATGAATAATTATTTTGTTGCTCTAGAATTACCTTCTGGTGGCAGTCTTGGATTTAATGTTGAAGCATATGGAGAACACGATGCTTATAGAAAAGTTATTATGTTTTTACCAGATGATTTAATTCAATTAGGCATAGTTCATCATATAGTGATTCCACAATGTAGGATTGATTGTGATTTTTTAAGAAAGGGAAATGATTAATATGAGAAGTGCAGAATCTTTAAAATTATTAGAAATTGGTGTTCTTAAAAAGGGATGTAAAGTAAAAATGAATGGTCTTAAAGGTTTTGATACATTTACAGAAATTGATGATGCTTTTATTAAGAAAGCAAGACCAGGAGAATTAGAAGATGACTGGGTAGTGGTCGTAATTAATGGGCAAACATATGATTCAGCTTGGATAAGCGAAGTGGAAGAAACGATTAATATGACATGTAGTGAGTGTAAAAACAACTCAATAACAAATCCTAACCTTAAATTTATAACTTGTCATGATTGTTGTTTTGGAAAAACGTGTTTTGAATGTGATGAATGCAGAGAATGTGATGGTTATGTTATTAAATTTGAGAAGAAAGAAGGTTAATTAAAATGTATAAAGAAAATGACAAAGTTATGATTACATGCAAAGAGATTAGTAGTAAAGATGAACTAGCATATATTGCTTCTAAAACTCCTTTTGGTGCGTATGAAGTAACATTATTAATGGATCATGAACCAAGAAAGGCATTCGATCCTGTTAGAATATTTGGAACAGATCAAATTAGTCTTGCTACAGAACAGGAAATTACTGATGCTGTGAGAGAATGGGAAGAGAAGCATAATTATAAATTAGGAGGTATGATATAATATGAGCATAACCGGATGGGTTAATAAAGAAGATTTAACCTTTAAGGAATACAGCAGTCTATGTCCAACATATGGGTTGTTTAAAGGAGTTAATTTTGAAAAGGTCAAATATTACAGGGACGAAGATGGTAAAATTTATGAATTAAGCTATTGCATAGATGGTAGTATGAACGAAAGATTAGAAAAATTGAGAATCGAACAAAAGAAAAAAGAAATTATGAAGAGTTTTGGATTATAATAAGATGAAAGGATGATTGATTATGAATTACAACAAACTTAAAGATGATATAATTATGGGTAAGGGTTTTAAAATGTTATGTAATGAATGTGGCAATGAAATTATTTTTCAACAAGAGTTAACTCCTGAGTGCTATGACGATAAAAATATTCAAGTTTCTTTTAGAAGAAATGATATTAGTTTTGGTTTTATCTGTACTTGTGGCAATTCAGCATATGTGAGTGATTAGTGGTAATCAATGATCAATGATTATGTAGTTAAATTTGAGTAGAAAGAAGGATAATTATTGTGAATGATTGTTTTACATGTGAATTTGCAAAAAGAGATATACACAATAGGTTTGAAGATAGATGTTCTGGTTTTAGTAATTGTAGTTATTCTAAATTTGAGGGAAATATTAAACCAACTCTTAAACAATATCTTGAAGATATTCAAAGAAATATTTCTACATCTAAAATGGATAATACCTATAAGAACGGTTTTAATTTTGCTATTCAACTTATTGATGAGTGGGAAGCAACTGAATAAAATAACTATTGATCCTTTTAAGACAGAGAATAAAAATAAATTCTCTGTCTTTTTATTATTCTTATTGACTATATATTTATTTGTGATATAATTTAAATAGTAAAATAAATATTTGGAGGAATACATATGTCAAACGTAAGAAGAATTTATGGAAGATTGAATGATTACATTGGACTACAAAGGTCTATGATTCTAAAAGAACATAATGGAGAAATGAATATTTCCAAATCCTCTAATGGAGGTTTTCATTTATTCCTTACATCTAACAAAGGTTTTACCTATGGCTTTGATTTAAATGCGTTTAAACAAGCTACCGCAGATTATGAGCATTTACTAAACAAGAACGAAAATGAAAGAAAAACCTTTGTTGTTGAGGTTGAAAATGAAAGACTTAGAAAAGAACTTGAACATTGGGGATACTAGGAAACTGGTACTTTAAGGGATAGAAAGGAAATGATTAAAATGAGTTATAAACTATCAAAATATGAAGCAATAGAGCAAGTGAAAAGACTTAGAATTGACGGTATATTATCATATATGCCTAATTTATATCCAACTTCTGAAACTCGTATCAAATGGGTAACAGAGTTTATGCTGTATCTTGAAAATGATTATTCAGGAAATCATAATGGACTTAGAGCTTGTACGGCAGAGTTCAACAGGCATTATTGGATACCAAAATATAAGAGTGATTGGAGTGAATTATAATGAACACATTTAGAGAATTCTATAATCATTCTGTTGATATGGTAAATTGTATACCAATGTCAAGTTTAAAAGATAAAGAAAAATTCAGAGATATGATAATGATACACTGTGTTAACTTTGCTAAACATTATGCAAAAGATATTAAATTCAAAAATGAAGCAGATGAGTTTTTGAATTATCAATTGAAATACAATAGACGTTGAAAGGAGAATACATAATGGATAAGTTCAAAATCATGAAAGAGGCATTAGAAAAAATATCAAATGCATGTGATGTTTTTGATATGACAGGCAAAAGTGATTACGACTGTTTTGAAGAATGTATATACATTGCTTCAAAAGCATTGAGTCAAATAAAAGAAGAAAAACATTGCTTGGTTGATTATTGTCGATATAATTCAGATTTTAAATGTTCTCTTAATCATAATTTATCATTTTCTAAACAGATTAAAACTACAGATGAATGTCCTTTTGGTTAATACCTCGAAACATGCAACTCAAAGGAAAATTGCATAAATAACTGCAATTCAATTATTAATTGCTATAATTAAACTAAGGAGTGAAAAACATGAAACAATGGTATACATGTTCAAATATGGAATGCGATTATAAGTCTAATGAATATCCAATGGTAATAAGAATCTATGAAATGGAAAATGAAATTGGAACAAGATGTCCAGTTTGTGGCAAGGTGTTACTTTATAATGCTCAGTAATCAAATTCAAAGGAGGAGAATATATAATATGTTTGGACATGAAAATTACGAATTGGAACTAGAATTTGATGATGATTTACCTGTATATAATATCAGTGTTGAAGAGTGGAATTCTATGTCATCAGAACAGCAAGAGGAGTGCATTATAATCAATAACATCAAAGTAAAATATTCTACTGATATCTCAGATACTTTATCAAGGGGATTTGGACATTTAGATAATTGGGGATTTTGGGAATATCAATGTAAATATGTTTAAGGGAAAGGAGATTTAAAACATGCAAGAATTTTTTCTAATTTGTTTTGAAAATACTACAAAAGCGGTCGATATTATTCAAGCAAATTCTGAAAATGAAGCTATACAAGAATATGCTGTAAATAGAGGTGGATGTTTGCAAGAAGAAAATGATATATTGTATTATAAAATACCGAAATCAGATTATAGATTATATGCACTAAATAATAATTATACCAGAAAATGACGATTTGCAGGGATTTAAGAAAGGGGAGATAACTATGTTTGGTTTAGTAAGAAAACAAAAAATACTTAATCAGATTGCCTATATTGATTGTAACATTGACAAATGGAAAGATATTTGGAAAGATGCTAAAGATGAAAATGTTAGGATCACAGTATTAAACACACTAGACAATATTCATAACTTAGTTTTAGAAACTGCAAGATATATAGATAAGGCTTAAATTTATAAACCTATTATAAAAAGTATTTTGAAGGAGGATTTTAAAATGAAAACATTTTACGCAATGATTATTGTTTTGTATTTAGGTGTTAGTTTGTTTATGTTTTCTATGTATCAATTTGTTCATCAGGTATTTGGATATCATGGTTATATTCATCTTATTATATTTACGGTGTATACTTTAGTAAACATAGTTATTTTAATTGGATATACAATGGGAGTAAAAAGGGATATACAAACACCTATGAATTAATAATACTTGAAGTTAAATAAAGGAGGAAATAATTATGAATGATTGTTTTACTTGTGAATATGCAGATAGGGATAAGCATAATAGATTTATTGACAGATGTTCTGGATTTGGTAACTGTAGTTATGTAGAATTTAAAGGGGATATTAAGTCCACATTATCGGAGATTATTAATATTCTTAACAAGAATCTCAATAATACCAATGACGATTATGCTAAAGGGTTTAAAGATGCCTTATCATTTATTGAAGTTTGGAATGAAGATGAATAATAACTTAAAATAATACTTTTATTTTATTTAAAAAATAAATTATAAAGGAGGAAATTTCAAACAATGGAGAAAAACAAATTAATTGACCTACTTGTAAAAGAATGTAATGATAGAGGTCTCTTACTATATGATTCAAATTTGTTAACTGTATTAAGAGAATTAAGTACAGAAACAATTATTAATTATTTGAAGGAGAATGATTAAAATGGAAAAGAAAATCAAAAATATCTCAAAAGTATGCACATCTATGTCTTGCCCAAGTAAACAATTCCCATATTGTGCTGAGTGGTGTTTATCAGCAGTTTTAAAAGTTGAATATGAAAGAGATGAAAAATAAGAAATGAGTAATTATTATTCAGTTGCAGTCATAGAAGATAAAACAGTTTATTATATGGGTAAGGCCAGTTCTGCTAGATTTATACTCCCATTATTCTTCAAAAACAATTGTGCCAACAAAACATTTTGCATCTATGGTGATGAAACTCATGCATGGTGTGAGGATAAATATGAATATGATGAAGGTTACGATCTTATCGAATTTGACAGTTATCCGGCAATTGAGACAGAATGGGTTGAAGAACATTGTTTATCTAAAGAGCAATTTGATAAATTAATTCATGAAATTAGTGGAAAAGAAATTAGATTAGGTGATAATGGAGATTTTATAATAGTTTGAAAGAATGCTTTTAAGGCATTGTAATATAATTTAAGGATGTGATGATATACATGATTGTAAGGTGTTAGAGTTAATTATACTTCTAAATACATAATAAAATAAATAAATAAAAATAAGAAGGATGGTAATGTATAAGCATGAGCAATGAATTAACAATTTTTGAAGGTCAAGAATTAGAAATCCTAACAAAAGAAGATGTAAATTTTGAGTTTGAGGGAACTGTATTGCTTAATGGAATACAATGTGTTTCAATATTAGGGTATACAAATCAAAATAGAGATATTGAAAGACATTGTGAAGAAGAAGATATCTATATAATTACTAAAGAAAAACTCAGTACCGAAATGGTATTGAAGTTAAAACTCAATACATATGAACTTACACTAGGCCAAAGAGGTACTAAGTTTATAAATGAAGATGGAGTATTCGACTTGATTTATAATTCAAAATTACCCAATGCTAAACAATTTAAAAAGAAAGTAAAGTCAATAATTTCTCAGATTCAAAGAACAGGTAAATTCGATTCAACAGAAAATAATATAATGCTAATCGAAGATGAAACAGAAAGAAATTATGAGATTGCAATATATAACTTGAAACAAACTTTGGATGCAAATCCCAATGATATGCTCATGCAATTTGCATATAAGACCAAAGTAACTGATTTAGCTACATATAAGCAATCCAGAGAATTAAAACTATTACAAGGTAAAATAGAAGGTTTAGAAAGTGATGTGTCTGGTGTCAAGAAAGATACAGAGCTAATCAAGGGACAACAAATGTTTGTCTGTAATAGAACTAATTTTAATGATAAAATAAAAATTCTTGCAAATAAATACTATGGAAGGGAAATTTCAAAAGCATATAATGCATTGTTTGCTAAAATGAAACAATTAGGAAGTTTTGATGTATATGCTAGATGTAAAAATGAATGGGATAAAATTAATGAAGATAGAGTAGCAGATGGTAAAGAACCGTATGCAAAAAGCACATTAAGGGGCAAAGTAAATTATTTGGACATCATTAACAAACATGATAAATGGGAATTATGTTCTGAAGCATACAAAACAATTGAAACAGAAGAGTATACTGCAAACACGGCAAAATAAAAATACATAATAAATATAGTTTAAAATCTTCTGCTTTGTTTCCAACCAACGTGACTAAATGCTGTTTTGGTGCGTTGGTTGGTTTTCTAAACCTCCGATAAAAAGCGAATTAAAACCATTATAAATACAAAAATAATATTTTTATTTTACCTCATTTAGTATTGTATTACTAAATATTTTGTGATAGTATATACCCAAGAGGTAAAACAAACCAGTCAGAAAGTAGGTGAACATATTAAACCATGAACTTCATAACGCAGAAGGATCTAGAAAATCTAATCACAAAATTCAACAGCACAGATTCTTCGGTCATCAAGAAAAACTTAATCAGAATTATTGATAACTCTCAATACAACCGAAGTAATCAGATGTTGGCTGATAAAGTAGGAGTAAGCGTTCAGACAATTTATCTATATCGACAGGTTCAGAAGAAAAGCAATATTAGTTTTGAAGTCATTCTTAAATTAGCAAATGCTTTAAGTGTTAAGGTAGAAGATTTTATGGAGTAGAAAGGATAGTTGAGTCATGACTGATGATAAACTTCTAAATGAAAAAATGGCTCAAATAAGAGAGCAAGTAATTCAACACAAATTGCAAAAGTTTGAACGAAGAATTAAACCTGTTTTCATATCTTGGATGATTAGTATTATTACTTTAATCTTAATATTGGCTTTTACTAATGTTGCCAATCAATATGTTTCGTATCTAATTTTTATTCTAATGATGTATGTTGGAGCAATTCCTAGTGGTTTGATTTTATATATGATATTCAGAGGTTTAAAAAAATTGGCTCGTTAATTATTGAGTTCAAAGATGAGGAGGAAAATATCATGAAATGTCAAGATTGTGGAAGAGAATGTTTTGATGATAAATATCCAGAAATAGTATTCAAAGATAAATACCATTGTATCTGTGAAAATTGCAGTATCAACTATTATGAAGATTCAAAAGGTAAAATCAAATTGAGAGAAAGATTTTAAAGGAGTGGTAAAAATGATCAATACAAATGATTGGATTCATACTGGAGAAACTGAAACGGGGCTACAAATTTTTATCAAAATTGATGATTTACATGGAGAAAGATATTTGAAAGTTCAGTATAAAGATCCTAGTGGAAATAAAGTTGGAGAGATGCAATTATACACTGTTAAACAAGTAAGATTGTTAAACAGTTTAATTGATTCTTGGGATACAGGAATAGAAGGAGGAAATATTATGTTAAATTGGACAAAGATTAATGAAAAAGGTGTTTCAATTAAATGTTCAAATGAAAATGAGAGAACTATGTTTTTACAAGAATGTGAAAAGGCAAATATCAATTGGAAAAGCGGATTAAAACCAATGGAAGTATCTAAATGTTATAGAAATATTTCTACAAATTGTGGTGCATATTTGACAGAAGGTTCAGACATAACATTTGACAACATTTATGTTAATTTTTCAGAAGTTTTAATACAGGATAATTTAGTTTAAGGAGGCAAACACAATGAAAAAGTTAATATGGAAAGACATGAGCAACGAGTCAACATCAATACTTGAATGGTTAGAAAGTCCTGTGACTGATAAGAAATTAACTCTTACTGTCAAGAAAAATCAAATGTGGTCTAGAGAATGGGGAAATATCAATATCATGGCGACTGAGGATATATTAGATGAAATAAGGCAATATGTTAATCAAGAGGATGATATTATTATGGTTGAGGATAATGGAGATAAGTTAATTTTTAGATTGAAATAAGGAGGAAATTATTATGACAATGGATAAAATGTTCTCTATGTTTTCTAATGAAAAATTAAAGGAAGCTTTTGAAGAGTTTCAAGAACATGAAGCAACACAAGTTCTTAAAGATGGAATTCTAAGAGATATGGTTAATTTAATTGAAGAGCAAAGTCCAAACCAAAATACTATGGTGTTAATGATTAGTGTAGAACATGGATTGCTAAGAGAAATGGCAACAAGATATTATAATCTTGCCGAGTCAAAGGAAAATATAGTCATTACTAAGTTACCAGATAAATTCAAATTTAAAAGTACAACTAAAGGAATGCAAGAAGTAATATATACAGCAATTAAAGCCGGAAACAGCTATGTCATTACTTGGAATTTCTTAGGAGAAAATCAAGATATGGTCATGAGCGTAGGAACTATGAATTATCATTTTAATCAAAATGAATATGAATTTGTTTATGCTTAAAACAAATGAAAGGAAGGATTTAATTGATGTTTAATAAAGTTTTTTATGCCACCATAGATAAGGTTCTAATCGAAGAATTTATATTAGAGGTTGGAATGCCACTACCCGTAACTGGTGAATATGTATGCCTCAATGAAAAACATTATCAAGTGACACATCGAGATTTTGATTACAGCAAAAAGTTAATTGTTATTATTATTGAATTAACATAAATATACTATTTTATATCCAATAAGAAAGGAGTTTATTGAATGCAATCAATAATGAGAACAACTAAAGAAGATACAGAAGTTTTAGATAGAGCAAGAAAAAGAATAAAAATGGGAGATGTCGTTTTATATCAAGATAAAAAACTAAAGAAAATTAAAAATGGTTGGGAAGAAGTAGACAATAAAGCATATGCAAAATTAGTTATTATACAGGTTTAAAACAAAATCAATACAAGTAATTGAAATGAGGGGGAAGGATAGCATGAAAGGGATATATACCGATAAGGATTTATGTCCAGTATGTAAAAGAAGACATATCACATATGATAGAATGGAAGTTACCAATGACAATATCGGAGTTTGCGGAAAAGAATGTAAAGAAAAACATGATGGAGAAATTGAGTTAAATTGTAAAACTAAATAAACTCCCGAATTCATGCTATCGTAAAATGGAAGGATGATTATTAATATGAACTCAGAATTTGAATCAATTGAATCTAGAAAGAAAATCGAATTATCTTTGAATGAACTTAAAAATCTAAACAATGAACATATTTTAATTAAATCATTACCAAAATGGTTGAGTGTGAACAAAAAGTGTGAATCTATTGAAGAATATCGGAAGATTAGTTCTGGTACTAAAATATCACCTAAGAAATTAGATTTGCCTTGGAAATGGAACGAAAACAATTATGGTGAGTATTGGATTGCTTATCTCTGTAAATAAGGTGATAAGAATTCTTAGTATTATAAAATGAAAGGATGATTATATTAATGGAAAAAATTGATAAAGGATTATTATATGATATTACTGAAAAAATCATTAAACATAACGAGACTGAAGTTGATAACAAATTTAATCAACTCTGCGTATGGCAAGGTACTATATTGAAGTAGTCGTAAAATGGGATGAAGAAAATCAAGAATTTGGAGTAGAAACTATTGGTAAATCTGGATTTTGGTTTACGTTAAAAGAATTCTATAATGCTTGGGATACTAGTATATATAGAACTGGAAATATACTCGAAAGACCAAAGGAAAGATTAATTTAAAAAATATTATAAACTGATTCGACAAAGGGCGAACAGTTAAAAGGAGATTATTAAAATGGGTGTAAGTACATGTGGAGCTTTAAAAAGAGAAGTAACTGCTAAAGAAGTTTTTGATTTTGTTGTAACCAATTTTGATCAAAAGGCCAAGTTAGAACAAAATTCAACCGACTCTCATTATATTAATTTAAATTATCTAGGCGAAACTAGATCCCTTCATATTTACTACGGTAATGATTATAGAGAAGAAACAGATGGATATAGCGCAAATAACGAAATTACTGAGATTAGCGTTAATAAATGGGGTCACGCAGAACAAATTGTTGAACCAATTGTAAAACATTTTGGAGGTTGGTATATTGCTGATGATTGTATTAGTCATCGAGAAGAACATGTTATCTTTTATGAATTCAATGTAAGTCCTGATGTTATTACAACTACACCAATTGAAAGATATGTTTTTGATAAATTAGCAGAGGAAAAAGATTGGAAATTAAAAATTAAACTAGCACAATTTATTAAAGACAATTTAGATGAGATTAAAACCTTCCAAAGATAGATTTGATGCTATATAAAAATTAAAGGAGTGATACTAATGGTAAAAAGATGTCCATTTATATGTAATTCCGAAACTAAATCTAATAGTGGAACTACTGGTAATTTGACTTGTGGTTATTCTGTCACAATTTCTTTTGGAGAGTGTCATGAAGAACAATGTCAAGCGTGGGATGTAGAAACTAAAAAATGTTTAAGAATGAATTTTCCTTTTCCTGTAGAAAAATCAACCACTAATCCTATTAATCAAATAGAAGATGCCGTTGATTTAACTAAATCATTAACTAAATCTCCTTGTGGAGCAGATACATGTTCTGAATGTCCTGATTACGGTTATGCTAATGAATATCCTTGTCTAGATTGGAGTGATGCGGAAATTCAACATAGGAAAATGTATCAAAAAAAGAAAGAAGGAAATTAAAATGAGCGAATACTCTCAATTTGCACTAAGTAAATTACAAGCACTATCAGAACAAATTATTAAAGATTTAAATTGCTATAGAGTGTCAACATATTGTTATGATAATTCTTTTTGTATCAGTATCAAAAAAGTTTTTGATTTTTCCAATTTAGAAAGTTTACAAAAAATTAGTAAATCAATAATCGAATATTTCAATATTGAAAATCCAGAAGTTTCGATAAATTCTAAAAGAGAAATGTTAATTGTTAAATCTGATAAAATTGAGATAGAAGTAGAAGTTTATAGTTGATGGGATTTTTAGAAAGGTACAATTTTTAAATTAAAAAGGAAGTGATAATTTGAGTATCAATATTGCTTGCAAAGGTTGCAAATTTTCTTCTCAATACAAAGGAATTAACAATAGATGGTGTTCATTAAGGAATGGAACTGTCACTAATATTCGTAATTGTAAGGATAGGAAAGGATGATAAATTATGAAATTATGGGAGATTGTTAAATTAGTATCCGAAGAACAAATGCTTTGTCAAGGATATAAATGGAAAGGTATAAACACACCAATAAACCTGATAATTGAGTTTGATAATGGTTGCTTAGTATATAATACTCTTATGAGTGACACTATTTCTAGAGATCCTGTATCACTATGCAGCGAAATGTATACTGACTTTGAAAGAATTTAAAAAGGTATTTTTGGGATAATTAAGGAAAGAAGGAATTTAAGATGGTGGAAGCAACAGGAGTATGTTCAAGATGTAAATATATGTGGTTTGATGTATCTACCCAACCTTGTAGGAATTGCAAAGAGTGTTCTAAGTATGGTGGAACTGAAAACAATTTTGAAGAGAAAGAAAGTGGTGAATAAAATGAGCTTAGTAACAATGACGGTTAAACAAATAATGGATTTGGGTTTATGGGAAAAGGTTTGTGATTATAAAGGTTGGAATTTATGGATTGTAAATGAAGGGAAAATTGATTCTTCTGAAGAAGTTGAATTTGACACAGAATTTAAAAAGGAAAATAGTAAGTATCTCGAAGCATTGCCAATTTCAATTAAAGATATGGATTTATTTTCATATAATATCAGTTGTACTCCTAGTTATCAAGGTATGTATTTTGGAATCATATTTGCTAAAGATAAACAAGATGCATTAGAGAAAATTAATGTACAATATTCTTGGGAAGATGATCTTAAAATAACGTTAGATGATATTACACTTTTAGACTACAATCAATTTGAAAATGATTGTTATGAAATAGGAAGTCATAGAGAATAGACTACCGGAAAGAAGTAAATTTTAAATACTTTAAATTATTGAAAGAAGGAATTATTATGAATGAGAAAATTGCAGTACAAATAATGAAAAAGATAATTGTTCTTAATTATCCAGATAATTCAACTGTTTTTAGAGAAGCATTAGATTTAGCAATAAAAGCTTTAGAGAAGCAAATACCTAAGAAGCCAATAATGGGAAAATGGAATCCTGCTCGATGCCCTTCGTGTGATGAAGCGCTGAGTGAAAGTGCAGGAGATGGTTATTATAGACACAATTCCTTCTTAGATATATGCGATTGCGGACAAAAATTGAATTGGAATAATTAGAGACTCTTACTACAGTAGGGTTACAGGATTCTCTAAATCCCAAGAAAGACTCATTTCAAAGTTAGGAGGTTTATCAATGAAATTTTATGAATTTGAACAAAAGAAACCAAAAAACAATAGGGATCTATTAATTCAATTTAAAGAATATGGTTGGGGAATTGGAAATACTCTTAGTACAGGTTGTGCTAAATTTGTAGAGGATAAATGCATTATGTTTCCTACTATTTTAGAGATAGAAATGTCTTTAGATAGAATTGTAAGATGGAGTTATATTTAGAAAGCGAGGGAATATAAATGTCTAAATGTCTAAGATGTGGTTATTGTTGTAAAGGTTACTTATGTTTTGTACCTAAATATGAAACCAGTAACTTATCTCCTGAATTTCTAGAATCTATAAATGAAGATCGTCTAAATGATTATATAAATGAAAATATCCAAGAGCAAGGAGATATTTGTAAGTGGTTAACTGTTGATGAGCAAGGACTACATAGTTGTTCTGCTTATGAAAGAAGGTCTAGTATGTGTAGAGATCATAATTCTTTGATTGGAATATGTCGAGTTGGTCAGGCATATTGGAATAAGAAAGACGATATTCCTGAAGAAATTAAAATTATGTTAAATGAGAGGAAGATGTAAAATGGAAGAAAGAGATTATTCATTAACATTTGGGTTCATTGGAGAAATTGAGGATATGTATAATGAACTAAGATACCTTAGAAAAGAAGTAGTAAGATTACAGGGGATTGAAAAACAATTTAATGACTCAGTGCAAGAATCAATTAAAAACAGCCATGAAATGATGGGTAATTGGTTAAATGTTTTAACAAGTGGTAAAATATCAATTAATCCATAATCATCAAAAGTGAAACCCTTATGGGAGTAGGGTTACAGGGTTTGATACTTAGGATAAAATACTTATTTGAAAGGAGGATAAAAAACAAATTGGATGAAAAAGAAATACCAAAAGCATTAAAATTATATCATGGGACATATAAAAGAGATCGTGGTAGAGTTCATTGTCCTAATTGCGAAGAGTTATTACCAGTAGGAAACGGAAAAATTTCGAATTGTCCGTTTTGTGACCAAAAATTAGATTGGGATTTACCAATGAAGTAAATTATATAGATGAAGGATGAGATTTAATTATGTTTATTGTTTATGAGATTACAGCAACAGCACATTTTGCTTTTTTCAATGAACAAAAAGTAAGGCACAGAGAATTAATTACTGATAAAAATATTATCACAGATAAATTCTTAAAGGATTGGGAACAAAGAGTTATTCGAGCAACAAAGGAAAATATGAGAGAAGTTTTAAAACTGACTGATTTTAAAATTGAAGAACTTGTTGTGTTGGAATCTTTAGATGAATTAAGAAAGTAAGAGGAGGAGATAAAATGAAAGAATTTATTATTAATCATTTTAAAATAATTTATGGTGGTGGATTAATCATATTATTTGTTTTGATTTTGCTTCAATCATTTATGGGAAAATTTTATCCAAGAAGTTAATTTAGACGAGGAGGAATAAAATTGAAACAAAAATCAGAAGTAGAAAAATTCCTAAACAAAACAAAGAAAAAGTTTGATCATTTTTACGGTGAAGATGTGGTAAAAATCATAGACAATAATTTTGAAATGCATATGATTATAAGAACTAAGCATAGTTTAAATATTCCATCTAGAGAAGACAATGAACACACTTATTATTTTCTTAGAGAAATTCTAGATAAATCGGATCAAATATTTATCAATGTTAATCATGAAGGGTTATTGGAGACTTGGTTTGTGTTTAATGGTTTAGATTTTAATTTATAGAAGGAGAGATTAATTATGAATATTAATTATAAATTTGAAGGCAATAAAATAACTAAAACTATTGAATCTAAACTTACTGAAAAAGAAATCGATTTATTAAAAAGAATAAATCATGAATGTAAAGTTAATATTACCAGTTGTCCTAGATTCGATGAAGAAAGAGAACTAAATATATCTGTTTATCATTTAAGAAAATGCAATTTAGTAAAAGATCAATTTGGAATAGATGAATATACAATTACAGATATTGGCTGTGATTTTCTTAAAAGTTATGATAATTTCCATAATTCCAAAAACTAAGAATCAAGCTACAAACCACTTTCAGGGTTCACAATATCCCATAAAAATTGCATTTTAAACCATCAAAACATTAAGGAGGTAAACTTTTGAAGAATTTTTATTTAACAGATTCAATGAATAAATCAGAAAAAATAAATGCAACGAAGGAATTTTTAAATGATTATATAGATGAAGTAGAAAATTCTGACAGTGATTATGTAAAATTAAATTGTGGAGAAGCAGTTGAAATGTATAAATTACTTTTAGAACTTATTAATTTAGCATAAAGAAGGAGAGATTTAATTATGAAAGCAATTGTAAAAGGTAATCAAATCCAATGCCCAATATGCCAAAACAATGAATTTAATATAGAAGAAGATATTGAAATTAGAGGAACAATAAGAAAGAATTTTGAAGATCATTTGTATAATATCTGCAAAGATGAATTGGAATGTAGGAATTGTTGATGGACAGGATATTTTCAAAATAATGTAGATCCTGAAAAAGATTATAAAGCAAATAAAATTACTTATGAAAGATAATTATATTCAATTAAAAATTAAAGTAATCCGCAATTGTAAATCCTGCTTATACCACTATATGAAAGACCTAGAGGATGATCAATGTTATGAGAAAGGTGGTTGTGCTCAATTCTCTCCCATAGGACTTAGACCGAAAGATGTTGAAGTTGTTGTAGAAATTATGTCAGATAAATCCAAACATTCTCTTGAAATACATTATGATTAGTGATATGATAAATCAAGAAATAATTATATTGGAGGCATATAAAATGACATCACCAGCAAGAGAAAAACATATCGCTTCAATCAACGCTACCTTAGTCAAACATGGAGACATACTTGACTGATGGGGAATGTACCATATTGGAAACTATAAATTTGATACACGCCAAGTAAATCTTAAAATATATTTTGGTAAAATTAAAATAAAGTCAATAGTTATGACTAAATTAGATTTAGAATCGTCGAGAAAATGTTGGTAATTTATACAAAGAATGAATGTGGAAACTAATGGCTTTGAAACAATGGATTGATGCTATCCGAGAATATTTTAAACGACCACCTACATATGATCAACAATGGAAAAATAATTATTTTACAAAGGAGGTTATTTAAATGAATGAAGCAGATAAAAACCTTGAGGATTTTAAAGAAGCTCAAAAACAATTAATTGAGTTGCTAAAAGAAGAAACTTTAGAAAGCATTCAACAAAAGATAAATGATTCTAAAGGAGAAGTAAAAGAACTTTGGAAATGGGTATTGAATGCAAAAATATATTATGATAATTTATGTAAACAATGTAAAAGGTAAAAATAATTAAATATAGAGGAGTTGAAACAAATGAAAAAGATACTCATAATTGCCGTTCTAATCATTCTAACAGTAGCAACTTATATTAACCTAAAATCTACCAATTCAAATGCTTACAAGTCCAATCCAGGGCATACAGTGAAGATTTAAACCACAAAAAGGAGATGAGTCTGCCTTATGGAATTCGTCCAACCAATACGCGACAAAACAAAAATTGAACAAATGAAACAATATCTAAAATCACATTCACTTAGAGATTATACCCTTTTCACATTAGGAATTAATTCCGGCCTAAGAATATCTGATTTGCTAAAAATGAAAGTATCTGATGTTGTAAGCGAGGATGGTAAAATTAAGGATCGGATTTCTATTCGAGAGAAAAAGACTGGCAAGGCGAAGACGTTTCCTTTTAGTCAAAATGTAGTCGAAGCATTAAAAGAATATCTTATCACAATTCCAAGTAATCAAATAATGCTATTTGCTTCTAGAAAAATTGAAGGCTCCGAAGGTAAAGGTTCCATAAGCAGACAAAGAGCATACACCATATTAAATGAAGCAGCTAAAGCTTGCGACATAAAAGGACAAATTGCGACACATTCACTTAGAAAAACTTTCGGATTTATGGCTTATGAAGCTGGAGTGGACATAACTCGTATCCAGTCCATTCTCAACCATTCTTCGCCTAAAGAAACGCTCAGATATATTGGTATAACTCAAGATGAACTGGATGACGTTTATTTAGAATTAAACCTTTGATTAAGAGAAGGAGGTGAGAAATACTGAAATATAATTTCAAAAGCGATGGATACCCATTAAAATGTAAATGTGGTGAATGGTCTAAATGGTGCTTAGTTCTTGATTCAGGCAAAGAAATCTATGTTTGCGAACGATGTTTTAAAAAAGATTGGGACAGAAGATTAAAGTAAGATTTATTATACAATTTTAATTAGAATCTAATTAGATACAAAAATAATTATAGAGAGGAGCAATTACATAATGTATCAATTATATTTCCTACCAAAGCGAGTCATCCAAGAATATCAAACTAAAATTCATGGTGGTAAAAACTTAACTTCTCCAATAATATCTCGTAGAGTAAGTGCAATGATTTACGCTACAAAATATTGTAGAGTTGATTTAGGCAATGGCAAATATCAACATCGTTTTGGTCACTGTAAGATAACTGTTGAAGAAAATGCTAAAGTTGTATCTAAGATTGAATATACTATTGTCGGCAATGTTAGTGGAAGTGATGGCAAGTTTTATGATCAATTATGTAAGATTTGCTATAGACTTAATGATAAGCATACAGATTTTGCTTCAAGTAGTAAAAATAAAAATTATAGACAGGATGATAAAATTGGAAACAAAAGAATGTCCCAAATGTAACAGCATCAATGTTGGTTTATACCAAAATATATGTGAAACTACTTCAAATGGATTTGGATTAAGAATACAATGTAATGTTTGTAAATTTGTTCCACCTAAGTCAAAATGGCAATGGAATTCAGCTAAAAAAGCAATTGAAATTTGGAATAAATATAAAAGAAAAATAGATTAAAATGTTGATTTCGAAGTATTAAAAGAAGGGGAGTTATTTATTATGAAAGTAGATGGAGAACCATGCCCATATTGCGGTAAACACACATTTAGTTCTACTCATCTAAACGAGAGTGGAATGTCATATGTTGAATGTTATAAAGAGGATGGAGGTTGTGGTAGACCATATGTTGTATATGTTCCTGCTCCGACTGTTCAGGCAAGAAAATTAACCGAAGAAGAAATTAACCACATTCAATATATTTATCCTTGGCACAAAGAATTAAATATGAGTAAATGAAACTTAGCATTTCTGGGAATTAAGAAAGGATGATAAAATGAGTATTAAAAATGAACTATCAAATAAAAAAGAAAAAGCATTAATATACACTTGGAAGATTAATGATGTCGAACCAAATGAAAAGATAAAAATAAAAGAAATATTTGAGGCAACACCTATTAATGGCTTAGATTTATTTAAATGGTGTGCTTTTTGCGGAGCCATGATTGAAAATGCAGAGGAAATAAATTTAGAAGATTATTATTTTCTTGAATTTGTAGGTTGTGGATCGTACAAAGCAACAAAAGCAGAGAAAAATGAATTGGTAAAAATTATTTCCTCTGTAGCAATGAGCAAAATTTGTGCAGGAGAAAATGTATATCGTAAAGTGGCAGGACATTATAAATTAGTTGAAGGAGGACATGACATATCAAATATAGCAGATTGGTTTTGTTATGGAGAATGGTATGCTGAAAGTAATTAAACTATATAGAAAGGAGTAAGTGGTAATTATGATTAAATGTGAAACATTTGTATTCTTTAAGAATAATGTAAGATCAATTATTGCAATACACATTAAATGTAATTTATTCACAAGAACATTTTACCTTGATAAAGAAATTGAATGGGTATCAGGGCCAGTTTATGATTGTATATTAAATAAACAAAAGATTGAGGTAAAATTAGTTAATGATGATCCTAAATATGAGTTTCTAGTTGATGTTGTAGAATGGGAAGAACTTAAAACTTATAATGATCAGATTAATGAGTTATTAAAATAGAGAGGATGAGTAATAAATGAAATTAAATCTAACAATCGTAGGACAATCAATGCAAGAAATAAGAAATGCAATGGATGAATTCATGAAAGAATTTAATGACAATAGATTAGACAGTAATTGTAATTGGCCTCTTAATGATGGTAAACAAACTGAAATTGATTATGAGTTTACTAATGGAACTGATGTTTTCAATAAAAGCATGGAAGGAGAAGAGATTGTATATCCATATCAAGGCGAACAATGGTGGGAAGAAATAAGGAAAGAAGTTGTATTGGGAAGGAGTTAAAGTTATGTTAAAATTTGAGGAAATGTTTATTAAAGGAAGATCAACAAATATTGAAAATCCTGCTTACAATAATTATTCTCAGTTATGGGAATGGTACAAACTTCACACTGAAAATAAAAAATTTCTAGAGAAAACTAAAAATAGAAAACCTATAGTAGATTTTAAAATTAGAGATTAATTCCATTCAAACTGCGATTTTAAATGATAATAATTTTAGAAAGAAGGAATCAAAATGACACTATCAAAAGAAAATTATGATAAATTAAATACTAATTATCTATATAAGAAAGAACCTGTGACTATAGATCATAGTCTTTACATTGGACGCACACCTATTACATATCATTGTAAGAATTGGACTTTTAAAGTTTATAAATACGATGATGGTAAGGCATATATGAGAGACACCGATTTTAATGATGCAGGAATTCAAGTCACAGATGAAAATATTGATGAATTTAAATTTGTTTTTGATTTTCGTGAAGTAAAGCAAATTCATGATTCTCATTCAAATGAATACAATGAAGAAGATTTATATTATGTAGCTACAAATAGTGGAGGATATTCTTGCGGAGGGTGTTATTGGGTTAATAAAAACACTAAAGAATCTAAAGAATTATTAATTGGTAAAAAGAAAAGAGAAATTGGTTCATTAAAAAATAAATTAGAATGGGCAGAAAATGATTTAGTAAGATTATTAGGAGGAATGTAAATATGAAAATCACAACAACTTTAGAAGTATCCAAAGAAGAGAAAAATCTAATTCATTCTGCCCTAACAACATATGTTGAACATCTCACCAAAATGCTCTCAGACAGTCCAGAAAGTGGTTGTAAGACGTTTATTAATACTACCCTAACAAACGCCAATCGTCTATTATCTGAGATGGAATTAAGCTTATAAAGGAGAATAAACGAAATGTCTGAAACAGAATTATTAATTCAAGAAACAATAATATATCTGTTAGAAATTAGAAAAGATTATTCTAAAAGTGTATCAATGGATGATATTGGGAAAGTAAGGACTATAACTAATGCTGTAGAATTATTACATCAGTATTTAGGATTGATGCAATAAAGGAAAGGAGATTAAAAATGAAAAACAATAAATTGACAAAAGAAATAAAAGAATTCTTTTCAGAAAAAGGAATCGATAATACACAAGAAAAATTAATTATGTGGTATGGATTTGCAGAATTGCAAATTAAGGAAGATACTTATTGGAGTCCTTGCGAAAACTGCGATAATCCAAGTTGTAGTAAAACAGAAGATTTTCCAATATGGTTTTGTGCGGATCAGAGATAAGAAAGGAGATTACATAAATGTTTTTTTATTTAACTAAACAAAAAGCAGAAGTCAAGAAGGAAAAAATTATTAAAAGAGATGTCAAGAAATTTAAGAAATTATGTTTTAAAGAGTTCAAGTACAATGTAAGTATGGGCAAAGGTGTTACATTTGTAGATTTTTGTTCAAATGTAAATCATGATTTTCAACATGAGATAGCAAAAATTGTACTAGAAGAATTAAAACAAGAACATAAAAACATAGATTTTTCATTTTGTTTCAGACATTGTGAAAATAGTTATCAAGGGATTAAAATGGTGGCATTATGATGTCAAACACATGTATTTCTTGTAGATTTTACTCGCCATGTTCTATTGTAGGTAAATTGTGTGATATCTTAAACGGTTATTATCATTATTATGAAGAAAATCCAATAGCAAAAGATTGGAACAACGGGCATTGGGATGATGATAGTGGAGATTAATCTAATTAAAGGTATTCTTATCCAACTTGTCGAATATATCACTTATATAAATTAAAATTAGTAGAATTAGCAGGTGATAAAATGAATTATCAAGTACCAAAATGTAATAAATGTCAACACCATAAACATAATTCATTTCTCAGAGGATCACATTATTGTACATTTTCAGCAATTAACAAAGATGAGATAAATGAGTGGATAAGAGTCTATGGTAGAGATATGAAGACGAGTCCTAAATGGTGTCCGATAAGAAAGGAGAAGGAATTATGATTAAAAATTTTAAATTTTTACAAAGAGAAAAATATTCGGAAGACATAGATATTTTATGGTTTTCAATTGGTAAATTTAATTTTAGATGGTTTACAGATTATGGATGGTGGTTTATTTATATTGAATTGGAAGATGATAAAAATATAAAAGGATATAGATTTAGTAGTGCAGGTAATATGAAGATTGATAATAAGAAAGGATGAATAAAATGATAATAGAACAAGAATTTAAAATAGACAATAGAGTAGTACATTATGCTTATGGAGAAGGGACTATATTAGGCAATTATCACAAAAGATTAGACGGTAAATATTATTGGCATATTCAATATGATAATGGCACATTTGGTTATAATCAAGAAATAAGTCTACATTTGATAGATTAAATTAATTCTTAAAAGGAGAATAAAAATAAGATGCAAAGAGATTTAACATTGGAAGAACTAATATTACTTAATAAATCCAAAGTAAAAATGCTTGAAGATAAATATAATATTCAAATTAATGTCCAAACACACAGTATTGGGATGGGCGATAAAGGGTATGATTATGGTATTTATAATCCACAGAATGGTAAATCGTGGTCGAGTGATATAGATGGTGAGCGTTTAGAGATTGATGTTTTATGGGTAGTTTATTAAACTCTATAAATACACTTTGAAAGGAGATATAAATATGAGAGATTTTACTAAAGAAGAATCTAAAAGATATGAGGAAGTGTTGAACAAATTATACAAACCTACAGGAAGAAATTTCTTTGATGATATTAGCGAGAATGAAAAACCAATAAATATTTACATAGTAATCCGAAGACAGTCAACTTATAATTTTGGTACAGACGAAAGAATTTTAAAATCTTTTACAAGTGAAGAATCTGCACAACAATTTATTAATAAGGATTGTATTTCAACATCAGAAAATGTATGGTTTTCAATTGAAGAGTGCGAATTAGTTTCCTAGAAATTTCCACTTTCAACGTAATTTAAAAATTATAATGGAGGATGAAAATATATGAATGCAATACAAACTGCAAAAGCGATTATAAGGATAATAGATGATATAGAGGCAAATGCAATCGAAAGTGAATGGGATGAATTAAACGAACTAAGTCAAGGTGATGATATGAGTTTACAAGTAGTTGCAGATAAACTTGTTAAACTAAATCAAAGAGTAAATGAAAGAATAAAAACAGAACGTTATAGGATATCTATAGTTGATCATGAACAAACTACAATTGATTTCGCATTTAATCAAGATACAACAATGAAAGAGTTTATTTCAGAGTTAGAGAAAACCGCACATTGTGATATATCAGACATAAAAATACGTTATATATGCAGGGAATAAACCCACCAAAAGACATCTTTGAATGGATTTTTGAAAATAATTAGAAAGAAGGGTGTTTATGAACAATTTAAAAATTAAAGCATTTATTAAACCAAAATTTGATAAACATAATAGTTTTGATTATGGTGGATTTGATGTGGGTGAAGGGACTCCGTACAAGATTGTATCTATTAATTTTAATAGACGATCCATTACAGTTCATGAACCTAAATGGATTGATTGTATGGCATTTTCAATTAATATTGAACAAGGAAGAACTGCGTCTGGATTTTGTGGATACACAACTAATGATTATTCATTTGATGATATCGAAATACAGTCAATAGATATTGATAGCAATATATTATCTGAAAGTGAAATGAAAAGTATGAGAGATATTGCGGAAAATGAAATTAGGTTAATGAATGAATATTGAGCATTTAAAACACAACACTTATTGGAAAGGAGAAAAAGAATAGTGAGTAATGGAGATAGAGAATGTCCAAATTGTAATGAATTTAGTTTATATGAACTTGGTTTGAACATATGGAAATGTGACTTATGTGGTAGTGAATTTAATGATAAATGGTTAGATGAAGATATAGAAGAATAAAAAGGAGTGTAAATAAATGAATAGCCTAAAAATGAACATAGGCGGTATAAAATGTGACAACAAGGAATGCAACTTCAATGATATGACAGTCTTATTTGAGGATTATGACAAATGGTTAAATAAACCATGCCCCAAGTGTGGAAGTAATCTATTAACTCAAAAAGACTATGATACAGTTAAAATGTTAATGGATATTACTGGAATTATAAACGAGTGTATTCCAGATGCTATTGAAGATGGACAATCATACAAAATGTCAGCAGATTTTAATGGAACAGGAAAAGTGGTTTTCTCTGAAATTGAACCAATAGAGAAAGAAGGAATTAGATAATGAAATACTGGGAACACACTATTGACAATAATTTATCATTTGAAAATGTTAAACGTCAAATCAAGGAATATTATCCTTACTATGCTACAAGACCTTGTTGGGATGGAGTTCATTTTTACAGTAAACAAGGGCAGTATTGTATATTACTTAAAGATGGAACTGTTATGATTGATGCTTTGGATAAAGTATACTCAAAAGATGAAAATGATTGGATGATAGTAATAATTACAGATGAAGCAGTTAAGATATTGGAAGATAATAATTTATTGGAATATATTCATAGATATGATTATCATGGATTAAAAATATGTCCTTATAATAAGGAATGTTGCCCTCTTAAATTAGATTGGAATTGGTGCGTAGAAGATTGCGATACTTGTGAAAGAAAGTTGGAGAGGAGGAATAATTAATGTATAGTTCATCTTTAGATTTTTGGTATAAAAAGAGATTTGAACACATAAGCAAGAAGTTGAATAAGGAAGTTGATAGAGAGCATGATTTAATACTTAGAAAAAGTTATACTAAAAAGAATTAGTATTTGGTATGAAAATATTTTTACTTTTTGGTGTAGAACTTGGCATTTGGATCGGATATTTAATTTGGGCATAAAATTACATGAATTAGTTACTAAAAGAAATATGGGAGGAATAAATAATGAAACAATTTGAGAAATGTTCAATATTAAAAGAAAAAAATAGTCATTATTCAAATTCATCAAATAAACTTCGTGATATTTTTTCATTTGGTGAAATGAATCGTACAGATGGTAAATATGCACATGGAGAAATAATGCCAATGACCGAAGAAGATAAAGCAAGAGATAGAGAAGAGATTAGGGCATATATGAGTAATGAAAACTATAAAGAAGTAATATTTAAGCTAAATGAATTAATAAGACATTTGCTAATAGATTCTGGCGATGTTAAAGGAGAGAATTTGAAATATTGGATTGATTACTGGGATAGGATTGAATCTGAAAACCAAGATATTATTGATGAAATATATAATGTTTAGCAAATCAAATCGTTCTTTTATCGGATAGAAGAAAGGAGATTAATATTATGCTTGATAAAGAAAGTCATATGAAAATTTGTAATTTATTTAATGAAGTATTGAAGGATTTGGAAAAAGAATACAGAAGTGCTAATTTTGAATATGGAAATTTTAATGTAGTGAAAGGAAGAGAGATTACAGAACAAGAAAGACAATATATTCATCAATATAGAGTTAAATTAAATCAATTGTTAAAAGAAATCTAAAGCATTTAAAAGCATTAAGCAAGCATTAATCTATTTGGTTTTGATAAATATGCTAACAAAAAATAATATTAAGGAGAGATAAAAAATTGGCAAGAAATATACCATATGAAGAAAATCATCGAATTAATGAAAATGATGAATTACAAAAGAAATGTAATATCCATGAGGAATATTTTCACGGAGAAGATCCTTGGTTTCCTTGTACAGATGAATACTTCTATAAAGTTAAAAATAAACATGATGGTTTAGGTACTTGGTGTAAAAAATGTAGTAGTAAAAAGGCTATGAAATGGTCAGAAGAAAATCCTGATAAATTTACAGAATCTCAAGAAAAATACAAATTAAATCCAAATAGACCTGAGACTTTTAAAAGGCATAATGCAAAAATAAGGGCAGAAGGATATTTTGAAGAATATATTAAAAGACCTGAAGTTAAGGCTAGGAAATATCATGAGAAACATAAAAATCATGATATAAGTGAAAAAGAATGGCTGGCTTGTAAAGACTATTTCAAAGATGAAGACAATGACTGGTGTTGTGCTTATTGTGGATTAAAGATTCAAGACCATTGGATAAGAATTAGAGAAAAAGTATTAAGAAGTGATTTTCATAAAGAACATAAGGATGATAAAGGTTATAACGATATTAGAAATTGTATACCGTCTTGTCGAAATTGTAATAGTGATAAACGTATTATTGATTGGGAAAAATGGTACAGGAAACAATATTTCTTTTCTGAAGAAAGATATAATAAAATAATAAAATGGACTAATGAAGACTATAAACTATACATAGAGGATAAGCCTCCTTATAGAATAGTAAAGAAAAAGAATAAATTTGATAATAAATTTCATCACGAATTATGGAGCGTAGACAAATACAGGAATATGATAGAATGTATACATACAGAAATTACGAAAAAAGACGTACAAGAATGGATAGAAGATAATCCAATTGAACTTGTAATAAATAAAGAGGAGGATATAATTAATGAATTGTAAATATTGTAATTTAGAAATCACCAAAGAACAAAACAATTACTATAATGGATGTTGTGATGGAGTTTGTGAAAATAGATATAAAAATGCACTTAAACAATTACAATGTAAATTATGTGGTTTAAAAATAACTGAAGAAGAATATCAATATTATATTGGATTCTGTTCTAGCGGCTGTGCAGGTGAGTATGATGAATTGCGTAGGGAAAGAGAAAGGGATTAGAATTGTCATTCTAAAGGAGAAATATTCAAAATGAAACTTTATGTTACTAAAGAAGAGGCAGACAGATTAGAAAAATTAATTCAAATAATCAATAATAAATTTACTACAATAGTATCTAGGGAAATAGCTAAAACTCAATATGAATCAACAATAAGATTTATCAAAGGCAATCGTGGTTATGAGAGATAAAGAATTAATAAATAAAATATGTTGACCTTAATATAAGCAGTGTGGTATACTAAGACGATAAAGAAATTTATGTTTGAGAGGAAGTGAAAATAAAATGATTAATAAATGTTTCAATTGTGGTGAAGAAATTGATGATTAACTTGATATATATGCTGTTTTGGTTGGAATAAGTGGCAGTATTAATTTTTGCGAATTATGTGGAAAAAACTTATAATATTCCAAATTGGTATAATAAGAAAACAAAACCATATAAACATTCTGGCAAAATTAGAATAGATTTTATGGATTATGATCGTAATTATGATGAATAGGAGGTGAATACCCCATGAGCGAACCATTATACGAGTGTCCAAAATGTCACACTTATCACAATACAAAAGAATGGAATGATTATAATAGATTAGGTATTGAACTTCGTGCAACAATTAAATTACCAGAAGCAATAGATAGAAAAGCAAATTTAATTTGTCCAACTTGTTACAGAAGAGTTTGTTGTGGAGATATGTGTGAAATAATTTAAGGAGTAAAATTATGAATAAAACAAAATGTTTAAATACATTAGCTTGGTTCATTTGGAAATCACAAGAAGACAATTGGAGTCTTGAATATGACAAGAAAATTGATTCTAAAATATTTGGGATTATTGACAATGATGAATATGATGGATGGAAATTCGTTCCAGTTTTACATATGGGATCTTATGTTTATGATGTTAAAATTAAAGGTTAGAAGGATGAATAAGTAGGAGTAAGGTGAGAAAACATGTCAAAAATTAAACATAGTTGGATAGATGATCTAGAATGCGGAGATATAATCCAAAGACATGAAACAGGTGTAACTTATTCATTTGTTGGAATAAATGAAGATGGTGAATATATGTTATATGGTATGCCTTATGGACATAGCAGAGAAGTATTTGAAACATTTGTATTAGTTAAAAAGAAAAATGAGATTAAGATTAATGAACATCCTAAAATAAAAAATCATAATATTAGTAAAGAATTAGGATACACATCCCTTGAGCAATTTGAATATGAATACAATGGTATTATTGAATTTAAATTATCATCTACAGAAGATATACATTCACTAATTGGTAGACTTATACATGAGAAATGGAAATTTGCTGTAGATGATTATACTTCAACAACATTAAAAGTAAAATTTAATAAATAATTGTAGGATGAATTTAAGGATGTGATGATATATATGATTGTGATAAATAAATTTTAGCAATTATGAAAGGATGATTAAACAAATAATGAATAAACAAACAAATAATTATCCAAAAGACTATTGCATAATGTCTTTACAATTAGCTCAGATATTGATGAATAAAGGTTATGAATTACATAATACTGCACCAAATAAAAAATTTCCTAATCTAAATGTTTATTATTTTTATTACAATGATTTAATTGAACAAGAAGTAAAATTATATGAACAAAATAATAAAAGAAATAAATTTAACAAACAATTTTAAATTTATTTTTCGGTAGGGAGGATATTAGTTACTCTTATTAAGAATTAGTCTCTCTTATTACACCTTATTAGGCGTACTGAATTTGACACGGGTAAACTTAGGTATACCTTAGATTAGGCGTACTAGATTTAGTACGGGTAAAATTTTACCTTATTTATAAAACAAATTTAGCAAAGGACAGTGAATTAACATTAAACAAATAAACAAACAACAAGATAGAGAATTTTCTAAGATCCCAAACAAACTTTTCTATACTAAAGATGAAGGAAAGAAAAGTATTTTAGAAAAAGCAGAGTTCAATGAAAAAGCATTATGCATTTTAGATTATCTATATATGGGAACTGACAGAAGAGGTATAATTAGATTTACAATTGAAAATATGATAAAACAATGTAGATTTAAAATAAGAACTGGAGAAAAAGAATCTGCATCTCAATTTAAAAAGATATTACATATATTACAAAGACAATCAATAATACAAATTCTATCGGACGATGAAAATTTAACATGTAGTCCACTGATAGAAAATTATAAATTAAAAGATTTAATTATGTGTTCTTTGATGATAGATTTAACCGAACAATTTGTTTTGTTAGATGCAAAAGAGAAAGATAAAATATATGAATATGATGAAGAGAAAATAAATCATTTAAGACTTTTATTATATTATTGCTACTTGAAATGTAGAATACATAAGCGTACAAAAGGTGATGAGTTAGTTAAGTCAGGAGGTAGAGCTGAAGTAGCATATCCAACATTTGAAAGAATTAATAAAGATTTAGGTCTTACAGATGATACAATTGATAAATATAATAAAATTCTAGTTACTTTAGACATGATAAGATATAGGTCAGCAGGTACTTGGTATTATAAAACAGATCCTAATAAAATAGTAAGAGAAAGTGTTAATTTTTATACTCTATTTACTGACGAAGAAGATTCACAACATAATTTAAATGAAGGAATAAAATTCTTTAAGAAATTAGAAATAAATTCTAATAAGATTTTCACAGGGAAGAAGGATTATAAAAATAATAATAAAGTATTAAACGGTGAGCTTGGGTCTATTATAAAGAAAGAGAAGAAAGGTACTGCTACAGAAAAAGATATAAACAGAAAGAATGAGATATTGTACTCAATTAATGCCAATGAAGAACAATATGCTATTCAAAGTTTGTTAGAATCTAATCTAGGTAAATTGCTTTCAGAAATTTACGAGGGATTTAATAGCGATAAGAAAGCAGAAAAATATTATGAGTTAGAAGAAAAATTAGGACTTCTTGATACTGGTGATAATGATAGTGGGGTTGACTTTGAGTATTATAAATGGGTAATGATTAACTATGAAAAAGATGAGCATGATTATTATGTAAGTTGTGTGAATAAACGAAAAAGAGAAATGTATAGTCTTGAAGATATAATAAATTTCTCAGAACAAAAACAAAAAGGATTACATATTAATGGAGTGCCTTTGAAGAAGAGTAAAGATAATAATAAAGAAAAAGTAATAGAACAAGATGATAGTGATATTATAGAAGAATTAGGATTATGGGAAGACATAGACTCATTGAAAGAAGAAAATAAAAGATTTAATGATGATTGGTATTCAGAAGAAGAGTAAGTGAGAATAAGGGGCGGTTAATTCCGTCCCTATATTTAAAGGAGGTGATAAAAAATGAAAGAACGTATTACAATGAAGCAGTTAAAAGAGTTAACTATTGATCAATCAATCAAATTAAAAAGTTGGTGGCAACCAAGAAAGTATGACGTTATTATGGTAAAAGATAAAACATTTACTTTTAATAAATTACACTTTAAGACAGATGTTATTTTCGAAGATAATTATGATACTCAAAAAGAATTTCGTATGCCATTATTGTCAATTGGTCAGATGCTAAATATTTTATATGATTATAAATATGATTTTATCAATACTCACAATCTAAATTGGTACGGACATAATGAAACAGTATTATGTAGTTTAGGATTCATTATTACTTCATATCCAGAGTATATTTGTGACGCTCTTTGGGAAACTGTAAAAAGTATTTTATAAATACCAATGAATGTTCTGTTTCGAAGTATTATAAAATAATTAAGGAGGTGATAAAAATGTTATATTGTCCTCACTGTGATGAATTCCATTTAGATAGTGAATTAACCATTCTTGTAGAACTTGATTATGTAGAATGTTTTAAATCAAATAGAGAAATAAAAACATACAAATATATCAATTCTGAAAATGTGATTACTTGGAGAAAAGAACATGATTTTACTGAACTGTAAAATAAAAAATAAGATAATAAAAGGAGAGATAAAATAATGGAATTAAAATTTATTGGCACAGGTTCAGCGTTTAATACTAAATTAGGAAATACTTCAGCATATATCAAAGAAAATGGTTGTTTATTACTTCTTGATTGTGGTGAGTTGACTTTTGATAGGATTATAAATATGAATCTATTAAATGATGTTAATGAAGTACATATTGCTGTAACTCATTGTCATCCAGACCACATAGGGAGTTTAGGGAGTTTAATATTCTATTGTCATTTTATTAAGAAAATTAAGCCGATATTTCACGCAGTTGATATTAAATCTATTGAATTATTAGAACTTATGGGAGTTACTTATGATCATTGCTATTTTTATAATTGTATGGTTGATAAGTTTGCAGAAATTAAATCTCTTAATCTTCAATTGTTATTCGTTCCTACAAAGCACGTAAATAAAATGAATTCTTTTGGAATATTAATTGCTAATCTAATCACAAGAAAAACTATTTATTATAGCGGAGATAGTTGTGAGATACCAAAATCTATTTTGTATGGTTTAAAATGCGGAGAACTTCATTATTTGTATCAAGATACTTGCAAAGTAGATTATGATGGTAATGTTCATTTGTCCTTAAGGAAACTTACAGAACTTATTCCCGAAGAGTTAAGGAGTATGGTTTATTGTATGCATTTGGACAGTGTATTTGATAGAAGTGAGGCAGAGGGACTAGGATTTAATGTTGTTGAGATTGAAGGAGGTGAATAAAATGGATTTTAACAAAGAATTGCAAATACTTAAGCAAAAAGAGCAAGAATTAATTAATAAAGCAAAGGCTAAAGGTTATAAATTTATCAATAATCAATTCACCAAAGATGAATTTATTCCTGTGATAGAGATTTATGCATACGGAGAAACAACTTATGAATCTTATGGTAATTTTATGATATTTAAAAAGACTATACCTTTAACAAAAGAACAGCTTTTAGAAATCAAAGGTATACAGCAAACCAAAGAAAATATAATCAATGATTTTATGTATAATGATGGATTCTTAACAAAATTAGATGGATTAGATAGTTTTTATGATATATCAGAATGGCATGGTATGTTGGATTCAGAAAACATTGATGGAATAGTAGAAGATTTAGAGGAAGAATATTCAATGTTAGAGGATGGATGTAATTTATATTTAGAATTTTTCTTTGAGATAGAAGAGGGATTAAGGGGCTATATTAGTGTTTATGATATGCCATTAGATAAATTAGGACAACAAGATAATATAGATTTAACTTTGCATAAATATCTTACTCAAAATTGATACCCTATGAAAGTCAATTTTCAACGGATAAAAAATAAATAATAAAAGGGGAATTATAAATGAGAGAAATTAGGTTTCGTGGTAAGTGTGTAGACGATAATGAATGGGCGTATGGAGATTATTATTCATCTGATGAAATGCCAATGAGGGGAGAAATAGGGCATTTTATTAAGTGTGGATTAAATGAAGAGTATAGAGTTATCCCTGAAACTATTGGTCAATATATTGAACTTCATGATAAAAACAAAAAGTGGATTTATGACGGCGACATTCTAGAAAGAGAAGGTTATTGGTCTATAAGAATTGAGTATAAAGAAGGAACATTTTGGATTCGTGATTTAGATAAGGTGCGTTATAATAATAGGATACTAAATACACCTATAGCATTGTTTACAACTCTTAACGAATATGAAGTGATTGGTAATATTTTTGAGAATCCAGAGTTATTAGAAGAGGGAGATGAATTAAATGAAAACTAAACCATATTTGAACTATTTTAAATATGTCCTAGAACACAAAAAGAATGTCTTTAAAACTTGTTGGAAAAGAAAGTTATATCTCCACGCCATTACACATGATTTAAGTAAATTTAGTCCTAAAGAATTTATGCCTTATGCAGAATGGTTTTACGGATATCATGGTGTAAAACTAGAAAAGGAATATAATAAAGAACAACTTAATAATGGAATGTCATGTTTAAGTAGAAATTATTTAGAGTGTAAAAGCAATTTTGATAAAGCATGGGAGCATCATTACAATAATAATCCTCATCATTGGGACTACTGGTTGGACGAGAAGGGGATTCCTAAACCAATCTCTTATGATTATCTGCAACAAATGTTAGCAGATTGGGAGGGGATGAGTTTAAAATTTGGTGGAACTGCACAGGAGTATTATTTAAATAATTATCATAAAATTAAATTAGAAAGGGATACAAGAATAAATTTAGAAATGTTGTTAGGTTTAAATAATAGTTTAGCACATAATTATGGTCATACATTAATAGAATTTGCAAATAAATACGATAAAAGTGATTATAATATGATTTTTAGGTTTATTAAAGATAGGTATGAAATTGATACATATGAATTGTTAAGAAATAAAATCCAATAAAACCCAGATTTTATCTTATGAAGAGAGGAAAATTTAAATGAAAAAGGTTAAAAAGAATTGGATATATGAATTAGAACGTGGTGATATGATTTCAAAAGGTGAATTGGGAGCGTCTTATGAATTTATGGGGATGAATGATGAAGGTTTATATATGTTATGCGGTATGCCTTTTGGATACTATAGAGAAACTATGGAGACGTTTAAATTACTACGCAAGAAAAATGCGGTACAATGAAAACCTTATTTGATGTGCCCATGGTATAAATATAAAAAGTAAATAAAAGAAAGAAAGAAAGAAGGAATAGTTATATATACAGCAGTAGATTTTTTCTGTGGTATGGGTGGTGTTTCTAAAGGATTAGAGGATGCAGGTTTTAAAGTTTTAAAAGGGTATGATATGTGGGAAAATGCACTTAAAACTCATAAACAAAATCTGCAAAATATTGATGTAGAAAATATTGATATTACAAAATTGGAAATCGAGGATATCCCAGATGCAGATTTATACCATTTTAGTCCACCATGTCAATCTTTTAGTACAAGTGGTAAAAAGGAAGGAGCTAAAAGTGATAAAGGTCAATTAATATATGAAACAGTTAGGATTTTAAAAGGCAAAAACCCAAAGGCATTCACATTTGAAAATGTAAAAGGATTAACCTTAAAAAATAATAGGAGCGATTTCGATAAATTAATAAGTATATATGAAAATATTGGTTATGTATGTTCGTGGAAAGTAATTAATGCTTATGATTATGGAGTAGTTCAAAGCAGAGAAAGGTTAATTTTGGTTGGTATAAGAAAGGATTTAGATGTAGCTTATGAATTTCCAGATAAAATTCCTAATAATAAAACAATAAAAGATGTTATAAAAAATATAAAAAACAATAAAGGTGTATTAAAACACAAACCTGAAACAGTAGAAAAAATAAAACATGTTCCATATGGAGGTTCTATTTTAGATATTCCATCCGAAATAAGACCTAAAGCGTTTGGCAATGCTTATGTTAGATTAAAATGGAATGAAATACCTCCAACTATTACTAGAAATTATAATTGTCCATGTAGTGCAAATTGTATTCATCCAGAAGAACATAGGGCGTTAAGTGATACAGAAGCATTGCTTATACAAGGGTTTGATGAGGAGTGGGAGGTATTAGGAACAGGTAAGGATTTACAGATAGGCAACGCATTACCACCACAAATAATGAAGGTTATAGGGAAAAGTCTAATACATATTTTGGATATGAAAAATAAATAATTCTTGTACAATCAAATTAATAATCTATTTAGTACATAAGAAGTTAAAAATAATTAATCTTTAGGGTATTGCAATTAAGAGCGATACCCTATATAATTGATATAGAAAGTAAATTAATGGTGGTGGTATATGTGAAAGGAATAGGATTTTATAAATACCGAAACGAATTAATATTACTTAATGAAAATGATAAGTGGTGGATAACAAATTATTTTGATATTGAATTTGATAGTATAGAAAAAGCCAAGAATCACATTGACAAACATTTAGGTGGTTGGTCTGGTAAATGTATGCCTCAAAGATGGTTGAAGGATGAAGCGTTAAAGGAATATTATGAGGGAAGAAAGTATTTTTGAGGAGGAATAAAAATGCGGAAGAGAGTAATGAATAAACATATTTTAAAAGATAACTTAAAAATTAAAAAAGAATTTGTTAATTCACAAGAAGTGAAATTATTAAATATGTCTGATATCTTATTGGTTGAACCAATACATATTAATGCAAATTGTGATATGTCTGAGTCAATTGAAAGATTTAAAAGTAAAAATTTAATACAATTAAACGTCCCTATTGTTGTTAAGGAAGAATTGGATGGCAAATATTCATTAGTAATTGGGTATAGTGGTTACATGATAGCAAAATCATTAGGATTTACTGAAGTTCCATGTATTATAACCAGTGAAAAACGAACGGATTTGAACTATAAATTAGGTTTTAAAAGTCAGATACCGATTAATGGATCTATAGCAGATAACTATTTATCAATTGATAAGATTACTATTCCCAAACGAATTGTAAATGTAAACGAAGAAAAGATTAATAAGTGTATTGAATACTATAATAAGAATGGATATTTTAAGAAGCCTATACTTATTCGAAAAAATGGAGTATGTGTAGATGGGTTTTCAATACTAATTGCTGCCCAGAGATTGAAATTGGATAAAGTTGAAGTTGAAATTAAGGTATAAAATGTTGCGTTTAAAGTAAGTTAAAAAGGAGATATTATTATGAATTTACTCAAAGTTTCACTTTCTGAATCATTACAAGAAGAATTGAATAAGGAAATTATTTTCTCATTAAAGGATTTAGGTTTCAAAATAGATAAAGAGATTAATTGGAAAGGTGCTATTTTGCTTTGTCACAAGACAAAACAGGGAATTATAAATATCAGGCAATGGGAAGAACAATTCCAAAAATATGCCTGTTGGAGATTCACAAAAAAGAAAGAATTAAGTTTTGATAAGTATGAAGAAGGAGGAAAGTAAAAATGAACAGTGAAAATATGATAGTAAATCTTAATAATGAGGATATAGTGGGATTATGTAATGATATTTACGATTGGGAGAAGGGCAATGGCGATCTGAATAATGATAGTAAATTAAGAAAGTTATTTTTAAATCATCGAAACATTTTTCGTGATATTTACCATCTTAAAGATTTAATATTATTTGAGGCACATGAAAGGTTTCATAAAGTTGCTAGAATATTGATTATAAATAATCCTAGAATGTTTATTAAGTAGATAGTGCCAAGAAATGATGTTTTTATCTTATTATGAAAGGAGTGAATAATATAAATGAAATATTCAAGAGCTAAAGTAGGAGACAAAGTAAGTTTTACTTTATGGGAACAGCGTTCAGGATGGATGGAAAATCCTAAAACCCCACCTTATTATGGTGTGATAATGCGTAAATACAAAAATTATTTAGGAACATTTTATGATGTGAAAAGAGATATAGATGGCAATGTTATAAAATTACTTGGTTGTGATTTTCAAAAGGTATAGAATCTTGCTTTTAAGTTATTTAAGGAGGAGAAAATTTAATGGATTGTATTTATAAGTTGGGGCTATCAGTAAATATGTTTGGAAAGAAAACACGTTATTCTTTTACCGTATTGAGATGTAATGTAAAAAGTCAAACAAAAGATAATGTTATTCTTCATGATAGCAGAAGAATTAAAAAAGAGAATCTAGATAAAATTATTGATGGATTTTTAACTAATAGTTCAAGGAATATAAATTATGTAATTTGGACATTTGATTTATCTAAACAAGAACTTTATAAAAAGCAATTAGTAGGAAAAATAACTTTTCAAATAGAGAAATATAAACAAGAATTAATAGATTTAGAACAAGCAATGTTGTCTGAGCCGCAATTTACAGAATTAGATAGAGAATAGTATCCTACGAAAGAAGGGTTTCTTAGGATTTAGATTGGAGGGGATTAAAAATGGAATATATTAATTGGGAATGTAAAGATTGTGGATGGCAATGGGTAGGAGATAGAACAGATGCATGGTGTCCTTGTTGTGATGAGAATAATATTTTCTCTCCTAGTCATATAATTGAAGAATGAAGGAGAAATTTAAAATGATAGAGAAACAAATTATGATTCCTAAAACAGTTTATGAAACAAGTGATGGGCAACAATTTGAAAAAGACTATGATGCAGAAAAGTGGGAGTGTAAACTATATTTTAAAAATAATATGGAAAATAGATATCGGGATGTTATGGAAATCGGATACTGTGTGCTTAATTCCAAAGAAGAAACTGAAATTTTAGAAACATTATCTAGGAATGGTTATATTAAAAAGGGATTTTATAGTCATTATTTAAATGATGAAATTAAATTTCCTATTATGGTTAAATTTAAAGAAGAATTTGGGCGGTCAGCCGTAATAGCAACGAAAAATGATTATGATAGATTTAAAGATATGGCAGAAAGATTTCAAACGCTTTGCAAGATGTACGAGTCAGTAAATTAACTATAGGAGAAGGGTATGATGGCAAATTGATCATAATTAACGATGGTTCATTATCGGAGATATATTTTGATTATGGTGAAATGATATATACTAAATTCCAAAAAGGGAGTTACATTGAATATATTCCTTTTGGAAAATTTATGTCGTTTAAATGCTCTAAATATTGTATTGATTTGGTTAACGAAAATGGAGAGGCGATGCCATTGGATTTATGTTATAGATTTGTCGAATAAAGAGAAAGGTTGTTGAAATTTATGACAAAAGATGATTCATTAAGAATTCTACATAAATGCATTAAAGAATTAAATAATATGAGTCAAAAAGAATTTGATCAAAAAATGTTGCAACAAGGAGCGTTCTTTGATGAATACTCATATGAGGAAGATGGTTTTAGTTTAGTATTATCTCATGAACATATTCCTAATAAATAGCATTGAAAGGAGTTTTGTGATAATATGGAAACGATTAAACTTTCACAGCTAAATACAGATACAACCATTGCGTATGGTAGTAAAAATATTTTAGCATGTGCGGAAAGATTGTTCTATGATATTTATGAAGGGAAAAGAAAAAGAAAAGCTATTGCAATTATTGGTGATAAAAACTATGAAGTAGAATATGATATAAATCTAGAACAGATTAAAAAGGTTATAATTTGTTGTAATCACAATAAAGAAGTTGATAAGGATGCCAGCAGATGCCAGTTCGGTTGTGATGATTATTTAGAGGATAAGGAATTTGAAGGTAGTTGTTTGGAAATAAGACATTTATTAATTTAAATACAGTGAAAGGCAGAGGTTATAAGTTATGGCAATTTGCGGATATTGTAATAAAGATATGTCAAAAGTTAATTCGTGTGTTGAGGTTGCAATTACAATCAACAAAGAAGTGTATAAACCAATACCTTATGGTCAAGAAACAAGAATTAATTGGGAATCTGAAAGATGTCATGATTGTAATATTGAACAAGGTGGATTACATCATCCAGGTTGCGATGTAGAAGAATGTCCTGTATGTCATGGTCAATTAATTTCTTGTGGATGTATAGATGATGAGGAGAAAGAAGAAATTGACTAGAAAAAGTGTAAAAGAAGCTGTTTAGGAAAGGAGGTATTAGGTATGGAAAGCTATCCTGAGAAATTAGTTCAAACTGTAATTGAATACTTAGAAGAAACCAAAGGAGCAAAGATATTTCATTATGACTCATACACTGGGACACCTTACAAAGACAAGTCTATTACAGATACTACTTATCGTATTTATGTTTTATATGGTAATTTATTTGAAGTTTTTAGTTATACTATAAATTCTAAACCAGAATGGAATTTTGATGAAGTATCAGTTAGTTCTATGATTGCTTGGGAAATTAAAGAGTGTTATGAGAAGTCAGGTTGGCCTTGGAGTTAATTTGAGGGAATGGCAGGTGGTTTAAATTGTTTGATGAAGATAATTATATGACGGTTACAGAAGCATCTAAAGCAATAGGTAAAACAAAACAAGAAACACTTGAACTTATTGAAAAGTATCAAATTAGGAAGTTTAAAGCGTTTCCTAATGATACTAGATTTTTGGTTTCAATGAAAGATGTTAATTTAATTTTAATGAGAAAAAGTCGTTAAAACAAAAGTTTGAAAGGATTATGATATGGGTTGGGAAGAAAGAGAAAAGCAAGAAATTACTAATCTAATATTTGATATATCTATGATATTAATATTTTGTATATTATTTGTTTTTGTTGTTATAACCCTATGAATCGAGAGTTTTATGCTAGTTATGGTTATGAAAAACGTAGTAAATCGAAGAATTAGCGAGCATGAGAGAGGTGGATTTTTATGGATGAAAAATTAACGCACTTAGAAAATCTTGCTTTGGCTTTAATGCAACAAAGTGAACCAAAAGAGACTTTACCAATGACAAAAGATTGCAAGTATTGTACACATTACTCCGAAGTTAAATGTTATGCAGGTGGTTTTAAATTAAACCAAGATAAAATCATTGACGAGTGTTATTATTCAAAAGGTAAACGTAGAACCATTGAATCTTTACATCCAATGATAGATTCAGGTGAATTAGGGGTATTTGAGTTTGAAAATATAGAACTTACTGAGAATGAAAAAGTGATTGAAGAATTAAGAGAAGATGCATTAAAAAAGTTATTTCAAAGTTTAGGGGTTAGTTTGGCAGATATAATTGGAGAAAATAGAATAAAGGAGGGAATATAATGGATATTAATTATTTGAAACATCTTAGAAAAATTTATGAAAATTATTCGAATATTAACGGAAAAGAAATAAAAATAATGTGGAATATTATTGGAAGATATGTTGGAGAAATAGAAAGTGGTGAAATTGATTATAGTGCTTTTGGAAAATATGTTGGAAATATAATAAATGAAGCTAATATAAAATAGATATTTTATCCTAGTTTGAAGCTAGAGACTCAAAGCATTTAAGAGCATGAGAAAGTATGGAGGAGGTTAAAATTATGGAACAAAAGGAATTACATATCTGGATGGGTACACCTGATTTAAATAGTAGAGATGTGTTATTTACCACCTTTGATGAAACGGATACAGCATTACAAAATGGTCATAATAGAGTAAATACAGTACAACCTCATTTTTGTAGCACAGAATGGATAGTAAGAGGGTATCGAGTATTTATTCATATGCTAGATGGTAAAGTGGTTGAAATGAAACTAGGTTACATTGGTAATTGTGGTAGAGAAGTTAAGATTTCTACTGCTCTTGAGAAAATGATGTTATCCAATTGTTTTGGGAAAGCGACTAGGGATTATGATAAAGGAGCGAATTAATATGAGCGATAACCATAAAAACAAAATTTTCATGATTTCAGATCCACATTTCCATCATGAAAACATTATCAAATATGAGAGCAGACCATTTGAAAATGCTGAACAAATGACTAAAACAATTATTAAAAATTGGAATAAAGTTGTTCATAGAGATGATGAAGTTTTCTGTTTAGGGGATGTTTGCTTTAAAAATAAAGAAATTACAACAGAAATTGTTCAGCAATTAAATGGAATCAAAACATTAATCTTAGGAAATCATGATAGATCAAAATCAGTAACTTGGTGGAAAAGTGTAGGATTTCAAGAGGTGAGTAAATATCCTATTATTGTTGGTGATTTTTATATTCTATCACATGAACCAATTTATTTGACTGAAGCAATGCCTTATGCAAATATTCATGGACATATTCATCATCTGAAATATGAAGGTGAACAACATTTTAATGTTAGTGTTGAGTGTATTGATTATACTCCTATGGATTTTGAGGATATTAAGAAGGAAATTTTTATTAGAAATATGGAGGAGGAAAAGGAATGAAAGATATGACACTTACACAAGCACCTGAATTGACTGAGGAAGAATTAGAAATGGTAGAAGAAGATCAAGTAAAGGTGATCAGAGGAAAATGTTATTTTGTTTTTGAAAATGGAAAGATCAAAAGTTACTGTAAAGATTTTGATGAGTATGAAAAGGAAATGCTTAAAAACGAATATACTATCTATGATTTAATAGATGGGAAAAGTTTCGCAGAATCATTAAAATACAATGGGTTTACTGATTATGATGGAAGTTTGTGTGAAATATTTGTTAATGACTATGTTACCAATCTTGGTATTTGGAGCAATAATTTTCATCAAGGAGAAGGATTTTATGTAAGTCTTAAAGACTTTAAAAAACTATGTGGTCAATACAAAGTTGAAATTAATTGGGCAAACAAGTAATCCCTCGAATAACGCATTTGATGTTTAAGTGAGGAGAATGGTTGATGGATTTCAAAGGTAAAGATAAAACCTATATTGACGAATGGGTTAGAACGATGTTACCTAATCTTGATTTATCAGCATATGAAAGATTAGGATATCTAAGGGGATATTTCAGGATACAAAGGGAAGTTGGATGGGTATTTTCAAGAACAGTATGAGCAATTGATTGATATTTTGACTAAGCAATAAAACAAACACTTGGAATTTAGTAGTAGAAAAATCATGTAAATGGAAGTATAATAGAGCATGAGCGAGGTGTAAAATCATGCAAGATATTATCAACGCTATTAAAATTTCAAATAATCCTAATGAAGTGAAGCAAATGTTAAAAGCATTGAAAATTAAAGAAGTGATTAAAATAGCAAATGGTCTGAATGTTTATATCAGAGGAAATGAGAACAAAACTGAAGTAATTAGTAATATTATTTTAGGGATTATTAAAGAAACTTGAAGGAATGATTAAATGAATATTGATTACTCAAAGTTCACGCTAAAATGTGGTGGAAACGGTTACAATGATTGTGGTCAAAATGAAAAACAAAGATGCTGTGTGGCGTGTGATAAATATGAAGAGTGTGTTAAAAAAGGTTGGACTTGCTTTCCTTTAAAAGATTTATTTAATAATGATCCACTGGAATGTCCTGCATTGTATTTGAAAATTGAACGATAAATCATAATAGTAGTAGGAGGTTTAATTAAATGAAAACAGATATATCTCAAGTAGGCATGTGGTGGAAATGGAATGAGCATTGTGATAATTGTGGTAGAAAGATTAGAGACTATGATGAATTTTCTTCAAGTGCTGAACCGGATGTGGATAAAGAAGATTATTGTTTGGATTGCATGAGAAAGAAATTAGATGGTGTTGTTGAATTATAAAATAAATATTTGTAAAGTGTTGATTTTATAATTTGTATATGATAGAATATGGGTAAGAAGAATTTGAGGAGGAGATTTATTATGGAAAAGAAAATGGTAAGATTCACTATGACAATCGTTAGGGATATAGAGGTAGATTTAGCCGATTATCAAAATATGGGTAGTGAAAAACATCCAGAATCACCATGTAAAACTATTGAGGACGCATCTGAATTTAATATGGAATGTGACAAAGAAGATCCATTTGCTTTTATTGATGATAAAGATACTAAAATTGAAATGAAATATGAGATATTACCAGAATAGAAAGGTGGAAGATAAAATGTCGGAAAGTATTAAACCTGAATGTCAACTATCTGGAATTAATGGAAATGTATTTAACATAATTGGAACAGTTTCAAAAGCATTAAGAAATGCAGGATTGAGAGATAAAGCAGTTGAATTTTCTGATAGAGCTGTGCAACAAGAAAGTTATGATGCTGTGTTGAGATTGTGTTTTGAATATGTTGATGTTTGTTAGAAAGTCAAATCCTGAAACCATTGGTACATAATGGTTTCAGGATACATAATATGGCATAAATGACGTAATTGAATGTAATTTAAGGAGGAGGAAAATACATGAAAGACAAACTATTAAACACATTCTCAACTGAAAGTAATGGAGAAATCATTAGAATCAATATTCTAGAAACAGACAAAGGTATTGTCTTTGATATTGTCGGTAAGTCAATGGATGTTTTTATTAATGGAGAAGAATTTTACAGCAAATATGATAAGGAAGAATACAAATATATTCCATCTCATTTAAGAAGTTTTGTTGAAGAAAATATATGTTCTTGTGGAGACGGTTTAGTAAAAGAGGGATCTGAAGTTCAGTGTGATCTATTATTAGAAGGAAAAGAGTATTTCTTAAAGATTCCAACCAAAAAAGCAAAGAAAAATACTTTGACATTAACTGATTGGCTCATTAATTATGAAATGTTAGTAGATGATGGTAAGATTACAGATAAGGAAAAAGAGAAGTTAAAATATAAAGAATTTTTAGATTTAGTAAAAGGTTTTGGATATGAAATGAAAGTTAGTCATGGTGGTAACGATTATGATAACTGGTATAATTTAGTAATTCCCATTAATGATTTTGATTTAGACAAAATTAAGAAATGTTTGAAATTGTGGCAAGAATATAACCAATATTTAATTGACAACTATTTAGATGGGAAGTATTAGAGAAGGGAGATTTGGATGATGGATGTTCCAAAAATGTCTAAGAAAGAATTAGAAGAGTTAAGTAAATTGGTTGAATTGCAAAAACAACTATTGAAAGATGAAGAAGTAAACAAATTAAAAGAGAAAGCAAAAGTAAAAATTGAAAAACTCAGAGAACAAAAAGATTTGATCCTTAGTTTAATTGATCATAGCAGAACTTCTTGTAGTGATTCAAATGTTTGTAATGGATATGACTCTGCTGATTATGGTGCTAGGTGTACGAAATGTCATTTGATTGAATTATTTGATCAAGAATGGTCTGATGGTGAGTGGGAAATTGATTTTCATGTTACAATAACTAAGGTGCAATAATCCTTCGAATCGTGAATTTTCTGGGAAAGGGAGTGAAAAAATGTTAAGAGGTTGTGAATTAGATCATCTTAATAAGAATAATTATGTTTATATCGGAGGAAGTTATGACGGTTTTGTATGTGTTGCAAAAGAATTGTGGTATGCTTTATTAAATAGTGAAGAAAATCAAAAATTAATCAAATCAATGAAAAACAAAGCCGAGTAAAATTAAGTTTTAATTGAAAGGGAGTAGTACATATGAATTTATTAGGTGTAACTGTAAATATTTCTGCTGAAAAATTGAGAGTAGAGATATCTAGGAATGAAATCATTAAAGAAACTGACAAATCATTTAAAATGAAGAATACTAATGATTTGCTTTTTAGATGTTTAACTCTCATACCAAAAGATATTATTGGCAAGATTCAAAAAGGACATTACGGCGATCATGTTAACAGTTTTGAAAGAACTGTATGGGTTATAGAGAATGACAACGTAACCGAACAATCTTTGATAGAAAGACTTAAAGGAGAAATAAGAAAAGAGTTGGATATTAGGAAAAATCATCTTGACAAAATGATAAGCAATATCAACAAAGAAATGGAGGATTAAATATGCAAGTAGGGGACAATATTTATCTAAAACCAACCAACAACGCAGCTAGACGAACTTCTGAAATTAGAGAATGGAAAATCAAATCTGTTGGAAGAAAATATTTTGAAGCATGGGATGGAGAACGGGATCATTCTGCTATGAAGTTTTATATTGAAGGTTTTAAACAAGTTACAAAATATTCTCCAGATTGGGTTGTATACTTTTCTAAACAAGAAATCTTAGATGAAAATGAATTTTATAAACTCTTTAATGATATCAGAATATTTTTTGGAGGTTATAGCAAACCGAAATTAACATTAGAACAATTAAGGAATATTAAAAAGATCATTGATAGCGAATGAAATTATTCATTTATGGTACTAGAAAGGATTGATAAAATTGTACAAACCAATTCCATTTATACAATTTTTTAAAACAAAAAGAGTTATAGAAATTGCTGATTTGATAGTTACTAAAATTGAATCGTCTGAACAATATTATATTCATAAATTTAGATATAGTAATTATTATAGAATTGGAGATATTATTAGTAAAAAGGAATTTGAAGTTATTTTATCTAAGGCTAAGAATCCAATTGTATTAAGTGATATTTACATTGATTTAGAACTGAAATAGTTTTCGTATAATTCAAATATAATTATTGTATTCTATCTAACAACATGATACAATAATTATATTAAGGTTATTAGGAGGAATACATAAATGATCAGACATGTCGGATTCGCCTGTATGAGTAAAAAGTGTAACACTAAATATCAAACATTCCGATTAGCATCATTCAGTGAATACAGGTCGCGTCAAGCAATTGCTCACAATCTAAAAGAAACTGAGCGTACAATTCAACATTGTATTTCAGAAGGAATTAAATTATTCAGAATAAGTTCTGATTTAGTTCCATTTGCTACACATGAAATCATGAAAGATATTGATTATATTTCTTGGATTGAATCTGATTTAAAAAGGATTGGTGATATAGCAAGAAATAATAATATGCTATTATCTATGCATCCATCTCAAATGTGTTGTATAAACAGTCCAAAACAAGAAGTTGTAAATAATTCTATCAAAGATTTAATGTATCATTATGATATTCTTAATACTATGGGCCTTACTGATTTTAATATTATCATTCATGTTGGTGGAGTTTATGGTAATAAATTAGAAGCAAAGAAGAGATTTGTTAGTGTATTTAATAGTTTGCCTGTTGATTTAAGAAATCATATCTTGCTTGAGAATGATGACAAAAGTTATACTGTTAATGATATAATGGAAATACACAAAGAAACTGGAGTTAGACTAGTGCTAGATTTTCACCACAATGTTTGTAATAATGATGGGACAGAATTAGATTTAGAAGCTGTATTTGCCACTTGTGGGGTTGGTAAAGTACCTAAGATACATCTTAGTTCACCTAAGAGTATTAAAGAGTTCAGAAGTCATTCTGACATGATTGATTATGAATATTGTAGAGAGTTCTTTGAGAAGTATAAGGGATTAGAATTTGATGTTATGATTGAGGCTAAGGATAAGGATTTAGCTGTAGAGAAGTTTATTGAGGATTATAGGAGGGAGATGAGATTATGATTATTAGTTTTGATAAAATAGTAGAAAGATTTATATCTGCACAAGGAATAAGAGCAGTTGTATTAAAAACTGAATTTATTAATGAAAGTGAATGCGAAATATCTTTACGTGGAGGATTTTCAACAAATGTAAAAGTAATTGAAGACAAATTGTATAAAGATGATATGTTATATTGCAGAGTTGAAGATTTGTTTTTATTCGGTTAAACAGTCCCAGAAAAGTGTGGTTTTAAGCTAAGTGAGAAAGGAGTAATTTTATGCAAAAGGAAATGGATTATTCTGTTTGGGTAACTTTAGATAATAAGCGTTTAAAGATATCTGAAATGACCACAGATCATATTAAGAACTGTATTAAAATGATTAAACGTAGTAAATTTTTAGATGTTATGGAGCGTTATGATACAGTTCCAGAACCACCTCCAAGATATGTAGTTGACTATGATAAATATAAACCATATTTAAAAACTTTTAAGAATGAATTAGAAATACGTTGAAAGTGTAAATATAATTGTTTAGGAGGGTTTTTATGGATATAAATGTATTTAATATCAAATGTACTAAATGCAATCAAGGAGTATTCATAGGTAAAGCATTCGAAGAAAAATGTGATCATTGCGGAGAAAACATTTCGGATGAACTCATCGTTGCTTGTTTGGAAAATGTAAGCGAAGAATTAAAGAAATAGTGTTTACCATGAACATCTAGTTTTATCTTGAGAGTTTTAAAATAGCTGTTGTCTTGGATATAATTTATTTCTAAAGAGGAGTGGCAAAAATGGAATTGAAATGTGGAGATGTTGTTCAATTAAAAAGTGGTGGGCCAGTAATGACTGTTGTAGAAGTAGCTAAATTTAGAAGTTATAGTGATGGTGAACAAGCAAAATGCACATGGTTCGATAAAACTGGGATTAAGAAATTTGATGATTTATTTGAACTGGAGACACTTGAAATTGTAGGTTAATTAGTTGTAGGAAATGAATTCTAAGGCAACAGTTATTTTAAAACTCTTAAATTTTTAATTAGAGAAGAAAGAGGGAAATTTATTATGAAATCAACAGGTATTATTAGGAGAATAGATGACTTAGGAAGGGTAGTAATTCTTAAAGAAATTAGACGAACTTTAAGGATTCATGAAGGAGATCCAATGGAATTATGTGTGCATGAAGGTGGAGTATTTTTAAAGAAGTATTCTGCATTAGGTGAAATGATAGATTATGCTCAAAACTTTGCTGATACATTATTTGAACAAACTGGCCATATTGCTTTAATTTGTGATAGCGATGTTGTAATTGCTGTATCTGGAACGTCAAAAAGAGATTTTTTAAATAAACCAATTTGGAATTTAGCATCTAAAGCAATGGAAGAAAGATTAACATTAACTGGCCTTAAAGATGGAATACAAGAAGAATTTGAATATGAAAATCAAATTGTTACACCAGTAATTTGTGAAGGTGATGTAGTAGGAGCAATAGGGTTAGTAGCGAAAGAAGAAGTTGGAATTGTAGAACAAAAACTAGTTCAATCTGTTGCAAGATTTTTAGCGAAACAAATGGGACAATAAAGGAGTAGTAAATATGAAATGTGAATTCGGATTATGTGCATTTGAAAGCACTGGATCTTGTTTAGTTGTAGAATCATGTAAACAATGTGATTATGGTAAACTTGTTTTTAAAAGTTTACCATTACAAGTTGTTAAAACTGATAAATCAAGTCAAGTTTGTCAAGTTTGCAATGTAAATGTTAACAGTAATTATTGCTCTAATTGTGGGCAAAAGTTAAAATACTAAACACTCAAAACGAGGATTTTAAGCTATTAAAGGAGGGATAATTAAATGAAAATTATTACTAAGAGCAACTACGACGATGAAAGGCTTAGTGAATATGTTGTCGCCGAAGGACTCAATCAGTATTATGGTAAACTAATTTATGACTTTTTACTTAATAGTACAGATAAACGTGATAGTAGTATCTTTGAATTGGTTGAAGATAATTATATATTGTATGAATTCGAACCGTGAAAAGGAGAGGCATTATGAATAAAAACCAAAAGATATTATTAAAGGCACTAGAAACAATAACTAATTCGGTGTTATTTTTAGAAGATGCTCAAAATATTATTGAGAAAATAACTAAAGAAGAAGTTTCAGAGGTAATTGCTAAATTTTCAAACAAGATTATACCTTTTGACGAAGATAGTCTTTATCAAGATTCTTATAATTTTCAAGGGTATGCAGATAGTATAATTGGTGGCGTAGTGAATAAGATTGGTGAAAATTAATATACTTTAAATCTAAGAATCTATCGGGTTAGGAGTTGAAATATGTTTATTATAGAAGGTAAGTCTGGCAAATCTAGAATATTAGAAACAGCAGTTAATGAATTACCAGAAGGTAATTGTATTGTTATAGATTCTGTGGGTGTTCCTATAGACTGGAATAGGACTATTTTTGCTTTCGATTTTAGAAGTATGTCTCACGATTCTATTATTAATTGGTTAAAAGTGTCTTTGGGAAAATATATAAATGAGGAAGAAACACTAGTATTGGAAGTAAATTGTCCAAAAGATAAATTAAATGATTATTTAGAACTGGAGAATATTTTAGGTTTCCAAAGATATATGATTACTGTACAAAATAATGAAATTGATGATATTTTACAATATAATGTAATTTTGTAATCCAAGGAAACTTTGATTTTAATTGAGAAAGGAAGATAAGCTAATGAGTAAGATCAAAATTATGACCGATAATGTTGAAAGTTTTCAAAAATGTTCAGAGATTATAAAAGTATTCAAAGAGAGTTTCAAAAGTTCAATTAAGTATATTGAGGATAATGGGTTATATATTAGAATTCATGTCGATGTGAATAATCTTTCAGATCAACTTTGTCTACCTGAAAATTATAAGCATAGCACTTCGATTAAAATTGAATCAGAAAGCAAAATGAGTGTATCATTAAATGGTCATTTGTTGATTGAGGAAAAAGATTATCATATTGTAATTGAAGCAACGGCATATAAGAATTTGGAAATATGTTAGCGTATAAAGAGGAGAATCTATAATGCCAAGAAAATACGATGTAAATAATATCAATCTACAAATAGACAATATAGATTTTTGGTCTGCTCATACTGGTAATAAGGGTGGAATGAGAATCTATTGGAGTGCTGATATTGGATATGGTCAACTTGATATTGTTAAACGTAGTGGTAATGATGGTGAGGGTAGAGATATTCTAGAAGGAGCATTAGAAGAGGAATTAGTATTAATTGTAGATACTGAACGAATGGATCATGAAGATGATAAAGAATTTACGAGTAAGATTATGAGTTTGTTGGTTGAGATGTTGAAAGTTACTGGGTAAATGATTGTTTATTGTTAATTTTAGTTCATTATTTGCATTAAATCTTAATAATTACATCTAATTAAACAATATATTATTTAAAAATAAATATTTAAAGGAGATTGTAATATGTATTATGTTTACACAATTTGTATGAAAAATGGAAAAGAATACAAAACCGAAGTCAAACAAAATCTTAATGAATTAATAAATCAACTTATGCCACAATCTTTAAATGAAATTAAAATATTTAATTGTAATTTATTTAATGGAGAAGGCAGAAGCGTAGCAATAATCGGGAGTGAAGTATCAAGCATTGAATATCTTGTTACAAAAGAATCTGTTCTTGCAAGTATGTAAATAATTATTTGTTTTACTATACATTACATGCTATAATGAATACAGAAATAAATATTTAGGAGTGATGATACATAAATGACATCAGGTGATGGAATAAGAAGTTGTATACATAGGCATTCATTATCTACAAGTTTTAAGATTATTCCTGAAGGTGAAAGAAAAATTAATTATGCTCCAAATATAAAATATGAGTGTCCTGTCTGCGGTGGACATAATGTAAATAAATTACCAAGTAATTTTCTATATTGTTTAGACTGTGGCTGTGAAATTGATCAGAGTGGGAAGGCATATACGATTCAATGGGATGGTACTTTGACTGATTATTATGTTAATGAATTTGAGAATTGTGGATAAGGAGAGATTACATAAATGATTTTTATCACTGGTGATCGTCATGGATCAAAAGGAATGTCAAGATTAAATTCAGATAATTTTCCAATCAACAAAGAATTAACAAAAGATGATTATGTAATTGTTACAGGTGATTTTGGTGTAGTTTGGAATGGTGATAAAGAAGACAAATATTGGTTAAATTGGTTACATGAAAAGAACTTTACAATTTTGTTTTGCGATGGAAATCATGATGGTCATGATATATTAGATAATCTTCCAGTTTCAGAATGGAATGGCGGTAAAGTACATTTTGTCAATGATAGTGTAATTCATTTAATGAGGGGTCAGGTCTTCAATATCAATGGCAAAAAGATATTTACTTTTGGTGGAGCTGATTCAATTGATAAAGCAGATCGTAAAAGAGGAATTGATTGGTGGGAACGTGAGATGCCATCTACTTCCGAATATGAGGATGGTTTAGACAATTTAGACAAGTGTGATTGGAAAGTTGATATTATTGTTTCGCACGACTGTTCAACAAGAATTTTTGAAAAATTAATGGCTGGATTATACGTAAAGAGTTTAACTTCAATTAACAAGTATTTTGAGGTCTTAGAAGAGAGATTAGATTATAAGCAATGGTATTTTGGACATTATCATGAAGACAAATGGATTGATGATAAACATAGGTTAATTTATAATGATATTATAATGTTATAAGAAAGATGAGGGAGGAATTTTAATGTATTTTATTACTGGAATTGAGAAACTAGATAAAGATTATGGTATTAAAGGAAGTAGATGTTTCGGTTACAAGAAAACATTTGAAGAAGCAGATTTGGCGGTAAAAGAAAATCATTGTGACATCAATGAAACAATTTATGATTATGCTGTGATTGAGTTGATTGAAGATGGAATACATCAGATTTGTTGGAATGATAAGAGATGGTTTTATAAGTTTGATTATGATAAGGGTATTTATGAGGCGATTGATGAGCCGGAAGAGGTTAAGGGATTGTGTAATTTTAGTATTGGGTAGAATGTAAAAATAAAACTTGACTTAAATTGATAAATAATATATACTGAACACAAGGTAAATCAAAAAATACATAAGTTAAATATTAAAGGATGTGAAAATAAATGTGGGTAAGAGGTCATACATAACTAAGCAAATTTATTTCAATTACTAATCACATTGAATCATAAAATAAATATATTGGAGGAATTAAAAATGGATTTTAAAGAATTTAAAGCACTGCAACAAAAACACGTTTCCGAAATGTTAAAAAATGCTACTCACTTATTTGAGGTTGGTTTAAACAAAGATGCTTTATATGACCTGTATTTATCGAGTTTCCCACCAGGAACGAATGAAATGTTTAGAAATAGAAGAGAATTTGATTGTGGTTGTTGTAGACAATTCATTAAAAATATTGGAAATGCAGTTATTACCAAAGACAACAAAATTACAACTATTTGGGACTTTGAAACAAATGATTCAACATTTCAACCAGTAATTAATGCTCTATCAAAATACATTAAATCTCAAGTTGTTTCAGATATTTATGTCACTAAGTTTAAAAAGATTGGAACTGATAAGAATTTTGAAAAAGGTGTAAACGGAGGAATAACTGAATGGCAACACTTTTTTCTTGAACTGCCTAGTAAATTTGTTGATACAAGTGGAAAATCAGAAGGAGATATCAAAGGTGGTTATAGGGATACAAGAAATGTATTCAAAAGATCATTAGATGAAATTACTGAAGAAAGTTTACTTACTGTATTAGAGCTTATTTCTCAGAACAGTTTATATAAAGGAGAAGAATGGAAAGCAGTATTAAATGAGTTTCTTAAATATAAGAAAGCATATGATAAACTCAAAACTAATAAAGCAAAAGAAATTTATGCTTGGGAGCAATCTGTAAAAGTTGGTGGTTCTATCGGAAGAATTAAAAACCATTCAATTGGAACATTGCTTATCAATATCAGCGAAGGAATGGATTTAGATTTGGCAGTTAAGAAATATGAAGCGATTGTGGCTCCGTTGAACTATAAGCGTCCAAAGGCTATATTCACCAAGAAAATGCTAGAAGATGCTAAGAAAACAATTCAAGAATTAGGATATATGGATTCATTAAATCGTAGATTTGCTACACTTGATGATATTACTGTGAACAATATCTTATTCTCAAATAAAGATTCTGCCAAAAGAATAAATGGTTTAGATATTTTTGATGAAATGACTAGCAATATTCCTGTTAATCCTAAAAAATTCTCTAAGGTTGAAGAAGTTTCTATTGATAATTTTATCAAGGATATTTTACCTACAGCAAAAGAATTAGAGGTATTTCTAGAGAATAAACATGCGAGCAATATGGTATCTTTAATCGCTCCTGAGAATAAGGATTCAAAAACAATGTTTAAGTGGGATAATTGTTTCAGTTGGGCATACTCAGGAAATATCACAGATTCAGACTTGACAGAAAGAGTAAAAGCTGCAGGAGGAAGAGTTGATGGTGTTTTAAGATTTTCTCACAGTTGGAATTACGATGGTATGAGAAATGGTTCATTAATGGATTTACACGTATTTATGCCAGGATCAAGTCAATCAGTAACTATGAAAAGTGGTAAAGAAATACATGATAATTATGGCAATGATAAAAGAGTCGGTTGGAATCATAGAAATAATTATGAGTCTGGAGGTGTTCAAGATGTAGATTATGTAAATATTGCTCCAGTTGGATATATTCCAGTAGAAAATATTACTTTTCCATTAATAGATAGACTAAAGGAAGGAATCTATATATTTAAAATTCATAATTGGAGTTTAAGACAACCTACAACGGGTGGATTTAAAGCGGAAATAGCATTTGGTGGACAAGTGTATAAATTTGAAAGAAAAGAACCACTGGGGCATAAAGAATGGATTACTTTAGCAAAATTAGAACTTAAAAATGGAGAATTTAAAATATTGGAAATGATGGAAAATGACACAGTACCAATCGAAGTTTGGGGAATTAAAACCCATCAATTTATTCCGGTTTCAGTTGTTTGTAATTCTCCTAATTATTGGAATGAGCAACAAGGCATTGGACACAAACATTATATGTTCATGTTAAAGAATTGTATCAATTCAGAATTGCCAAATGGATTCTTCAATGAGTTCTTAAAACAAGATTTAGTTCAACATAAAAAAGTATTTGAGGCATTAGGTGCAAAAATGGCGGTTAAAGATGTTAATGACCAACTTAGTGGAGTTGCATTCAGTTCAACCAAGAGAAACGAATTGTTAGTTAAAGTTAAAGGGCAAACAGAAAGAGTAGTCAAAATTAAATTCTAAAAATAAAATATTAAAATTAAGAAGGAGCGTGTATTATTATGACAAATGCAAATACTGTAAACATTTTTGAGGTTGCCAATAGAAATATGTATCGCTTCCCATTTAAGGGAACGAGCAATGTTGAAGATATGTGGCAAATTAGTGTAAAAGAATTGGATTCTGTTTTCAAGGTTCTTAATTCTCAATTGAAACAAGTGCAAGAGGAAAGTCTTCTAGATGTAAGAACTCAACAAGATCAAGAATTAGATATTAAAATCGCTATCATCAAACATATTGTAAAAGTTAAGCAAGAAGAGGCAGAAAAACAATTGCAAGCAAAAAGTGTAAAAGAGCAAAAGCAAAAACTTATGGAAATTTACGCATCTAAAAAAGATGAAGATTTGCTGAAAAAGTCACCAGAAGAAATTAAAGCAATGATTGATGCGTTGGATAGTTAGGGTTAGATTAGTTAAAATCAAATAAGTAGGGAGTTAATTCTCTCTACTTATTTGAAAAAATTAAAATACATAAAAAATTCATTAATTTGGTTTAAATAATATATAAAAAAGGAGTATGGGAAGATTGCCGGGTAAAAGAAAATTTCTAACAGGTCAAGTATTTGGACATTTAAAAGTTTTAAAAGAAGTCCATTCTGAAAAATATGGAAAAGCATGGTTAGTTGAGTGTGATTGCGTTAATAAAACTCAACAAGAGGTAGATACTACGAGATTAACTAGTGGTATAAAACAACATTGTGGTTGTCTAAAAGTATATAAAAAGCGAAGCGAAATTAAATTGCCTTCAGAATATATAAATAAAACTAAAATATGTAATCAATGTGGAATAGAAAAAGTATATGGGGATTTTTATTCAACGGAATATATAAATTCAGAGAATATACAAATATATAAATTTGATTCAAGATGTACAGAATGTGTTAAGGAAAATTCTAAGAATAGAATATTAAATAATCGTGAAGATCATTTAAAAGCATTGAAAATAAACAATGCCAGAGAAGAAACTAAAGAAAAAGTTAGAATATGTGGTAAAAGATATAGAAGTGGTGAAAAATATGTGGCATGGAAAGATAAGAACGCATATAGATTTAAGATTTATAGTGACAAGCACAGAGTTCACGACATTACAGAGGAAGAGTGGAGAGGATGTTTAATTGCATTTAATAACACCTGTGCATACTGTGGACTGCCAATTGAAGAACATATTATAAAACGAAATGGCAAATACATAATTATGAAATTTCACAAAGAACATGTAGACGATAAGGGTTATAATGATTTAAGGAACGGAGTACCATCTTGTAGATCGTGTAATAGTAGCAAACACACTTCTAGTTTAGAAGAATGGTATTTTAAACAAAAATTCTTTTCTATGGATAGATATATCAAAATACTGTGGTGGACGAACGAAGAATATAAAGATTATATTGAAGAAAAACCACCATATAGAATTGTTAAGAAAAAGAACGATGACAATAATAAATTTCATCATGAACTTTGGTCGGTTGACGAAATGAGAAATTTTATTGAAATTATAACCACAGGAATAAAGAAAGAAGATATTAACATTTATATTGCTAATAATAATTTGTAGTACCGTGAATATCAAATTTCGTGGGATTGTAAGAAAGGAGTAAAATATGAAAGTAATTAAACATGAAAGTTATATTTACCCTAAAGTTGATATGAGTATAAGTTTTATTTGTCCGAGGTGTCTTACCTCAGTTGTGATCCATATAGAAAAAGAAGGACTATACGGCAATGAGTTATGTGATTGTAATCAAAGATATCAGATTAGTAAACCAGGACTAATTGATTTTTTCAATCATGAACAACTATAGGAAGGGGGTTTAGATTAATGGAAGAATTAGATATTTTTAGCGTTAGCTTAAAGAAAATTGAAGGAACTGTACATGATTTTGAACAAATACTAAGAATTAATCCTATGTTTAGTAGTTTACCTGAAAATAAAGTCAAAGAAATAGAGAATATTGTTAATAGTGCTGTTGAAAGTATTCAAATGATTTTGAGAGATTAAATACTAGCAAAGAGTTATTTCGAATGTTTTGAAGAAAGTAGGAAATTAAATGCTTAAAGGCCAAAATGGAACAACTATCTTGCAAGTAGAAAATGGAGTAGTAAGATTATGCCATGATATGGTTACTTGTAGTTATACTATTGGAATTAGAACTGATAAAGACTTCCAATGGAAAGATATAAGTAAAGAATTATATGAATTAATGGTTAAAGAATTATCAAATAAAGAAGGAAATAGGTGGTAAAATAATATGAAAGAAAGGAGGATCAATTCTCATGAAAGATATTTTTAATTTTGAACTAGATGAAAATAATAAAAAGAAATTTCCTAGTTGTGATTTTGTATTCAAAGCAGAAAAGGAAAATGATGGAAAGTATAAAGTAACTTGGATTGAAGATGGAGAATTAGAACAATCGTATATAGGAGAGAAGAGAATGAAGCAAGGATTAGAAGAAGGGTATTGGGTTGTAAAGGATGATTAGAGATGTCAATTCAAAGAATACATTTAAAGGATAAAGGATGGAATTATTAATGAATAAATATAATGAATTAGAGAACCTAATGTATGCAATCGGAAGACAATTATATCATAAAGATAGAATATTGTATGACTTATTCGATAGTAGATTTAATCATACATATGTCTCATTTGGATATTGCTCCTCTGAAGAAGATAAAATTCAACAATTAGGAATTATTAATAATCTTATGGAAGAGTTTTCTTTAATTGACTTAATAAAAATGGCGATGTCTCATTCAGATTACTATAGATTATATCAATTAAATTGGTGGATTGGTAATTACACTGAAAAGATAAAGGATTATAAATTGGATTGTGAACCAATAGTAAAATTAATAGATATTAAAGATGCATTTGATAAAAGAATTAATAAACTAGAAGACGAGAATTTAAACAGTTGGAGAAAATCAGATGATGATATATTGCATTCTCATTATCATTGGTGGATAAATAATTTAATGAATAATGAAAATTATGCTATATGGGCCTTACGATACAATGATACAAGAACTTTTGATACTTTTCATCTGAGTAATTGTGGTGAAAAAATATTCCCTAAAATTATATTGCAGTACATTTTGGATAATCATATAATTCCAGACCAAATTAATAAAAATGCAGAAATAGAGATAATGAGTCCATTTAATAATTATGGTACAAATGGTTACAAAATAAAAACATCTTCTAATATGGGCGGAATGTGGTATATGATTTATTTGACAGCTAAAGAATTTCAAGAAATATATAAGAGCGTAGGGAGTAAGAAAATAAGTGATATGAATGTAAGACCATTTTTCAGTTATGTAAATAGTTTGAACGAAGGTGATGAGTTAAACGAAAAATTCTATTTGTATTTTAAAAAATGAACTAAAAATGAAGACTTGGTAGAAAATGATAAATTAAAATCATTGCAGGAGTAGGCTTTCAGGGTTCGGTACATGGCATAAAACATGTCTTTCGTTGGATTATAAGGAGAATTATATGCATAAAATAAAAGGATATTGGAGTAAATTTGTTTTAATTCAAATGATAGTAATAATACTTTTATCTATAGTTGGATTGCCTAAAAGTAATTCTGGTATGTATTGGTGGATGGGAGTCACTTTTGTTGATATGATTGCTACTCATCCTGTATTTTATGAAGAGGAGGAAGATAATCATGGATTTAGCAGACGTAATTAAAAACTGTAAAGAAGGCGAAGTATATAAAGCTACTTATGCTTTATGGAATAATTGGTATATAACCAAAAGCGTTGGATTTATAAGATATTGTGATGAGAATGGAAATGTATCCAATGAAGATGAAACAATTAAGTTGACTCCTAGTAATTTAAGAGCAGAATATGAATTGATTAAGGGATAGAAAGGAGCAGTGAATAATGGACGATGGAGGAGTACAAGAAATCAAAGTAATACCATTATGGGCAAGAATCATATCTTGGATATTTAGTGGAGTGATCACCATTATGGGGATTATAATATTTATTATTGGTTCTTGGAGTCTAGGAAGCAGTATGTTGAAAGAAATTAATACATTTGGAATGTTAGAATCTTTAATAACATTAGGAATGGGATTTTTAATAATGTTATCTTCATTGTTGTTTGCTACATTATTTGTTTTAATACTAAAACGTTTAGTGAAATGGAAATGGTTATAAACAATTGAAATTTAATTATATATTGACGAGAGGATGTGATTGTAATGTAGAAATAAATATTTTGTTGGACAATGAATAAAAAATAAGCTGTTGGCAATACTATCTACCAAGGGAATAAATTAAAGGTAAGGTGATAGTATATGCAAGTAGTAAATAAAGTTGCACAACATAATCAACCACAACAATTTAATAGAGGAGACATTTACTTAGCTACAGTTGAAAATAATGTCGGAGGGTCAGTGCAAAATATTTGTCAGAGACCAATGATTATAATTTCAAATCCTATGAGTTTACTGCACTCGCCTGTGATTCACGCAATTCCATTATCTTCTAAGACTTTTAAGCGATGGATTCCAACTCACGTTTCTGTACCTATGGCTAGTAGTGGTTTATTAAAGGATTCAATTGCACTTTGCGAACAAGTAATGTTGCTCCCGAAAGAGGTTTTTAGTAAAAAAATTGGCACATGCAGTAGTTTAATTGTAAACAAATTAGAAGAGGGTTTAATGGTACAATTCGGGTTGTTTAATCATAGTCAAAATGTAAGAAACAATGTTGCTTATGCAAATTAAAGAAGGAGAGATTATTTAAATATTGGGGAAAATGAAAACTACAGAACAGTATAGACAAGATTTAGAAGAATACAATTTAAAATATAATACAAAAATAGAGTTAAAGAATGGAGTTGAATATAATGGTGCTAATACTAAAATATTACATATTTGTTCGTGTGGTAAAGAGTGGTTAGTTTCACCTTCAGGCGTTATAAATAGTAGTTCGAAAACAAGTTGTGGTTATACGTTTGCAGAAAAAGGAATCGATAATCTAGGGTATAATTTTTTAGAAAAATATTGGGATTATAAAACAAATAACGAATTAGGAATTGATCCTTGGAAAATTAGTTGTAGTTCTGGAAAAGAAGTTTATATATTTTGCCAAGAGAAAGATTATCATGGAAGTTATAAAGTACGTTGTGCTGATTTTAGTAATGGAAACAGGTGTGGTTATTGTCAAGGATACTATTTGGTTCATCCTTTAGATAGTTATGGACAGTATTTAATTGATTCATTTGGAATAACCGCACTAGAACTGTATTGGGATTATAATATAAACACTGTTGATCCTTGGAAGATTACAAAACAATCAAATAAGATGGTATATATTAAATGTCAGAGGAAATATTATCATGGAAGTTATGGCATCAGGTGCAATGATTTTATAAAAGGAGATAGATGTGGATATTGTGGAGGTAAAAAAGTACATCTATTAGATAGTCTAGGAACGTTACATCCAAAATCACTAGAATTATGGTCAAATATAAACGAAAAATCCCCATATGAATATATGCCTGGGAGCGATATGGAGGTTTGGTTTAAATGTGACAACAAGAGACATGAAGATTACCAAAAAAGAATATATAATGCAGTAAACTGTAATTTTGGATGTCCGACATGTTCACAAGAACAAAAAGAATCTATCATGGCCTCCACACTAAAACAAGTACTAAGATATGAATATAGTCACACAAAATGGGAATATGATGCAGGATTTAAAATAGATAATAGTATTAGTAGGTATGATATTTATGTTCCAGAATTGAATAACTTATTAATAGAATGCCAAAGTGAATATCACGATGATGAAAAACATATTATTAACGATCAACTTAAAAAACAGTTTGCTATTGATAATGGATATGAATATATAGCAATAGACAAAAGAGATTTTTCCATAATAGAAATACTAAGGTTCTTTATACCATACATGGATAAAATTCCTGATTATGTACAATTAAATAAAAATACTACAAGAGGTTGGGATATAGAAAACGCTCAAAAATTGTTAGATAGTGGTCATACATATATAAATATAGCTAATATATTAGAAACATCAGTTACCGCGATACGTGCAAGTGTAGGAGACAATGGGTTAATCAAACCAAATAATTATACTTTTCAAGGTGAAAATATTGTTTGTCTGTCTATGGATAATAGTTTAATAAAAACATATAATTCTTGCAGTTCTGCCGCCAAAGATTTAGGAAAAGCAAATGGAACAAGTATTAGTTCATGTCTAACTAAGAAGCCTCGTTCAGACACAGGGAAAATTCGTGAAACAGCTTTTGGTTTTAAATGGATGTATTTAGTAGATTATGAAAATATGATTAAAGATCAAAATAATAAACCTCCGTAATCAATACATAAATTCTAATAATAAATAATAAAAGGAGAGATAATATAATAAATGGTTGAAACATTAATATTTAGTCTGCTGTGTCTAAAAACAAAATTTGATCTAAAACTAGGCAAACTCCAAATACATAAAGAATCATACCTAATAAAACCAATGCTAAAAAGATGGAGCATCTATCCTGTAATATTTATGTCAATATTCTATGTCTATCTACAATACACAATAATGAATCAGAATTACTATTTTCTTCAATATCAACACATAATAAAGAATGCTATATTAGGTTCATATATGATTCTAGGGCTTGATGTTTTGTTTAGGCATGAAAAGTATAAAGAGTATATTATAGCCTGTTGTAGTCTCTTGTGTGGCTTTACATTGAATAAGATTGTAATGCATTTCAATAATAATCTCATGCCAATCTTCCCATCAATATCTTATTCAACAGGTTACACGCAATATGGTATGATTACGAATGCTTCTAAATTTAGCGATTTTCATGTTCTCGGAGATCATACAACAAGATTGATATTTTTGGCCGATGTGTTTGATATAGGTGGTAGCATTTGGTCGGTCGGGGATATTTTAGTTAGATTATTTGCTTTTATAATTGTGTATTATGCGGGTAAAGTAGTTAGTAAAATGCATACGAACAAAATATTGAATTAATAAATAAATATAAAGCTTGCATTACACTCTTACATATGGTATACTTGTTTTAGATTAAGAAACGAATAAGAAAGAGGTAATACATATGCAGAGTGTAACAAATGCTTTGTTGAATACAGTATTTGTAAGTTTACCAGAGGAAACATTTTACGCAATGATGACATTGATATTTTTGAAAAGATATGATCTATTAGATTTTAGAATGTGGAAAGAAAACATTACAACACTTATGATACCTATAATTCCAGTATCAATATTAATTAATATATTTAGATATATTATAATTATAGATAAAATACAAATGATGATTATTACAATAGTGATATTTTACATATTGTTATTATATATTGTTATAAAATATAAAGTTGAAGATATTGAAAGAATACATATGAAAGTTTTATTAAACTTAGCATATAGCGTAGCAATATGGGTGTTCTTAGAAGAGATAACCTATCCATCATTATTGTTTTTGATGAATTACCCACTCGAATTTATATCAAATAATATATTTTGGAATTTTATTTTAAGTGTTCCTTCAAGGATAATTGCTATGGTTATAATAATATACAACATAGTTAAAAATAGTAACGAAATAAGCAATATAGAAGTTCTTGACGTCATTACTAATAATAAACTTTATCGAAGAATAATGCTTTTCTGCACAATGTCATTTATTTTATTATCATTATTCTTAATTAAACTTATTTGGTGTAATAAAATATTTGACAATAAGGTTCCTTTGTTTGAAAAGATTATTATTACTGAATCGCTTTTTGTTTTGCCAGTAGTTGTAATATTCCTAATAATTATATTAATCAACAATCTTCTTGTAAAAGAAAAACAAATACAACAGTCTTATGAAAATCTTGTTATGCAAGACGACATAATGCTTGATGTAGAAGATTGATATGAAAGGAGGTGAAAAATTAATGAAAAAGTACGCAATTATCGCTGGAGTGGTTGCTTTGTCAGCCGCAATGTTCTCAAATGTATTTGCTTCTATGTTCTTTTCTCATCAACCAAAAACTCCTAATTGCATGAAATAATTTTACCATACATATAGGGAAGGACTTCGGTTCTTCCCTATAAATCTAATATAAAATATTTTATAAATTTACTAAAAATCTATTGACATATCTCCCAAATATGGTAAGATGTATTTAATGAAGTTGTAAATAAATTATATATACATCATTATAAATTGAAAAGGGAGTTGTGTTATTATGTTTGAAAAATTTATTGGTAAAAAAGAGAGTACTATTACTGAGGAGAATACAAAAAAGGATTTCAAAAAGTTGGCTACATATGTTACTTTAGCCAAAGGCCCAAGAACTATTAATGGATTCGCAGCAGACTGCAAAACAAATGCTGACTATCTAGCTGATATTATCCATGTAAAAATCAATTCTTATCCTCAAGTTCAATTTCTGAAAATAATATCTGAAAATTCACAAGGCAGAGTTTCATTAGATGATCTTAAATTATCTTGTGGATATTCTTTATATGAACATAATGATATGGAGCAAATAAAAAATATTAATGTTCGCAGAGGATGGTTTTGTTACGTAAATCTAGGCCAAGTTTTGGACTCGGAATATGGGGGAAATCGAATGTGTTTGGTAGTGCAAAACGACGTAGGGAATCATTTCTCAAGCACATCAATTATTTTACCATTGACTTCTAGAAAATCAAAAGTAAAGCTTCCTACTCACGTCGAAGTTGGAATAAAAAATTGCGGATTACCGCAAGATTCGATTGTTAGTTGTGAGCAAATTCGTTGCGTATCGAAAAGGAGACTTATTCAAAATGGAATAGTCCAGAAAGTATCAGAATGTCCTCCAGATGTAATGTTAAAGGTAGAGGTGGCTTTATTAAAAGCACAAGGAGTTATACATCTTAAAATGAATGAACAGGAAGCTATTCAGCACTTAATGAACATGAATACCCAAAAAACATACCAGTATCAAAATAATTATGCTAGTGCAGGACAGCAGGTGGCCTATGCACGATAAAAGAAAGGAAGATTAAATGTTTTCAGTTCAAGATATTTCTGATCAATTGGCTACTAAACTATCAAAAAAAATATCATTAGATAAATTTAAAGAAGTTTGGGGGATCGTTATAAAAATATTCCCATCACTTGCTGATAAGCTTAATCTTGAACAAATAAAATCAATAAATGACTTATTAGGTTTATATAGTTATGGGATAACGGTATTTGTAGGATTACTATTCAAAGGCCCATTATTGATTATAATATCAATTATCTTTGGAATATTTACACCAATTATGTTTGTGGTAACCACATTTTCAAGTTTTAGGGTTGTAGCAGGTGGTTACCATATGCAGACATATTTAAGGTGTTGGATTGTAAGTTTTGTCACATTTATTGGATCTGCACTTATAGTCCAACACACACTTCAATATTGGTCTACCCAAAATATCTCTTCACTCTTCATATTTTGTATTTTAATGGGATTATATATAATTTTTAGATATATTCCTCGCGACACACCCAATAAGCCAATTACAGAGCCATTGGAGATAGCAAAGTTTAAAAAATGGTCGTTATACTACTTAATTTCATGGGTAACAATAATGACCATTTTCTTATTCTTTAATCTAAAATTAATTGTTATTTCAAGTTGTTTTGGATTATTATTGGAATTATTTTCAATAAGTAAAATTGGTTATAGTCTATATTCCCTTGTAGATGATATTGGTATACATAAATAATATCTCACAAACCACCTTACTATCCCACCTTATCCCATAATTGCAATACTTTATTCAATTTATTTTTCCAACATTTATGATATATTTACAGCAACAAGTAATAGCACATAATAACTGCCCCTTACTCAAACCACACCCACAAACTAAATAAAAAGAAGGAAGGAAACCCTATATGTCTATTACCAATGCTGTACTAAATCTACTATTTGTCTCCATCCCAGAAGAAGCATTTATAGCAATAATAGCTATAACATTCCTAAATAAACTAGATAATCTTTTCGATATCTATATGTGGAAGAACAATCTCAAATGGCTTATGATAGCAACATTGCCCACATCAATATTAATTTGTGTTTTACGATTTGTAATGTCTGTTCCCCAAAATATTGTAGTAAAATTAGCCATAATTATAATGATTGCTTCAATGATATACATAGTAATTAAAAACTCTGACAAAATTACTATTCTATTAATATTTAAAACAGCAATGTTTACATTAGCAGGATTTGTAATTACAGGAATATTGGAATACTCATATTGCCCAATAATATTCTCATTATTACATAAACCACAAGAATTTTTTAATAATGTTTTCCTCTATAATTTTCTATTAGGTTTACCTGCAAGAGTCCTTTACACCTGTATTATCACTTTTATCATAATGAAGAAAAATGGCAAAGTTAAAGTAAATTTATTTGATACTTTAGTCAAAAGCAAATTAATCATTGGTATTTTCATTGCTACAATATTATCTGTAGTTTCATTAATTGCCTATGTTGCTAAATTGATAGAAAATGAAAGCATTTTGTTTAGTTTTCAATTCATTGATCAATTTATTATCATTGTAATAATCACATCTGTACCAACTATTTTAATCACATTGTTATTGATAGTTATTAATTATTTAATATCAGGTGAGAAGGAAAATCAGCAAATGTACGAGAATGCTATGGGTAGTAGGGATGAGAATGAGGATATAAATGAGGATGGTAATAATAGTAGCGATGAAGATATTTATGAAAATTATTATGAATAATTATTATAAATAGGAGGCGATAATAATGCTCTAAAAATAGTTCCAAAGCACTAAGACTATTGACCTATATCAAATGGCAATATTCCTATTCTAATAAATAAATAAGATAAAACAATGTCGAAAAACCGAACATAACATCCCAAAATAACATAATTATTGGTAATTTTGTTCTTGATTCTTGAACAAATGTTCTATATAATAATATCAAGGAGGTATTGAAAGAACAAAGATATAATTTGTTGAATATCCAAATATTAGAAAATAAAGGAGAGATTTTAAATATGAATTGTATTAAAACAGAAGACAATGTGAGATATACATGGGCCATCAAAGATTCAAAAGGTAATTTTGCCCATAAGGGCAGTATACGTAAAATCAATAAAGATACTTGGCAATACATATCGTTTAAGACATTCTCCCAAGAAGCTAGGGGATACACATCCAAGGAATCTGCTGAAAAAGCATTGGCTTTCTTAAATAAAAAGAATGACATTGCAGGATTCAAATTTGTTTTTCATATTGAGTGTCTTAACTTAAATAAAATAATTGATGAAAACACCATATTCCAAGGTAAAAATATGCTTATATATGAAAAAGAAGTGGTATCAGCTGCTTATAAAATGGGAAAAGTGGCAAAAACATGTGTCTGTACATGTTTACCAACTCTAATATTAGCCAGTATAATTTAATTAATTAACTCCACGCACAATAAACTACTCTGAGATCATGTCACTGAGTAGTTTATTGTAGAAATAAAGTATTTTTCCTTGACATTATTGCACAACTCATGTTATTATATATACATTAATGATGTGAAGGAGAGATATTTATGCTTAAAGAAAAATCGGTTGCACTCATGAGGGAACTAAATGTGTTAATTAAGAAGTATAGTTCAAACGACAAGGTAAGAAAATTAATTGTAGAAGAATTTGATAAAAGAAATATGAAGGGCAGTTTAGCGGTCGGCATCTTAAATGAAAATAGAGAGCTATCCACATTAGATATTGATGAAAGCAAAGATGTAATAATGTTATTTATTTTCACTATGAGTATGTATAATGCATTGACATATAAAGAGGAAGAAGATAAAGAGGCGTTGGGAGAAATTGAAGAAGGGTTAAGAATTGATCCTAAAAATTATTTTACTGAAATTGAAATTGAAAACCTAAATGACTATAAGTTTGAAAAGAAAATAGACAAAAAAGACGAAGTTATTATTTTCCCCAAAATGAGTAGAATTGCCCCTGATTTCTTTTCAGGCTATATGTCAGGAAAGCATTTTGCAGAATTAGATGCAGGAAATGAATTTATCTATAATTTTAAGACTCAGCGTGACCCAATTATTGATGTATCTGGAATGAAGAGGATACATTTAAATAAAACAAATGCAAAAGAAATTAGAGATGGCCTAATCTCAAAGAATCAATTCCCAACTACCATAGTAGTAAATGTTCTTAAAGACGGTGAAGACGAGATATATTATGATGAGAAAACAGGCGATTTGTCTATTATTTCAGGTACTAAAAACCTTGTTGATGGAATGCATAGAAAAGTTGGTAATAGTTTGGCTCTCGCTATTGATCCAGACTTGGAGTTTAATTGGTTATTAGTTGTAACAAACTATAGTGAAATTAGAGCACAAAAATATATGGTGGAAATTAACAAGCAACAAAAAATGAAACAAGAACATATTAAAAATATGGATACTGCCAGTCTTGGAAATATTGTTGTTGATGTTATTAAAGATATCAATAGTTCTGAATTTGCTGGACATATCAAAGATAGCGACAAGGAATTAGAACATGGAGGTTTAACTAGGAAGTCAATTTTAACTTTAGCAATTGAGGAAATATACAAAGATAAACTTGAAAACAAAACATTCATAAAACCTATCGCCAACCACATTACAAACGTTATGGATCATATTATTGCATTGAGAGTTGATGAGTTTATGAAATATCCTGAAGCCACACGTAAAGTAAGCTATATCAACCACAAGAATATGTTTGCAGGATATGTAGCTTTATCTGAGAGACTATATGGAGTTGAAAAATGGGATGACCTCCTTGAGGAAATTTTAGATAAAATTGATTTCAGTATGAAAAATTCTTTTTGGGAAGATATTGGATTGGGCAAAGAGTCCGATATGAAGAAAACTACACGAAACAATCTATACGAATTCTTTCAAAAATTAATTTAACAAAGGAGACTTTAAAATGACTAAAAATGAAATCATTGATGAAACTAAAATCCAAGAAGTCGAAGAAAAATTAATGTTTGAAGTTGATCCTGAAGTTAAGGAAGAATTTTTAGAAAAGCAATTAAAATCAACTAGAAGTTATTATCGGTATATTTTAAAACTTGCCGATGAATTTGAAGTTAAATTAGGAAAACCAATTTACAATTTCAATACTGAAGAAAGAGATGAGTTATTGACTGTTCAATATAAAAACAAAAATATATTTGCATTTCAAACTGTTTTGTCTCCATTAAAAACTTATGTTGATTTTTGTATATCTCCTAAGAATTTAGTACGACACAATGAAAATCGCTTTAGTAGTATCCTTACTTCAAACTACAAAGTTTATATCAGTAAACAAGCAAAAGAAAATTCTTATATCCCTTTATCTGAATGTAGAGAATTTCAATCTAAATTAGCGAATTATCAAGACATGTTAATTCTTGAATTGCCAAATCTAGGAGTTAGAGGTCGTACTGAAAAAGGAAATACTCTTGAGGAACTGGTTAATCTAAGGGAAAAAGATATTGAATGGGAGAAAAAGAGATTACATCTTACCAAAAACAATGGTGAAGAAAGATGGATTGAAGTTGATGATTACACTTTAGATTTACTCAAGAAAACCATCAATCAAGATTTTTATATATCCAATAATGGATTAAAGACAAAACCGAACGACGATGGGGTATATGAACGTACAGAAAGGGGAAGAATGATTAATAAAACTGAATATGTATTTAGAATTCCAGGTAAGAATAAACATGGTAAGGTTGAATACCAATTTTTTGCTAGTAGAATCCAACGTATTCAAAAATGGTTAGGTAAACCGTATATTAGCATTAGTAATCTGTATTTTTCTGCTATTATAGAATACTCAAAGAAACTAAAAGAAGAGAAAGGTGAATTGATTAGAGAAGATTATATTTCAATCAATCAAAGATTTGAATTTGGAGAAGATGGTGAGAAATATGTCTTTAAAACTAGAGAGCTTGTTGAATCATATCTTGACGATGAGAGGTAAATACTATGCAGAACACACTATCTGAGATGTGGAGAAAATACAATTTGCTTTTCTCTTTTAAAAATGAGATGAATAAACGAGGGTACGCTAGTAGGGATTTGTATAGTATCCATGTTCAATTATGTTTGTTAATGGAATTGATTGAAATCGAAAGTATTGATATCCTAGATGATTTGTTAAAGAAAAAAACTTATTTCAGACTGTTGAGGAAAATCAATAGAGGTATTGAATATTTACATGAAATTGTAGATTTACCTGAGAATTGGTCACTTAACACTATTGAGAAAGATACGGACGCATGGATTGATCCAAATGTTCTAATATTTACTACGAAATCAAAAGTTGCAGTATTCAGTAAATTGTCCCGTAAGAATGATGGAAGTTTGTATATTGATGGAAAATTTCAATAAGAGGTGTATTTTTTATGAACGTAGGAGAAAAAATTTGCCTATACAAAGAAAGATTAAACTTTAGAGACTATCAAGAATTTGGTAGAGCAGTTGGTATCAGTGGCAATTGGATAAATGAAACATCTAAGAAATCAGAGATTAAACAAATCAACGATTTAGGTTATTTGGTTAAATTATGTGGATTTTTAGGAATAACGATAGATGAATTTTTAAGAGATGATATAATTGAAACAGATGAATCAATTGAACTTAAAATTATTGATGCAAATTCGGAAGATATTGGTATTTTGCTCAATAATATGATATTATTACTAGGAAAGGATGGTATAAAAATAGACGGAGCGTTAATGAATGACAAGAGCAAAGAGATTTGTATAGATAGCCTTGCGGTGGTAAGAACACTAGTCAAGCAACATTTATAATGGAGGTCGATAATTATGGTTCGAAAGAATTACAGGTCTGTAGACACATATGAGATGGATGATATTGAAGTCTACTCATTAGTTAAAAATGGTAGTCTAAGGGCATTTCCTTCAAGGTTTTGGGAAGGTGTAATAGGTCTTCAAACTTCCAAGAAAATTCTAAAATATGTTTTCGAAACTCTATTAAATTGGTCTATCGAAGACATCAAAGTTAAGGCCACTAGAGATATGTTTGAAGAATATAAATTAGTTGGAATGGTTAGCACTGCATTTGATGGTAGTATGTATATTGCTATTGGAGAAACTTATCCAGAACTTAAAGAATGGGCAGATGAATTATATCAAACAAACGAACATGCTGATTTTGTTTATAGGAAATATTCAGACGAAGAATTAATTGGTATTCTTCAGGAGAAAGCAAAGGAATTAAAAAGAATACCAAAAGGAGTTGATATGAAAACTCCCAGTAGTGGAATCTATAATAGAAGATTTGGCTCATGGGAAAAATCATTGATGAAAGCAGGATTAATTGAAGATATTTATAAGAATGTTGACTTTGAAAAACACTCAAAAGAATCTGTAATATCTAACTTAAAAGAACTTTTTTCAAACAAAGAGAGAGTGTTAGATAAGAAAGAGATACTTGCTATTTATCCAGAAGGATTAATAAAAGAATATTTTGGAACTTATAATAACCTTGAGAAAGTTATTATAAATGAGTATACCAAAAGGGATCTTATCAAAATCTTAAAAAATAAGAAGGGAAAATTAGGTAGAACTCCAAGCAATAAAGATATGAAGTTTCCAATGGCTATTGTATTCATAGATAAATTTGGGAGTTGGCAGGAGGCGATTGATAAATTGGAGAAAACTTAAATTTTTTATATTAGATATTGAGGTATTATAGAAATATCTCAATAGTACATAATCTGGGATATTATTAAAATATAATTAGAAAGTGAGATAAGTAATGAGGAAAAATCCACTAAAGCATACTAAATTATTTGTCACATTTATTAGTGTGTTTATTCTCATAAGTAGTACAAATGGAAATCATGTTATAAATAAAGATATAAAGAGTGTTAAACATATTAATAATTATGTAAGGAGTGATGTCTGTGAGACACTAAAGCAAATGAGAAAGCAATACATTGTGAAAGTAAAGCCAAAAGAAAAAGTAGTTACTAAGAAAGAAAATATATTTCTAGTCACAGTTTATGATCTTTCATTCCAGTCATGCCAGAAGTCAAGAGGCAATTCTGAATATGGCATTACTGCTTCGGGATATGACTTGAGAGGCCACACATTATCGTCTGCTAGGATAATTTCTGTAGACCCTACTATTATATCGCTTGGAAGTAAAGTGAGGATTACATTCAAAGAAGATAAGTATAAGAAGTACAATGGAATCTATACGGCAAGCGATATTGGAGGTGGAATTAAAAATAATAAGATTGATTTGTTTGTTGGAGATAATATTTGGTCTAGAAAAAATATTAGAGATTTTGGAGTCAGGGAATGTGTTGTAGAAATAATCGAGTAATTAGTTGTAAAACAGTAACAAATTTAGATGATTAAACATATTGTGAACAAATTAGTAAATGCAAAAATAAATATTAAGGAGATTGATAAACATGGCAGTTAGTATTACAGACTTCCCAGTAAAGAATGATTATAACGCAATGATAGGTTTGAGATATTTTGATCATAAAGATAGAATTGCAAAAACAAAATTATTAGAAAGAGAGATGACAGAAAAGAAAAAACTAAATAAAGGGAATTTTAGAATTTCGTCAAAGGATGATTGTGTTTTCTGTGAGTTTTGGGATAAATCAATTTATTATTAATACATAAAACAAGACAACAAAATATTTTTCAATAAATCTTTCCATGACACCCTTAATTTACAATGCTCACACGTACAACATTATAATCATAAAATTAAAGAGGAAAGAGTGTGAATTAAATATGAGAATATATGATAATGTAGAAACAGTAGTTATTGTTCCGGTTTTAGTAGGGTCGCTCTGTAATAAATGTGGCAATGTTTTTGAACCCAATGATACCAATATACAACCATTAAATACCCCATTAGTAGGATACGGGAATTTAAAATATGAAATATGCAATGATTGTCAATTAAAATTTATCAAAAGTTTTACAATTGTTCCTACTAATTTTAAAAGTAGTCCTCATTTCACTTCTTCTTTTGATTTAGACCATGATTTGCACCAAAGTCTCTTCGAAGAGTGGAAGAAAACAGATGTATGGAACTGTGATGAAAACCCTTGGAAAAGTTATTACAGTGAAGATATTTTAGATCAAGAAAATGAATCTTACGAAGAATATGAGGAATACTATGAAGATATTTCTAATGCAATAGAAGTTCGTAAACCTTTACATATCAATATTGTAAGGTTAGCAACCGTTCATCAAATTGGATTAGCAAAAAGGTGGTGTGAAAATAATGACTGACAATAATAAATCTATTCAAGATATTAAAAATATTCAAGAAGAATTAGACAACATTATGGAAAAATATTATTCATGTTGTTTTGAGGCCCATGATGTAAAAGCTTTTAAAAAGTTTCTAATTGATAATAAGGAAACTTTGATGGATATTATAAAATAGAAGTGGAATGAATTGGAGTAGAAAATAAATGAAAAAACAAAATGAAGACAAATATCTTCCATACACTAAAAAAGATTTCAGAAAATATTGGTGCTATCCTGATTCAACATTCCCAACATTTCAACCATATGAAATAATTAGACCATTTACAGAAGAAGAAAAATTAGATTGGACAAAAGGTGAGGACTATGATGAAGAAGTATATTTAGTAAAAAGTTTTGATGAAAATGGATCAATGGATGAATGCTGTGCTTCTGATAGAGATATTCTTATTGAATGTAAAATTGATCCTGAAACATGGAGAATTTGTTTAATTAATCTGCTTGACAGAATGGAATATTGTGATGATGATATATTGGATTTTGTGAGTGAATGTAAAATTGAACAATATATAAAGAAACATTTAAATGATTAAAAGGAGTTGAATAATAAAATATGAAATTAAGCGATGAAGAATTAATAAAGTTAAAAGTTCTAATTCTTGGAGCATTGGACGAAGAAGATGATAATAATTGTATGAAATGCACACCAGAAATTCCATGTTGTGGTTTAATTAGTGTATGCAATAGGTATGGTAGTTTTAATCTTATTGGTGGAGCGAACGATATGGTTATAGATTTGTTTGATACTATTGAAACTTTAAAAGATGATTTATTTGACAAAAGAAGGAGTTGAGTAATTTATGAAATTCAAAGATGAAATAATTGATAAAATCTTAAATAAAGAATGGAAGCTACTAATTGAAGAACACGGAGGAGGGAGTTATCATTGCAAAATATATTTTGAAAGATATCTTAATCAAATTATAATCAAAGATTGTAATAGTCATAGCATTTATGATTTTGCAGAAATAGACAGTTTGGTTACTACTAAAATTGATGATGAGAAGGTAATATTGTCAGGTAAGAAATTAAGCAATGAGTATTATGATGAATGGATTTTGTTAGAAATTGAGGAGAAGATTGTTGGCAAAGGTAATAAAGATGGTGATTGGCCGGATTCATGGAATATATAGACAAATTAAAAATGAGGAGATTAAATAAATGATATTAATAGGAATTGATATTGGATTGTGTATTGGTTTTGCGTTTGCGTTTTGGAGATTTTACTCATATAGAAAAATATTAATTTTAAAATCAAACAAAGAAAATAGAACCTCTGAAAAAATTGGTGACGAATTCTATTATATTGTTCCTGCTGATGAATATTTAGAAATGGAACAATTGGCATTGTTTAGAAAGTTTGATGAAATGAAAAGAGAGGAGAAAAAGAATAATGATTAATCTCTATCTCGATGATTTACGTCCATGCCCTGAAAGATTCATCATAGCACGTAACGCTTCAGACTGCCGTTTCTTACTTTTAGAAAATGAAGTTAACCTCTTATCTCTTGACCACGATTTGGGAGATGTAAATGCTGAAACAGGTTATGACTTCTGTAAATGGTTAGTTGAAGAAGGATATAATAATCCTAAAATTTATCCAAAAGTAATTTATCTTCATACTGGAAATGGTGTAGGTCGAGACAATATGTTTAAGTTATTAAACAGATATAAACCAGATTGGTGTAAATTGCATAGAAGTCCAATGCCAAATAATGATTGAAGGATGATTGGTAATTGAATTTTAATAAAGTTGAATTCTATCGTACAATTTATTGGATATTAATACCTATATTTGTAATATTGTTCATGTTTTTGTTTACACACTTACCATTATCAACTCAGGACAATGTTGTATGTGGGATGATTGTTTATCTAATAGTTGGTTATATAATTGAAAGAATTGCTTATTGGATTAATAATAGAATCAAAAATAAATAACTTGAAACGACAAATTTAATTGTTAGGAGGTGTAATAAATTGATTGCTATTTTGAATTGGTTTGATAATCCAAGGATGGATGAGATGGAGAAAGTTATAAAGGGAGATGCGGTAAAATCTACTATAAATGATTTTGATTTAACTGAAGGAAAAGAATATGAGGTTATTGAAGTTAATAGTCCAACTATGATCACAGTTATGAATGATCTTGGAGAAATTGATATGTATTCTGTAGAATATTTTAAACTGTAGTACGAAATACAGAATTGAAAAGAAAGAAGGAATTAATAATGAAAGAATATGTAATGGAGAATAAAGTGACTAATACAATGTTAGAAGAAAAGATTCAAGAAGCAAAAGAATTGCTTTGGGCAAATGGATACATAGTAAAGAAGTTTACCAAAGAAATGAATAAAGATGCTGATAAATGTGATGCTTCAGGTGGTGATGGAGATTGTATGGGTTGCTCATGTAATATGTGTATTATTCAATAAAATAAAGAAGGAGAAAAAAATAATGAAGAAATTTGAAGTTGTCAATTATAAAATTTGTCCTGATTGTAAATATAAAATTTCACCAGAAATTACACATGCTTATGCTAAAGAATGGTGTCCAGCCTGTGGTTGTAACTATGATGAAGTATTTCCTTTAGAAACAAAGAGTAAAAAATCAGAAACAATAGTGCGTAAAGAAATTGAATATGTTAGTAGTGGATATGATGATGCAGTAAGAAGTGGATTATTGTAAAACTATCTAAAAATCAATTGAGAATGGAGTAAAATATTTATGAAAAGTAAAATAGAGAAGAAAACTGAGGAACTTATAGACCAACTACAAAACGAACAAGAACCTGTTAATGATTCTGAATGGCAAAGTGGATACAATAATGGTTTAGTCAGAGCATTAGAATTGCTTTGTGAATTTTATAGGGCAACAGAAGTTCAAGAAAGGAGATAATAGAAATTGAGAAATAAATTAATCATAGAAAAAGATAAACAATTAATTGACTCGCTAAAATTTAAACATAAATCTATCTCAGAGAATATTGAGCAATTAAATGATGAGAAATTACACCTAGAAACAAAATTAATCAAAAATCTAATTTGTCCAAAATGCTATTCAATATTAAATAAAGAAGAACGTAAAGATTGTGATTGTAATTATTATGATTGTACGAATTGTTGGTATGATACATACAAGTAAGAATACTAGATAATTTTCACTTACTAAAATAATAAATCAACAAACCAATAAATGGTGTCAGAACAATAACTAATCCTAAAACTCTAATTACAATTTTCCCAAAATCCATATATCATTACCCTCTTATCTAAAAATAAAGAAGACCTTGCTATTAGAGGAGAGATTCAAAATAGCAAGGTCAAGCGTGTAGGACGAAGAAGAATATTTGATTGATAATAGTTTATCCATATTAGTAATTATTATGCAAAGTGAGATGATTAAAAATGACAGAAGTGAGGAATTTGAAATGTGATTTAGAGGTTGTTGATAAAAATGGTAAGGTTCAATGCTCCGCAATTTGTCTAGTTCATTTTATGACCGATGCTTGTTGTAAATATTGCGAAGAAACTAGAAGTTGCAAGAAAGTCTGTTGGTTAATTAAAGAAATCAGAAAAAGTAAGAAAGGGTGAGAAAATGAAATGTATAAAGGAAAATTGTAAATTTAATTTTATATCTTGTAATTTGGGGTTTTGTGAAGTAATTGGATCTTTTGTTCATGGAGAAGAACCAGAGTGTGTGTTGTCTGATAAAATTGTGCAAGTAGAAAATGAATTGAGAGAATATCAGTGTGCCTTAGATAAGATTATTATGTTTCATTATAAAAACGATAAGAAAGAGGTTAAGCAATGAGTGTAGTTGTAGCAATTAAAGATAATGATAGAATATGGTTGGGTTGTGATAGTCAAGTCACCTACGGTTATACAAAATCTACATTAAAATCGCAAAGAAAAATATGGAGAGTTGAAGATGAAGAAAATTTAGTTATGGGTTTAGTAGGCGTTTGTAGAGACATGGACATTTTATCTACAACAGAAGATTGGATTGAGGAATTACCTAAACTAAAGAACGAGGTAAATTTTAAATACATAGTTAGAAAAATTGTTCCAAAGATTTTTAGTGAGTTAAATAAATTCGGTAGAATGGAAACAAAGAATGGTCAATGGTTTATTGATTCTAGTGTAACATTTGCTTATAAAAACAATGCTTATCAGATTGGACATAATGGTGAAGTTATGGAAATTGATGATATCTTAATTAGTGGTTCTGGGCGTACTTTAGGTATAGGGGCATGGAATAATTTAAAGGACAATAAAGAAATGAGCATTAGAGATAAATTGGTGCAAGTGGTTAAATCAGCTTGTGAGAGTGATTTGTATGTTAATTATCCAATTATTATCATGAATACGGTAGATAAAGAAATTGAGATTATTGAAAAGTAAGGAGTAAATAACGATTAAACTTAATCCTTATGATTGGCAAGATGTTTTATATTGGTTTGAAGATGAATCAGAAATATTTGAGTTTATGAGAGAAAATGAAGATATAATTGTGAAATATTCTTTAGAAAATAATATGACTATTAGGGATGGAATTTGGTATTTGTTTAAAGTAAGGGATTAATCATCCAATTATTAATAAATTATAAGGAGTGGATTAAAATAGCACAACTTTATTTTAGGTATGGGACAATGAATGCATCAAAGTCCATGCAACTTTTAGCAGTAGCTCATAATTATCAAGAACAAGATAAGAAAGTATTGATATTTTATCCTGCCACAGACACAAGGGGTGATGATGGGGCAGTAAGTTCAAGAATTGGAATTAGTAAACCTGCGATAAAGATTGACGGTAAACTCAATATAATTTCAGCAGTAAAAAGCATTATGCCAGATTGTGTATTAGTTGATGAATCCCAATTTTTAACCAAACAAAATATATTAGATTTTGCAAAAGTAGTTGACGAATTAAATATTCCTGTAATATGTTATGGGTTGCTAAGAGATTTTAAAAATGAGTTATTTGAGGGAAGTTACAATTTGGTATGTTATGCTGATAAATTAGAGGAAATTAAAACAATCTGTACGTATTGTAATAAAAAAGCAACAATGGTTTTAAGATTTGTAAATAATGAACCTAAATACGAAGGAGAACAGGTACAAATAGGTGGTAATGAGAGTTATAAATCTGTTTGTAGGAAACATTACTTTAATCCAAAATACAAAGAAACTGGAAAAGTAAAAAACGCAGAATATTATTATCCGTCTTATATTCATAAAATGCAAAACCCTGTAATCCCATTGTAGTAAGGGTTTCAGAAATCAATAATTGCTATGAAATCAGGATTTTAAACTACATCGAAAGGAGAAACAATGATAAAAATAAGAGAATATCAATGGGATAAAATTGGCACAGAACAATTATTTTCTATAACTATTCCTCAAAACTCTCAAGAAAGAATTATTGAATATTCTTCATGGGAAGATTATTGTAACGATATCATAAGAATTGATAGTATGAAAGCATTACAATATCCATCTTTACCAAGACAAACAAGAATTAATGATAACTCTTTATGTCGTACTGATAAATGGATTTCTTTTGATTTTATACACAGACTTCTTAGAAAAGAAATAATGCATTATGCTGAACCAATTTCTGATTGGTGGAGTATGAATAAGAATTGAGAGGGGGACAATGATATGGAATTATCAAAATATCCAGTTATTTATAATGAAAATGAATATAGGGTTGATATATCTAAAGATTATATTAGTCTTGGAGAACACCAATGGAAAGTTCAAGTTTATAAATTTTTATTAAAAACATTACCATTTGGACGCACAAAATATAAATGGGAAAAAGTTTATACCTATAATAGTGGATGGCATGATTATAAAAAATGGTTGGATAATTTTATTGAGCTTGCAAAATTAGTAGTCATAAGGTATGAAGAATCCATTAAGGCACAAGAAGAATCTAAAAATAAAGAAAAACAAAGTATTAAACAATGGAATGAATGGGATGGTATAATTGAATGATTAAACCATTAATTGAATTAATAACTAATGAATCAGGAGATTGGGAGGTATTACAAGTAAATTTAGGTGAAGATTTTATACGTGAAGGACATAGAATTTCTAATGAAGATTGGATTAAGTTATTAAAGGAGTTAGGTTATCCAGTTGCTAAGAAATGTTTATCAGATGAAAATATGGAATATGGTGATTATAACGTGGAAGGGATTGAATAAATGACAAGAACAATAGATTATGCTAAATGTCCTAATTGTGGTAAGAAATTCGAAATGGGATTTAATAATTATTGGATGTCATCTGCTTTTGGAGAATATTCATTTAATTATACAAACCACACTTGCGAAGATTGTGGATGTAATTTTAAAATGACTGTGAAAAAGCAGACTGTATTTAATACAAAAGAAAATAAAGGAGGATAAAATAATATGAGTTATGATAAAGATGTAGAAATTAGATTAGAGACAGTTAAAAATAATTCACAAAACTTAAATTTCTCAATTCCTTTAGATTATTTTTGGAATAGTTTAAGTGAAGAGGATTTATCAGAAATCGCTAAACAATTTGTAAGTAGTGGATTATTAACTAAAGTCTTAAAAGAACTCATTGATGAACCATCTTTGCCCTCAGTCATGTTTGGTTCTACGGATCAAAATTATATTGAATTTAAAGAAACTCTGATTAATTTAGTTGATGATTTAAAAGAAAGTTACATAAGGGATTTAGAACAGGCTGAAATGCATAGGTGGTGGCAAGTAAGTAGGAGTCTTGATAAAATTGTAAAAACCATATGTCCAGATAGAAATATACATTGCACTACACAACCTCATATTGATGGATTTTTAGTGATTGACAAAGATAGGAATAAAGACGGTCAATTTAATATAAATTTATTAGATTGGACTTGTTATATTTCCAATGAAAAAACTAATGGAAAAGATGCCGATAATTACTTTTATGAGGTAAGGAGAGAACTTGTAAATATTATTGATAATGGCAATAGATATTATGAAATAATGGAAGATTATCGAATTAAAAATCTAAAATTAGAAAGTAGGATTAGAGAATTAGAAAATAAATTAAAGGAGTGTAAATAAATGAAATACAAACCAACAATTATAGTAAGTGCCTTCCCTGCTTGCGGAAAATCGTATATGTTCAATAATTATAACGACAAACCATTTACTATGCTAGATTCAGATTCAAGTAATTTTAGTTGGATTAAGGATAGTGAAGGTAACAACACAAAAGAAAGAAATCCAGAATTTCCTGAGAACTACATCAAACATATTAAAGATAACATAGGTAAAGTAGATGTTATCTTTGTGTCCAGTCATGATATTGTAAGAAAAGCATTGAATGACAATAAGATTAATTTCTTTATGGTTTATCCTGATAAAAGTATGAAACAAGAATGGATTAGACGTTTTAGAGAAAGAGAAAATAATGAAATTTTTATCAAGTTTATTTATGATAGTTGGGATAATTTCATTGATGAAATTGAGAATGAAGAGAAATGTTTAAAAGAAAGATTATCTTTTGATAATCCATATATTGATAATAAATATCTTGCAGGTTGTTTTGATACTAGTATGGGTAATTTGTCTAGTATGTGGTGGAATTAAGAAAAATCCAAAAAGCTAAAACCATTGCTACATAAGGGTTTTGAAGATCAATACTTCCGATGAAAACGATGTTTGATTTGGTTTAAAAAGTACGTAAAGTAATAAATAAATATTTGACATAATTGACTTCACCATGTATTATTAGATAGACAAAAGATGAGGTTTATATTTTTATAAAAAGAAGGAGAGATATTAATGGAAAAAGTATTAGAAATTATTAATCAAATTCAAAACACATCAGGACGGAACGATAAAGAATTTATTATTAAGTCAAATAAAGACAATCAATTACTTAAGGATATTTTTAAATTCGTTTATAGTTTAGAGGTAAAGACAGGTATCAAACGTAAGAAACTTGAAAAGGAAGTTAAATCTAAACCCACTATAAAAATTACAGACTTTTATAGTTTAAGAGATTTTCTTATTGTTAATGGGACTGGTTCAGATGAAACAATAGCAAATATTCAACGATTCTTGTCAGAGCAAACAGATAAAATGAAAGAACTCTACATACAAATTATTCTTCAAGATTTAAGAGGTGGCCTTAGTGAAAAAACTATCAATAGTGCTTTAGGATATGAATTTATTTATATTCATAAACTTGAAAAGGGGGAAGTAGCCGAAGAAAGACATTTAAAATTACTTAAAGGAAAAGAATTTGGTATATATAAAAAGTTAGATGGATATAGGGCTGAAATTGAAGTTGGCAATGGCAAAGTAAAAATTATGACTTCAGGTGGAGAATTATATAAAGAACTAGTTGATTTAGAAAGAGTTCTATTGAATTCAGATTTACCACATGGGGTATTTGCCTGTGAGCTGTTAGCAATCGATCTAGAAGGAACAATGACAAGAATGGAAGTATTTAATAAGACAGGGTCAATTCTAAGAAGAGATGGAGAGAAACATGGAATTGAAGTTAATGTATTTAATTTTATTCCTGACAATGGGTTCTATGAAGGAAAACATTCTATGATTTGTAGAGATAGAAAGAATCTAGCAAAACAATTGGTAGATAAGATTAATTCTCCATTGGTTAAAAATGTAGAACCTTTCTATATTGGAACTGATTTATCCCAAATTGATTATTGGTTTGAAAAAATGATGGAACAAGAAGACGAGGGTATTATGGTCTTACCATTAGATCAAAAGTATGTTGGGAAAAAATCATATCAACAAATGTTAAAAGTTAAAACAGAAAAAGAAGCTGATTTACGTGTAATTGGTTTTGAAAAAGGTGAAAAAGGCAAAGAATTTGAAAATACATTGGGTAAAATAATTGTAGATTATAAAGGCAATTCTGCAAATGTAATGTGTGGTTATAAGGTTAAATATAATTCGGAAAAATATGATGACAGAATGGTTAGAGATTATATTTGGACACATCAAGACGAAATACTAGGTAAGATTGTTAAGGTTAGGTATACCGATGAGACTACTAATGATAAAGGTGGAGTAGATTTAAGGTTGTGTAGATTGATTGAGTATCGTGACGATAAGACAGAACCCAGTTACAATTAAGAAAGGAATGATTATATGATTAAAATAGTTGATGGAGACATTTTGCAAGCAACAGAAGATATATGGTGTCACCAGACAAATGCAAAGGGTGTAATGGGTGGAGGAATCGCAAAACAAACCAAAGAAAAGTATCCAGAGGTTTATAAAGCATACAAAGAATTATGCGAAAAACACAATTCAAAAGATTTATTAGGAGCAGTTCAATATGTTGAATGTCATGATGGATATATTATAGCAAATTTATTTGGACAAGAGGGTTTTGGTAGAAATAAACAATATACTGACTATAATGCTTTAAGAAATGCATTAAATATTGTTTACAAAAGAGTAAAACGATATCATGAATCAGTTGCAATTCCGTTCAATATTGGATGCGGTTTAGCAGGAGGTTCTTGGCCTTTTGTGTATAGTATGATCGAAGAAGTTTTTCACGATTACGATGTAACTCTATATAGATGGGAGGTGAAATAATTTGAGCTATGACTTTAAAAGTTTATATTTAGTAAAAGTTGAGCCAAATGCGAATAATAATAAGTTCTACCGTATGATCCAGACAGATAATAATAATTTTACTGTAGAGTATGGTCGTATTGGAGCAGGAGGTTTTCAAACAACACATTATGATATGAGTCAATGGAATAAAAAAGCAAAAGAAAAAGAGAAGAAGGGTTATGCAGATAATACTAGATTAGTTGCAGAAGTTATTGTAAAAGACAAAAAGAAAAAAGAATATCTAGACATTCCAAATCAAGTAATCGCATCTATTGTGTCAAGGCTTCAATCTATGGCACGACAAGCTATTGCTGATAATTATACAATTTCTTCTAATAAAGTTACTCAAGTAATGATAGATGAAGCACAATTGACTTTAGATGGTTTAATGAATGCCGATAATATTGAATTGTTTAATAAAATTTTAGTAGAATTATTTAAGATTATTCCACGGAAGATGAAAAAGGTTAAAGATAATTTAGCTAAAAAGGTTGAAGATTTTGGTGAGATTATTCAGAAGGAACAAGATTTACTCGATGTAATGAAGGGGCAAGTAGTAACCCAATCCATAACTAAAGAAGACGAAGAAGATATTATTGAAAACGAACCAGTCAATAATCAAACTATTTTGGATGTTATGGGTTTGCAATTTGAAGAAATAACTGAAAAAGAAAAAGAGTTGATTAAGAAGAATCTTGGTTCAATCGGTGATAAATTCTATCAAGCATGGAAAGTCGTAAATACAAAGACACAAGAGAAATTTGATACATATATTAAAGACAATAATATCAAAAATAAAAAACTATTGTTTCATGGTAGCAGGAATGAAAATTGGTGGAACATTATCAACACAGGATTAGTTCTAAGGCCATCAGCAGTAATCACAGGAAAGATGTTTGGGCATGGCATATATTTCGCCCCTAAAGCCCAAAAGAGTCTAGGATATACCTCTTTACATGGTTCATATTGGGCAGGAGGAAGTTCGAATTCGGCATTCATGAGTTTGTATGATGTGGCCTATGGTAAACCTTACGATGTTCATTCTTTTGATAATGTGTATCATAATTTTAATTATGAGTTGTTACAAAGGCACTGCCCAGGTGCTCATTGCTTACATGCTCACGAAGGAAGTATGTTAAGAAATGATGAGATTATTGTCTACAAAGAAGACCAATTAACAATTAAATATTTAATAGAACTAAGATAAGATCAAAAAATAAAAAATAAAGGAGATATGAAAGAATGAGTAATAGAGATGCAGAGATTAAAACAATTAAATATTATGGAACGAAACAGTATTTTGTAGAAACAGACGCAAGGACAGGAGAAGTTATTAAAGATAGTTCTTTTAAGATAAAAACAAAAAGTGAACGAGTAATACATAGTGATTTGGCAACTATAGTAATTCTTGATGATGGGTCTAAAGGTGTGGCAAAGTGTATGCCAGAAGACGAATATGATAAGACAAAGGGAATTAAGATTGCATATCTTAAAGCAAAGATTAAATCATTGAATAAAGAGTTGAAAGAACTGATCAAGTAATTAGACAAATAAAATAATTGAGCGAGGGAATGAAAAAACAGATCCAGTCACAATAAAAACAGAATCCCAAACTGTGTGATTAATGATAAAACTGGGTAATGCTCAATTTATAATACGATATGTTTAAGGACTAACTAGGATTCGGTAACTGAAAACTACAAAAGGCTTTTGCTAAGTGTTTCACTTTTGTAGCTGTTAGTCCTTATTTAATGAAAAATAATTCATAATATTATAAATTTCGTAGAGAAAGAAGGTGAATAATAAATGGAAACAAATTTAAGTATAATTAGTATTGATAATCTTATTGAGAATTTAAGAAAAATGGAAAAAGTTAATCATAAAAAAGTCTTCGTAATAAAATATGATACTTCTGGTTGGCTTCATATTACACAAATGGATAAAGAGTATCTAGAATCTAAAATAAAATGTAAATTGGACGTTAGGATAGATAACGACAACGACATACTTCAAATAGCAATATTTTCATAATTAACAAGCTGTTGATTTAAAATATCGATTTTATAGTATAGAAAAAGGATGTGTTAACAATTATTAAACTATTAGAAAAAATACAAGAATTAAGTATTCAAAATGGTAAGACATTGGAACAAATATGTCTTAAACTATCAGAAGAAACTGGTGAATGTTCACAAGCGTTATTATCTTATGTAGATGCTGAAGGAAGTATTTACAAAGGGTTAGGTTCACAAGATGTTAAAGAAGAATGTATAGATGTAATTATGGTTGCCATATCATTGTTTTATAAACTTGGTGGCAATAATGAAGAATTGGTTAATCTTCTTAATGAAAAAATGAAGAAATGGCAAAATAAAGTTAATATAAAATAAATATAATTTGTAAGGAGAGTTTGATAATGAATATAGAATGGTATGAAAATATACCTGTTATGCTTAATAATCATGGAGACCCATTAACAGACAATCAAGTAGAAAGTACAATACTTAAAGTTAAATCATTAGTGGGTTGTGACAATGTGGTGGGAATTTGTACAAAAGCTGTTCCAAGTGAGAGTGCATATCAACAACTTAAACAAATAATGAATATAAAAGATGTAAAATTATTTATGGCGTATTCTTTAACTGGCTTAGATGAAGGAAATTATAGTTTTGAAGAAAGAGAAGAAACTATAATGCGACTATATGATATGTTTGGTCAAATGAACATACTTCTTAGACCACTTATAAAAGGAAGGAATGATTCACATGAAAATATCAAGCGTATTGTTGAAATTGCTGCTGAAACTGGTAATAATATAATTTTAGGTGGATTACATAATAGAAAATTATTAAAGCAATTGAAGGATGATACTAAAGGTTACTTTATTGATTGTTGTAATGCTAATGGGGTAAGATACTTCAATAAAACATCTTGTGTAATTGCATATCAATATAATACAACTTGTAAAGTGCATGATATTGTAAACAATAAACCAAAGAATCTAGACGTTATTGATAGACTAGGATATAAATATACATTGTATAATGGTCATATATTATTAGATTGGGCTTCATCAGGAGATATGAATTTAGTAAGGTATATTACAGAGTCTTTACCGTACACTAAAAAATTGACATCTCGATTGAATCGAATATCATCTAATGAAAATCATAATTATGAACTTACATCTGGGTGGTTATCTTGGAGTAATAATGCCGATTGTCCGATAAAGTGTGACTATTGTGTTATGTCACTAATAGACTATTTGGTTGATAAAACTCCCGTAGGTTGTCATCCAAAAGATTTGCAAGATATAACAATCCGTGATACTTTTGATGGTGATGCCATAGATGTGGTAGCAAAGGATAAGTATATTTCATACAACGATTATAGAGTACCACAAGATTGCATAAAGTATAGATGAGTGAAAATATGAACGAAGAAATTATGAATATCTATAAAAGTCTATTACAAGACATGTATAAGATAAACCCAAATATAGTGATTACTGGAAGTGTAGCAACTGTGTTATATTTGAATAATATCCATCGTATTTGTAATGATATTGATATCCATTTTGCTGATGATTACTCTATTGTAAGACTAATTAATCAAATAAATTATACCAATGCGAAATATGAAATAATTGATTATTCAGTAGGTGATAATAATATAAGCATAAAATTGAAAAAGAATTCAGGACATCAAATTACATTAGACATTTACAATAACTCGCTTATAGATCATCAAGAAGTAAATGGAATGAAGTTAATTAAACTAGAAAAGTTAATAGTTAACAAATTAATCAATTGTGTTACTATTAAAAATTCTACAAATCCGAGAATTAAAGATTTATATGATTTGCAATTTTTGTTAAGGTTGAAGTATGGTTATAATTTAATATTTTACTATTTATGCCGAGAGTTATTAGAAATATATAAAATTGATAAGTTGTTTAATAATGTTATCAATGAGCTATGTATTGGTGATTTTTATGAAGATATTTTTAACAAATATAAAGCAAATAATTACACAACTGAAGATTTAAAACTTAAAGAAATAAAAGATATGATTATTCAGTTAAAAGACCAATTTCATTCGGAAGGAGTAAAACAATGAAAATCATTTGTAAAGTATGTGATGAAGTGATTGAATATGAAGTAAATGCACCAGGAGAAATTATTGAATGTTCAGTTTGTTGCACGAATAATATACTCCCTGATATTAATAATTATGGTAATCTTCAAAAGTCTATTATTTATCAATATCATTTTTACAAAAATAGATTAGAAGAATATGAAAAAGCAATGAATAAAACACATAGGAATTTCAGCAGAACTGTTGCTAACAGAGAAATAAATATTTACAGGCAAATTTATTCTTGGTTGGATACAATTATGGACGAAAACAATTTTGACAAGACACCAGATTATTGGAGTGAAAATTGTGGTAGAAGTATAGATTTGCCTACTTATTGCCAGACGCATAAGAGAATATGTACTGGTTGTGGAGATTGTTAACCCAAGGAAAGGACTATTTCATCTACTCCAAAAATAAAATACAAAGGAGATTATATAAATGAAAGTAAAATTGTTCAGTCACAGTGACAAAGATGGCATTGGTTGTGGTATTTTAGGAAAACAAGCATTCTCAAATATTGATATTGAATACTGCGACTATGACAATATAAATGATAAAATTAAACAATACATACTAACAGAAGAATATAAAAATTATGACACAACATTTATTACAGATATTTCCGTTAATGAAGAAGTAGCTGAATTAGTCAATAATATTCAATCTTTAATTAGTGAAGTTATTTTATTAGATCATCATAAAACAGCAGAATTCCTTAATAAATATGATTGGTGCAAAGTGGTAGAAAGTATAAATGGAGAAAAGACTTGTGGAACATCTTTATTTTATTATTATCTAATGGAACAAGGATTCTTGAAAAATTCAAGAGCATGGAAATGGGATGGATGTTCTAACTTATTTTCTTTTGTTGAATCAGTTAGAAAATATGATACATATCTTTGGAAAACTTTATACAATGAAATTGAACCAAAAATGTGGAATGATTTACTTTACATAATGGGTAGAGATAATTTTATCGAAAAGATTATGGATATAGTTGGATTCCAACATGAATTTAAACTTGATGAATTTGATTTAAAATTGCTAGAATACAAACAAAGAGAAATTGACCATTACATAGATTCAAAAGACAAATCAATCATTGTTAAAGAAATTCAAGGTTATGAAACAGGAATAGTATTTGCAGAGAGATATGTTTCAGAATTGGGTAATAAGTTATCGGAATTACATCCTGAATTAGATTTTATTGTTATGATAAATCCATCGCATTCAGTTAGTTATAGAACAATTAAAAATAATATTGATTTAGGTGTAATAGCAGGCATATATGGAGGTGGAGGGCATCCTCAAGCTTCAGGAAGTCCAATAGATGAAAATATGAGAAATAAGATTATAGATTTAGTATTTGCGTAAGAAAGGAGAAAATATAAGTAATGAAATATACAATTGGTCAAATGGTATCTGTTCCAAAATACAATGTGCAATATGGAGAAATTACAGGTATTCATATATACAATAGAGAAAAGGGAGATTCAGTAAATTCTATTGATTATGATATTAGTTTTTATTCAGATGGATGTTTGTTTAGAGAATCATATAGTGAAGAACATATTGAAGAAATTTAGAAAGAAGGATGAATTAACAATGAGTAACAATAAAAAAGAAATATCAATTGATCGTGTAAAACAAATTACTCAAGAAGAATTACAAAAATATATACAAGGTAATTTCTCAGAAGAAAGTTTAAGAAAAATGATTCAAGGACAATTAGAGAATTCTGGGAGAGAAATTGTTTTTAAAGAACTAGGATTAAAATATGATAGATGGGATCATAATTGGAATTTAGATTCATCTGGAGCAATTACAAATATGATTAAAAACAATTCACATATTAGAGACGTTGGGAAAGAAGTAATCCAAGAAATCATTAAACTAGTAACCCCTGAAGATATTTTAGGGTTACTAAATAAAAATAATATTCAATCATTGAAGAAAATATATAGAGAAACTTTGATGAGTTATTTTGAAAAAGAAGTTAGAAATTCAGCTATACAACATGGAACCGATCAAGCAGAAAAATTATTTAAGAAATATTTATATGAAAGAGTAGATGAACAAATTCAGGCAGATGAAATTTAACATTTATGGGAAAGGAAGATAAAAAATATGGAATTTATCAAAGTAAGAGCAAAAGAAGGATTTACTCTATTCAATAAAAAGGAAGAAATTTTAGCCAAGATAGAAGAGGGAGAGGTTTTTCGTGCTAGGTTATCTAATATCTCTGATGAATATTTTGCAAAAGACTCTAAAGGTAGAGAATTTTATGTTGGAGAGTTGGATTTTGATAGCAACCTAAAATTAGATGATTGTTTTGAATTAACTAATGTAATCAATATAAAATAAAATAGTTCTTACTCAATTATATGAATAGCAAATAGGTCGCCAGACAGAAAGATAGAAAGGGAGTTAGATAAATATGATATTAAAAATTATGTCAAAAGAAGGTCAATCGAACTATACATCTGCGGAGGAGTTTACAACTCATAAAGCAATTGTTAAAGGCATATATGATGATTTTCAATCTAAATATGAGAAATCTGAGATCATGTATTATAATGACAAACACAATCTTATGGTTAGGAAAATCCAAGAGCTTACAGGAATTGACAATCAGATAATAGACTTTAAAATCAACTGTGAATTTGAAGAATTAGACTTGATTTGTTGTATATATCCAAGAACTAAAAGTAAAGAACACAATATAATTGTAACAAATCAAATGACATTTCTTATGAGTGATGATGGAAAAACCATAGAAAGGTTAATATAGGTGATTGAAATGGATGAAGTTTTATTCATGGGAATGAATCTGCCAAATGAAATTGATAAGTTTCTTAATGAGAAAGAATTGCTTATTACTAATGGTATGAGTGGTGCTGAATTAAAGTCATATAGGTTAGGAGTTAAAAATACATTGTCTGCACTATCCTCAATTATAAATGGTTTTGATGATTATTTAGTAGTACATACGGACAATGAAAAATATACCTGCGAAATGAATATAAAAGACTTACAGAAAATGTTTAATAATATCTAAATAATAAAGTGGTTTGGCGACTTATTTATTATTTGTATAATTGAGTAAAGTTTTACGATAAGCTTATGGTTTGAAAGGACTTGATTATTAATGTTTAAAATTGACGGAGTTGAATATACAGAAATGGATGGTTATTTATATAAGAAGGAATGTGAAGTTTTAAAAAGTAAAATAGAAAATTTAAGACTTGCTCTAGAATGTTTAAAAGATGAATATATTCAGTATGTAGATAATGCTTGTCATTGTGATGAATATGGTGAAAATGAAGAATGTGCTTATTGTTTTACTAAAAGAATCTTAAAGGAAACTAAATAAAAGGGGAAATAAATAATGGTTGAACAAGATATGATAATTTTTAGGCATGTAATGCCATATGATAAAATTTTAAATAATAAAGATGCTTTATATGATAAAGACGTTGATGAAGTATATGCCTCTGCTAGATATTTAGCTTTAAGAGAGTTAAACAAACATGGATTTAGAGTATTGCAATTCATAGTTACCGAAGATAGTCTTGTAACTGGAGAATGGGTTTTAGTAGAAAAATTAAAATGAAAATAAAGGAGATGTAATATTATGACTTGTATAGAATGTGAATTTTACTCAGAGGATGATTTAACAGGATTGTCTCCACAAGAGAAATTAGATCATGTAAGTAGTCACTGTATAGATTCTAATAATCCAGATTTCAATGAATGGGCAAGAGAATTTGGCAGAGGCGTTACTAAAGAGGAATCATTATCACATCCTAAGTGGTGTGGTAAAATTGATAATCCTGAGAAGACAGAGGAGTATTATACTAAGGAAGAAATTAGTGAGGCAGTTAAAGAAGCAAAAGAACATCGTAAGTTCGCTATAAAGTCATATTCTTTATCCATAAATGATATGGCGATTGGAGGAACAATGTATCCAATTTATACAATAATTAGAGCATTGCAACGCTATGAAAAATAGTATTTTGGTATCGTTGGTTCTTTAGATGGAAAAACCACAGCTAAAGAAATCGTAGAAGAAATGATTAAAAGCAAATAAAAAATATTTGAAATAAAAGGAGTATTTTTAATTTAAGAAAGGAGGTGTTTATATGGACGCATTTAAATTCATTAACATCACTAGAAAATATAAGAAATGTCCAGATTGTGGGAGTAGTTGGAAAGATACAAAATTACAAGTCAGTGTAAAAGATGAAATTGTAACAATTAGTTGTGAATGTGGTTTCTTAAAATTGGTTGATGAAAATAATAAAGAGATTAAAGGAGGAGAATAGAATTAACAGTACAATATTTTTACCAAAAACTATTAAAGTAGGCTATCAAAATCGCTCAGATACATATACTGGTCAACTTGCGTATATTATTTATTATGATCAAAAGAATATATTAAGAAAAAGTAAATCATGGGAAAGTTGGAGAGATGATAAAATTCTACCACAAGAATTTGCCAATGAACCCACTAGTGGATTTGTATTAAATAAAAAAGTAGGCGACTACTCAAACGGTTGGGATCATCGAAAATCATATTGTAGAGTATTCGACCCTCGTAATTTTGAGTTCGAGATCACAATAGAGAATTTACTCTATATTCTTGAAAATGCTAGTTCAATTAAAGGAAAAGGGCTAGAGGGAGAATTCGTGTACGGTTGGTCTGGGTCAGATATAATTTTAATGCCAGTTGATTCACCTGATTATGCTGAATTATCAAAATTAAATGATCTAAGACACGAAAGAAAGAAATTTGACGGTAAAACTTTAATATTTGGTGGTACATATAAATCAAATTCCAATAATGAATTAATTTATTTGGGTAGATTCTATGAAAATAATGATGATGGCAAAGAATCAAAAACTTATTTTTTCTATGATAGAAAGTCAAGTTATAGGAAAATAAATTCTATAAAATCTTTATCAGGAAGTATAATTGATGTTATTGATGAAAATTGTGTAGAAGATTATGCTGATTTGATGGATGAATTATTAAAAGACAGTAAATATTCATCAAGAGAACCTAAGAACGACACCTATTTAGATTATACATTAGAAGATTTTAAGAAATTGCTAGAAAAGAATTCTTATTGGCATAATAAATGCTATGTTGAAATTGATAAAAAATATTTAAGATATTACATCGAAAGACAAAGAAACTATTATCATTATTCATATTCTAATTATGACAGAAGAAATGAAACTTATAATGTTTATACTACTACCAAGGGGAGAAAAGATGAAATATTCATGAAAGAAGCGTCTCCAGAACATGTTTTTAATACAATTAAACCAAAATATTTAGTAACATACAATCAAAATAAAGAATTAATTAAGGAGTGGAAATAAAAATGGCAAACGAAACAAACGATTCAAAGATTATGATATTAAAGAAGCAAATTGAGGACAAGAAAGCAAAATTAATTAAATCTCAAAAGTTTTCTCCTATTACAAATAGTTCAATTGAGTTAGATGGGGTAAGAACTAATATCCAAGTTCTAAATAAGGAACAACTAACTTATCTATTAGTAAAACTCAACTCATATGCACTTTCTGCAAAAGATTTAGAAATTGATTTTATTATCTCTGGTTATTATATTGCGGATTGGATTACAGATATTAAATCTAAGCTTGATTTTGTAAGTCGCAAAGAAGAAGAAAATAAACTTAAAATAATGGAGTCTAAATTACATCAATTACTTTCAAATGAGAAGAAGGTAGAGCTTGAAATTGATGAGATTATGAAGAATTTGTAATAGTTAATAGAGGGAGGGTGTTAATTCATCCTCCTTCGAAAGATACATTTTAAGTTATGAAAGGAGAAATTATGGGTTGGTGTAAGAGAGACAAACGTAAATGCATAGGAGAAATTTGTAGTATGCGTCCACAACCAAAAGAATCAGAGACATATGAAGACTGTCCTGAGTTTATTATTAGGGGGCAGAGAAGTAAATTGAATTTGTACTACGATGATTTTGGCTATAATGCTGAAGAAATTAATAAGGTTCTGGAAGTATGTATTAATAAAAAGGAGATTAAATAATGAAAGAATTTAATGACTACTTACTAAAATTTAAAATAACTAATGATAAACTTAAAATGGAAATAAGTCTAAAGGATTTGGTATGGTTATTTCATAATAGTCCTGAAAATATAGCTGATGATGGAGAAAGTCCATTTGCAAAAGTAAAACGTGGTAAAAGACAAGAGTTCGCAGAATATTTTGTAAAAACACTTATGGAAGATGCTCCATATGAAAGAGACTGTTTCAGATGGGGAGAGCCATTTGAAGATGCTTTTAGAGAAATTACTGAAAGTGGAGTAGATTTTTGTAAATATGAGGATGATTAGGGAGGTATAATATGCTAGTAGAAATTTATAGAGGTGTAGTACTAAAAGGTTATTCTATTTTATCAAGACGTAAACATTGGTATAGTAAAATTGAAAAAGAAAGAAGACAAATTAAACTCAATACTGGAATACACACAATTTGCGATGAAGAAGAAATTGAATTAAATGTTGATAGATTACTTAAAGAAGTTATGGAAGATTCAGGTTGGGGTGAAAATTTTGAAGGATGGTCTGATTACGAATGGAAGTGGGATTTAAGGGTTGTTTATATTAAAGACTTGAAAATGAACGAAATTATTGAAAAATTAACTGGTGAACAATTTAAAAATGAATTTGGGTTTATTAAGCCCTATTAAATTGAATATTCTAATGGATTGAAAAGAAAGGAGAAACATAAATTGATTTGTAAAGAATGTAAAAACAAACCTATAGCAAGAGGAATTAAATTCGTAAAATGTTTTAGATGTGATGAGAATACAACAGTAAATAGTTTTCATAAAAATATTTGTAATGATTGTTCAGATAAGTATCAAGTATGTCAATATTGTGGCAATAAGATTGAGCAACATCAAATCTGACTTTTAATTGATAATGAAAGGAGTAAAATATAAATGAATATTAATAACTTCAACTCACTATTACAACATATGGAAACCAAATTTCCAATCAATGAATGCACAAATAAATACAACCAAGATGCAATTTATGAAGGAAACAACTACTATTTGTGCATGATAATTGATAAAAGATTTAAAGATGAAATCACTTTAAAAATTTTAAAGCCATATATTTGGGTAGGAAATGAGTCAAAAGATATTAGACTAAGAAAAGATTTTAAAGACTATGTAGGATGTGCTTGGATAAGTAAAAATAATAAATATTATGTTGATAATTTTGAAAATCCAGTACATGATGAAGATGAAATAGTAATTGGATTTGTTAGATACAAGAATATTTCAGATGATAAAATTTGGGATGAATTATGATTACGAAGGATGATTTTAAGATGTGGTTAAACTTGCAATTTTTCAAAATATAGCGTATACTTAACTACAAATAAAGAAATAATATCACCATAAACTAAGAAAGGGTGATATTATGAGAAGATTACTAAACGGTTACATCAATACATTTTATGTTCTAGGAAATAAAACAGGTAAGGCATTTGTCAATCACAATATCAAAAGTTCAATATTAATTACTGATCCAATGAGAGCAAAGAAATTTAATTCTATGAGTGAAGCATCTGATTATTATAATAAATGTAGAAATAATTATGATGGCGAGTTATTTGTTCATCAGATTAGAGTGACTGTTGAATTAATTTAGATTTTTGTTTAAGGTGTAGTATAATTGTAAAATAAATATATTACACCTTATTTTTGAAAGGTGAGGAAATAGATATGTGAATATTGTAATGGTAAGAAAGTTTTATTGGAAGGTAATGATGGATATGGATTTTTTATAAAAAACAGTACAATTATTATTGTTGAGCAAGCAAACGATGGTGCTTTTATTCTTGATAATATTTTTATAGATTATTGCCCAAAATGCGGAAGAAACTTATTTGAAATATAATACTTTAAAAAATCTGATTTATAGGAGAAAGGAATGATTATTATGTTCAAGAATTATAAAATTGTCAAAACAGAACCAAATATAAATATGATGAAAGAAAACTCTTCTAAAATACTTACACATATTATTGTTGCTTATAATGAGTGTAATTCACCTGATAAATTTAATGATATGACAAACGAAATAATTAACATATTAGAAAGTCATTTTGAGTATGGATTTATGCAAGGTTATAAAGAATTTGGGAGGGAAGTTGAATAATGAATACATATAAAATTGGAGAAGAAATTGGATTTTCTCAAGACTTTGAGATTGAATCAGCTTTAAGTAGAAACAAAGTAACTGTAAAAGTAGGAGATAAGGGTTTTATAGATAGCAAAGGTAATGTTCATTATACTACTGGTCAGGCTTGTGGCATAATTCAAAGAATAGGTAAAGAAATTGAGATGGAAGATTATGATTATCATAGTATCGCTAAAATGTTATGGAATAGATTGAAAAGTCAGTTTGAAATTGAAGAGTTTCTTGGAGATTATGATGTTAACGAAAAAGATGTTCTTGAAGAATTAGAAGAAGTTTTGAGTGATATTTTGTAAGAAAGAAGGATAATTAATAATGAAACAATTCAAAGTAAAAGCAACCAGAACAGACGAATACATTATTGAAATTGATGAAAATGAATTAAATGAGAAATGGATGGAAGATTTTAGACAGGCGTTCTTTGACTTTCACACTTACGAAGAACATGCAGAACAAATTGCAATGATGAGAGCAAGATTTGGCGAAGGTTTTATTGAGGGATATGGAAATATTTTAGTTGATGGAAATAAACCTTGGTATATTACTGATGAAAAACAAGTAAATAAAGCAATTAATATTAAAATAGTTAGCGAAGATAATGATAGAGAAATTGAAGTGGAGGAAATTAAATAATGGAAAATTATTATGAAGTAACCAAACAATCATCATTACACAAAGAATATATGGATTATATAGTAAGTGATAAAATAATGAGGGAAATTTCCCATGAGTTTTTATCTAACAATAATATTAACACAAAAGAATATGCTTCAACTAAAGATACTTTTTATATTATTCCA